GGTCCGACAAAGAGATGGGCTGAGGGAGTTGGTCAGGCAATTGGTGCATTTGCTCCAACATATAAGATGCTCTCTGATGAGGCAGGCTGGGGATTCACTGGTACAACTGCTGATAAGATCGCAGAGTTTAACTCATTTATGACTTCAGTTGCACATGGTATTATTGCTGTTGGTGAAATATTTAATAAAAATAAAACAGAATTTACAGGTGCTTTCCCTAAGAAAAAATGGGGTGAAGGTGTTGGTGCTGCTATACAAGCATTTGCTCCAACATACCAGATGTTATCTGATGAGTCTGGTTGGTTTGGTACTGTAACTGAAGAAGCTGATAAGTTTAATAATGTGATGATTATGATATCCAAGGGTGTCATAGCAGTTGCTAAACTTTTCCAGGGAGCTACTGATATTAAATGGGATTCATTACCTGCTCCGAGTGCTAAATGGGGTGAAGGTATAGGTGGTGCTATCATGGCATTTAGTCCAATATATCAATATTTATCTGATGAAGCTGGATGGTTCGGTAGTGCTGAGGAAGAAGCTGCTAAGATGCAGGGTGTTATACTTAGAATGACAGGTACAATAGTTGCTGTTTCTAGAGTATTGAGATTAGGTGAATTTACTAAAATAATACCACCATCTTGGATGAAGAATGTAACAACTGCTATTGTACAATTCACACAACTTGCTTCATTTATGAAGGGTAAGAGTGGTAGTGGTGGATTCTTAAATACTATATCTAACTTATTTGGTGCCAAAAAAGAGGCAACACTTGACCCTATATCACAAGCAGCTATGGGTATAGTTAAATTATCTAAAGCATATGATAAGTTAGCTGATTCATTCTCTAAATTTAATGGAGTGTTAACTAAAATGGATGCTGATAAACTTATGGCATTTAAGTCATTAGCTGGTAACTTAGCATTATTATCATTAATGGATGCTGAATTATTTGATGCTATGTTGGATAAGTTGGAGGAAAAGGCTGGCTCATTTAGTGACATTGTTTCACAATTTGAAAAACAACAAGCTGAAAGTGCTCCAATAGTTGGTAAAAAACCGGGTGGTGGAACTGTTACAACTGGTGGTAAGAAAAGTGATTCTGACATTTTAGGTGAAAAATTAGATAGAATTGCTGCAAGTTTAGCCGATATACAGACTGTTGTTGGTTCACAAGGTTCATTATCTACTTATATGAGTTCACTTGGTAAAGAAGCAAATATCGGTAATAATAATTCAGCTGGAGGTTATAGATAAACTTTATTAAAATTTGGAATAGAACATATATGAAAAAGTTATCACTTCTTAAAAGATTATCTTTATATAGACAATATAAAGATGTTATTAAGAGAAATTCAACAGAATTGGAAAGAGTTTATGGTCTAAGAAGAGACAGAGCTAATAGACTTTATACGGTATTGAACATACCATCTGAAAATATTGGAGAGGCTTATAACCTTAAGAAGGCTGATATTGATAAGATATCAGAAGGATACATAAGAGATTATACTACAACTGTTGCTAAGTTTTTAGATTCTAAGGACTTAAAAGAGATGTATGATTTCTATGATATTAAAAAGGTTGAGAAATATGCTTATTTGATAGTTTTCGGACCACATAAAGATAATGTAATTGATTCTGATAGATACACTAAAGTTGTTTATTATCGATTATTACCAATTTCCGCTTTATTATTAATTATTTTATCTCTTATTTTATTTCTTTAATAAACTTTTCGGTGTTAAATCTTATAATTTAAAAATACTAATTTTCTATGAGTAAATTTTATCAAGTGTCGGATGACGCTAAGGAACAATTTTATAATGTTTTTAATAAAAAAACATTCCCTATAAATGTTAAGTTCACATTTTTGGGTAACGAAAAACAAAAAGAATTAATAAAGATTAAGAAAATCGCTGATGATTATGCTTTCCTTTTGGAAAAGGAATTAATGGTTTACATCAATGAGGATTTACTTAATGTCTTTGATGAAGAATCAATTCAGATATTGATGGAACAAGAACTTGATAAAGTAAATATCAATATTGAGACAGGTAAAATTAAATTAATTAAACCTGATTTAACAACTTTTTCATCTCTTATCAATAAATATGGTGTTGAGAAAGTTGCCAGAGCTAACAAAGTTGAAGATTTATATCAACAACAAGTTAAAGATGGTAAAACAGACGAAGAATTTATAGTTTAAAAATAAAAAACAATTAATATGAATAAATTAGAAACAAATGTTATAAAGCCAGAGTTGAAGTTTCTTCACAGTGATGTAGAATATCTATTGGTTAGTACTGAAACCGAATCAAATTTGGATGGTAAAATTTCAGCAATTGAAGATTACATGAAGTCAAATGATGGTAAGGGTAAGTCAGATGAAGAAAAAGATGCTATCTATAAACAAGCACAAATATTGTGGAGTGATTATGCTGCAGCTTTGAAAGAAGCTAAGTATAACTTCTATCTTAATAGACCACAACACAAATTCCTAACTAACTTAATTCTACAAAAATTAGAATATGATGTGAATACTGTTTTCTTCGCAATTGAATTAACAGATATGTTAGGTATGATGAAGGATGTTAAATTCTATAACGATGATGACATTATCCCATTTGAAGTTAACACTACTGAGATTACCTATATCTATCACTTAATCTCTAAATATAAAGTACAAGGTCTTACAAGAGATGCTTATACTTTCGCTCAAATCTTGAGAAAGATTGGTGATATTAGTAAGATATTCAACTACTATGATGCTGAAGGAAAATATCTTTCAACTGAAATCCAAAACTGGGTAGCAGCATTTGAAGATGGTGTATCAAGAGATATTGAAGAAGTTGTTGAGGCTGAAGTTTCTACTCCTAAAAAGAACTCTAAGTAATGAAAACAAAGACTAAATCAACTCCGACTTATATTGTCGATAAGACAAAATTAACTGAACAGTTACTTAAAGATGATGTTAAGAATTGGATAATTGAGGCAGGTACTCAAATGATTTTTGACGGGAAAACACCTGGTAGAAATATGATATACTTCTTAGAAAGTATGGGAATCATAAAAGTAGTATAAATAAAAAACCCACTCATTTGAGTGGGTTTCTTTTTAATATCCTGAAATAAGAGGAGGTTCGATTGTAAAGTTATTATCGATGTATTCATCAATCCAGTAGTCAGCTACGAAGTCTGCCTTAACTGTCCAAATATCTCCAGTACCTTCCCACTTTAATGATATACCACCAACACTCTTAATTTGAGAGTTTTGGAATGTTACCCTTCTTAAAACAACACCTTTCTTATCGTGTTGGTTAACAATAATAGTTCCAATAATATCACTCTTATAGTGAAGAGAACCATTTTGTGAGTTCCATACAAGATCGTACCATGCTTTTAGTGTATTCCAAGTTTCCATTGAACCCTGTTCATTAACATTGACAGTGAAGTCGATGCTGAACTCAACGTGGGTTTTACCTGGAGTACCTAAGAAAGCTCTAGTTGAATACTTGAATCTTTGTTCTTTAACATCGATAGCTTCTGTTAAGTTAAGGTCGATGTTTGTTGCACTTTGTAACATCAAAAGAGGATCTCTCCCTTGTGCTTGTAGTATTACAGGTAACACAAAAGTAATCTCAAACAGGTTAAGATATACTGGCTCTTGTGGCTTCGTACCTGGACCACCAGGTGAACCTGTGACTAACAATTGAGTAAAATGAGGTAGTGGCATATATTTTTAGTTTATTTTTCTTTATATATTAATATAAATCATGTCTTTAACTATATATTAGTATAATTATCTGATATTTTTCTATAATTGTAAGAAGTATTCCTCTTCACCCAAAGCATTTGCCTTATGGTCATATGCTACTATCACTACATGATATTTTTTAGGTGCTAGTTTTGTTATACTTTTGATTTTATACATATCAAAGTCGAAATTTTCCTTCTCATGTTCATGTATTCTTATGTATGACTCGCTACATAGATTTTTACAATACATCTCTAGTAGTTTCATTGAAGATTTGAAAAATTGTGGCTCCTTTTTTGGTTCCTCTTTTTTCTTCTTTCTTAATGAAAGAAACTCTTCATTTACTTTATCTATTTCTGAAAACTTTCTCATAATAGTATATATAAAAAATAAAACACCACTATTCTATGAGAGTATTTATTACAACCGATTGGCACTTTGGAGTATATCTAAATAATATGGATAAATGGTTGAATATGATGGAAGATTACTTCTATAACGATTTCATACCATTTATTAAAAATAATTACAAAGAAGGAGACATACTCGTACATTGTGGTGACCTATACGACAATAGAACTTCTATTCCAATTATTGCTGCCTATAAAGCAGAGAAAATCCTTTTAGAGATAGCCAAGATTCTACCAGTTCATATCATAGTTGGTAATCACGATTTGTGGAACAAAGGAACAAACGATGTTAACTCTGTTAGATTATTCAATTATGTTGATGGTATCAATGTTTATACCGAAACAACAACCATATCAGTTGGTGGTAAGAAATTAGTATTAATGCCTTGGGTTGAAAAGAGATTGGATATGATAAAGGAGATTAAAAACAATCCCGGTGATTATCTTTTCTGTCACTCCGACTTAAATGGGTGTAGAATGCACCTTAGTTCAGTTGCTCATAGAAACGCTGATAAGATAGATGTTGATGAATTTAAGGGATATAATCACGTTTTTAGTGGACACATACACATCAGACAAACAAATAATAACTTTACATTTGTTGGGTCTCCATATCAAATGGATAGAAATGATATGGGTGATCAAAAGGGTATAACGATTCTTGACCTATCGAGTGGTGAAATGGATTTTTCACCGAATAAATATTCACCTGTTTTTAGAAAGTTCGCAGTTACTAAAGAGGATGATGTTGAGAGATTGGATGAACTTACAGATAGTAAAGATTATATAGATTTATCTATATCTAACAGCTTATTGATTAGTAATAGGAAATTAAGAAGAAAATTAGAGACTCTTTTAGAAAAAGGAAGTTTCGCATCAGTTGAGTACATTGATGATATAGTTAAAGTTGATGAGAATGGTGATGTTATAACTGAATCTGTTGTTGAGGATGAGAATGGTGAGTCTGTTTCTGTTGAACTTGAATATGAAGACTATATAAGAGATTATATTGCTAAGCAAAAATACGATAACGAGAGATTCAAGCTTGGTGTTTTGGGTGAATATAATGAAGTTGTTAAGATATACAACGAGAATTATAAGTCTTTAAGGGATTAGTCTAACTCTCCTTTTTTACAAATTACTATACTACATAATAGTTTACCTATTGATGTAAATGATGTGAACATATCATATCCTTCTGATTGTATATGTGATGATATGTCAGATAACTCTTTAAGAATATTTGAGATTTCTAATATGTTATTGTTTTTCAATCCATAATGGTCTACCCCATATTCAAAGTATTGTCTTAGGTTATCATCATCATTGTCAATAGTTATTGTGACTAATGCTATTCTTATATCATCATTATATTCTTTATCTTGTGTTATGTGAGCTGTTTTTGATCCATCAAGTGATGTCCAAGCGTGTTCTATGTCAATAGATGATTTTCCATCATATAGTGATGACATGATATGTTTTATATCTTCAATTGATATAAAATCTTCGTGTTCTTTATTTTCGTTAAATCTTTTAATTCTCATATTATTTCAATTCAAAAGATATTGAAAGTACGTGGTTAGAACTATCAAATCCTCTTTTACATTCTTTATAATTATCATATGATTTTAATCTAATTTGAATTTTACTCAAAGCGACTAAAATATTACGAATTTCATTGTTCTTTCTAATTTGTTCGTCTATATTTGACTTCATATCTAAAATTTTACTATTCTCGTCTGATATCATTTGTATCCATCTTCTTATATCTCCACCTTTTACTTCTTCTGGTTCTTCAATAAATGGAATCCCTGATTGTCTTTCCGCTAAAAAGTCATAATTCAATTGTAGTGATCCTTCAAGCACTGGGAATTCGGGTCTTTTAAGAGTTATCAAACATTCATACCAATGACTTAGATTCATGTCATCATATTTAGATAGTAACTCATCTGTTCTCTCATTCTCTTCACTAAACTCAAATTCACAGTCTAAGTCATCGGTTAGTTCGGACATAACTTCTTTGAACCCATCAAAAGATAGATCATATGCTTCAGACTCATTGAACCTTTTAATCTTCATATTATTTCTTTGATGGATCAAATCCAAAATCATTTGATTTTTTAGTATGTGGTTCTACCATTTTATCAATCTCTTTTTGATCAATATGGTCATCTGGATCCGTTAAATACACGTAATCATTACCAACAGGCATAATCATTTCTTTAGGATCATGTCCAGTTTTTAGGTCTTTGTTATCTACTTTCATGTAGTCTTTACTTGTGGTCCAGAATTGTGGTAAATTAACATCACCTGCGTGTGATTGATTTCCTTTTATTGTGTATCTTCCTTTGCCTTCATTTAGCTCTTGGAACGTTTTAAGATATTTCATATTATCTCTTTGTTTTTATTAAGTATTTCTTTATTAATAGTTTCCAAACTTCGACTTCTTGGTCTGCTATCTTCATCATCTCGTTATTACCAACTCTTAAGTTTATAGAGTGAACAAGTGTTCTAACATTTAGATCGAATTTAACAGGGTAGTTATCGGTTACATAAACTAAATAATCTAAAGCTTCTTCTTTCTCTTGCATTGATACATCTGGTAGAACTTTCCTCATTATTTCTTTCATTCTATCAATTATCTCTGATTTATTTAAGTGAACATCAACATGAAGTGATCTGGACAATAAAGCGTTGTCAAATTTATCTTCTGCTAAATTTGATATAAATATCACTTGACCACTGAAGTTAAATCTATTTGGTAATAGTTTCTCATTTGATTCTTCCCATCTATTTTGTATCTCTTCATCAGACATATTAGTCGAATCAAAAGTATTACCTTTTGTGTGTTTAGATAATTCTCTTGTTTCGTATGTATCTAATGCCCCTTTTAGTAGGTTTACTGAATCTGGGTCTTTGAATACTGCATCACAGTCATCAAATATTACTAACTTATTTCTATTCTTGAATAATACTTCATATAAAGCAGCCGTTGTTATTGTACCTGTTGACTTATAATAGTGAACATCGGGTATCATTCCAATTGATCTTAATGTGTCTGTTACAGTTGCTGTCTTACCAACACCTGCCATTCCTGTTATTAATAGTGAATTACTTTTTCCTCTAGCTACTTGTATAGTGTAAAGTTCGATTGCCTTAAATACGTCTATTTTAAGGTCATCTTGTGTTACTTTATCACTCTCTTTTTCAGCTTTTTCAGTACTTGATACTACTAACTTTAAGCTTTCAATTCTTTGTGATATAAGTGATTTACTTTTTTCACTTCTAGCTCTTTTCAACTTCTTTTCTTGTTCTTCTAACTCTTTGTGTGGGTCATAAGTCTCCATAGCTACCTCTTCAGGTTGAGATTTATTTATATACATTGATGGATTTTTGAAGAACTTTGGTATCTCTGGTAAAGCATTTGCTACTGAATTTCCTCCTAATTCTATCGTATAGTTTGGAGATGATTCAAATGAAAATGAATCCCATATATCAATTGAGTGTATTTCACTTCTTATATCATCTTTTATCCAATTTATTCTTATAGCTTTGTTTGTTTTGAGAGATAGGAATAACTGTCCAGTTAGAAATAGATTTTCTTTTTGGATATAAAATAATTCATCATAAGGGTATAGGTCAATGCCTGTATTTTTCTCGATTTGATTTACTATCAAATCAATTGATTTTTCTTTGTCTTTATTAAGAAAAGCTTCATAAAAAGCTTGATATTTTCTTATTACTCTCATTACATATCTTTTAGTTTTTTAAGAATTCTGGCACATTTCTCATAATCCTCTTCATATTCATACTCTTTTATCATACTTCTCAATTGGGATTTGTCTGCTAATCTAACCTTTAACTCGAATCTTACCTCTTTCAATTCATCCATTGTTTTTACTTCATTATCTATTAACTTGTCGATAATTTGTCTATCAAATGGTTTCATGTTTATGAAGTCATTCCAATCTTCTATCTGATTTTCTTTAAGAAACTTTAATATGTTCTCAACACAAGATTCTATTCTTGTATTTTTTGCAGGTATTCTTTTCTTCTTACCACCAAATAGATTGTTAAAAAGTTCTTCAGATATGAAATCGCGATATTTGATTATTCTGCCCATAATTTCTATATATTATTTTTGGTTACTAAGGAATTATAAATTAATATATAACTAAAACTTGCATACACATAGATGTCATCGAATCATAAAAATTTAGTATTCTTTAATAAAGAAGGTGATTACTTGAACTTCCAATATAAAGATGATGTTGGTAGATTTGAAGGAGATATATTATTCCACGAAAATTCATCTGATACTTTCAAAACACAAGCATTATACATGCTTGAAAGAATACCCGCATTTGAGTATGAACTACCAGGTGTTTTAACATTAGATAAATTTCAATTATTTAATGAATTTGGTATGCATTTTTATGGTGCTAAGTATCAAAACGAACAAATTGAAACTATTGAGCCAGTTAATAACGACTCTAACTTCTATTCTAAATGGATATATGGTTCTAATTTTGAGGTCAAGTTTCCTATTGGAACTGTTGTTATTTTTGATAGTCCATTGATGGAATTCAATGATACTAATAAAACATATATAGTTGTTGCTACAAAGAAGAATGCTGTTATGATAGTTAGTACTATTGATAATGCAACATTCGAGACAACATATTATTCTGTTTATTCTAATCCAAGTACATATACCAATAAGACAATATCTGGTGTTAATATAGTTGGTATTTATAACTACGTTGATAACACTTTACAGAACAATTTATCAAATTGGTCTGAACCTAATTTCTATGATAAATATTATGTTGGTAAAAAGTTAAATATCGTCAATAGTTCATTAAATGACGGAACTGTTACTATTGTTAATCCGGATGTTACCGATATAATTCATTACGAATATGAATTATCCTCAGCTCCTACTTATTCTAATATAATCATGGAGGTTATAACTAGAACTGACCTTCCTATAATCTATGAAGGACCGATAACTATTACTACTGATAATAAGGTTGCCTTTTCTGGAGATGCTCCAGCTATATTGAAGCCTGGTACTGAGTTTAAAATAGTTGGATCTGTGTTGAATACAAATTATTTCAATGTATCATCTGTTCCAACTTTTTTAGGAAATACACAACTTACATACTACGCGACACAATCACAAGTACTTTGGAATAATAAAATATATGAATGTGTATATGGATATACACAAAGCGCCACATCAAGTATAACACCTGATAATTTATCATACTGGATACCTGCGACATATGTTAGTGTTGACCAAACAACTATTGCTGAGTCCCTATTAAATTGTCAATTATACTTAACAACTGACCATTTCTATTTTGATTTTGGGTGGACATTTAGTAAGGCTGTTACATTAGCTTCGATGGCTGAGAAATATACTGAGGATTTAAAATTATTTAATATTGATCTTTATTATAAGTATAATAAGATTAAAGCTGATTTGGTTTATCCAAGTAGATATGCTGAGGTAAATTTCTATTATGACACTGTTGCACCAACTGCTTCAATTGGTGATTATAGAACGGTTTATGAAAGAGGTGTACAAGTAAGAGAGACTCTGATTCCAGAGCTAAACTATGATTATTCATCAAATTACTCATATAATGTAGTTTTTACTGATATTGATGAGTTCGGTATAAAGGTTTTTGTAAATAAAATGTTGTATCAAGAAGAGGTTGATTGGGTATATTCTGGAATAGCACCTGATATGGAGAGAACAATTGATAGAACATTGAGAAATTGGCTAACTAGGCACTATGCTAGACTTGTAACACTTGGTATAATACCAACACTTGCTTATATAGGTAACTATGCTTCTATTTATTATAATTCAATTATATTAAGGACACAGTATCCTAATGTCCCAATTGACTTTAGTGTTGAAGTTGGAACAACGGCTAATTTTAATATTGAGCACTCTACTGTTCTATTTACTGATATGGGTGGATATCTTTCATTTACTATAAATGATAAGGCTTATGATCAATCCACTTTTTATTTGGATAAAATATCCTCCATATCAATAGTTAATGGTGGGTCTGGATATACCCCATCATCAACACAGTCAGTGATCATATCATCACCATCTCTTCCTGGTCAACAAGCTAGTGCGATAGCTACCATATCCGCGTCTGGAAGCGTTTCTTCAATATCACTAACTGATAGTGGATATGGATATGATGCTAGCGCCACCGCTGTGCTTTATGGTGCTACTATTTCAAATGCTACCTTTTCTGTTTCCATTGGAAAATCACAATATCCGAACATTCCAGCTACATTGGATGCTTGGGTTGAGTCGCATTCCGATTACCTTGAGGAGTTAGGAATATATGCTACCAATTTTAACAACCTACTTAAATTTGATATTAAGGATATTCATAAAAGATTCGAGTATTCTATTAAGATAGGTAAGTCACTTTTGCCTGGTCAAGTTCCATATACGATAGTTAATAAAATAAAGGGAAATTTCGGTGGGTTGATAACTTCAAACGAGGTGTTGTTACCAACTAATACAGATTCACTCGAAGAGGCTGGATTTGCAACAGGAATGGTATTCTCTATTAATAATACAATTTATCCATTTAATAATCAAGAATATAATATACAGTTTCTCGATCCAGATAGACTTAATTTGAGCTATCAGGGTCCTTTTTGGGGATTAACAGATAGTCTATGTAACTCCTCCGCATTTGTAACAATTGCGTTTAATATAGGGTTTGGCCAAACTGGATGTCCACCATCTTTTGGCCCTACTTCCTCTTTGGGTGGTCCTTTCGATCCATTGATGTTTGATTCTGCGATGTTTAGTTTATCGTATAATCCTAATACTTATGTTATTAATAACTATGATTTAAATTCATATCCTGGATCCTCCAATTTGATTGATATACAATATGTACAAATATCTGATTCGATATATGGTCTAGGTGATGATGTTGTGGTTATAGATGCCTTTTTAGGCCAATATGTTACTACTATATCACTTCCAGGTAATACACAAAGCATTGATATGGAATATAATACAGTTAATAACTATTTATATTGTTTAACTAAGAATGCATTATATGTAGTTGATCCATTGTTAAATAGTTTGGTACAAACTATTACACTATTGTATTCAGATCCTTTCGATCTTTTGATCAATTCATCTAATGGTGATATTTATGTGTCGTATGCTTCGTCTCCAGTTATTTCTATATGGTCATCAAGCAATACGTCTATTAGTACATTATCAGTCAGTGGTAACTCATTTAAGATGGCATATGACTCATTTGATAATGACATATTTGCTGTAATAGATGATGTTGTTAATGGTGTAATAAGAATAGGTGGTAATACAAGAATAGTAGAAACCTCTTATGGTATACCTACTTCAGGTATGACATCATCAGCATATGAAATATATTATGAACCCGTTAATGAATCAATTTATGTTTATGGCACATCATCACTATATAAGATAGATAATGGATCACCATCGGCTATTACATCGGTTCCAACACAAACATTTAACAATATTATATTCAATAACCTAACTGGGGAGATTAATATCTCTGACTCTAGTACATCATTTACACAATTAGATTTGAATACTGATGCGGCTGCGCCTTCTGGTGTTTCCAACTACGGCTATATAGTACTAAATCAATTTGATGGCGATATTTACTTATCATCGTTGTCTTTGAATAACATTATAGTTATAGATGCTATTAGTGGTTCGGTTAAATATACTGCTCCTATGTCTGCTCAAACAACAAAGGTGATATTTAACCCAGAGAGAAATAGTGTCTGGGCTTTACAGCCATCAACTAATTCACTTGTTGAGGTTGTTGTTACTGTGAATAGTAGTATTAATTTAATACCTTCTACTTATAGTGTCGTGGGTGAAAACTTATATGGAACTCTATCTGATGAATATTCTCGTAAATCTAATATGTGGTTAAAAACAAGAGAGTATTTAAGAAGACCGAGGGAAAATTTTGAGGGGGAGAAACAAGTTCAGTACTACTGGAAGTGGTTCTCAGATAATGTTCCTCAGTTTTTCATGTATGATTTTTCGGGGGACCAATTGCCAATAACTGGATCATACGCATATACCGGTGTTAAACCATTGGATAAGGTGGTTCTTAATAAGGATCCTAATAGAGATGTTACTAAGACCGGTCTTGCTGAGTATCAACAGACAATATTTGATAGAATTGAGATGTCTCTAGATTACATAGATAGCTCTACTGATATTTCTACCGAGGTCGTACCATCGGAATTATTTATTGGATTTAATGCATCCGAGGAGGGAGCTATTAGATCTATATTACAGTTATATAAAAAGGAAGATATAAACTTTGACATTATCACCAATGCGACAAATAATAATGTTATAACATTTGAAACGATTACTAATAAGGATGGAAGTACATATGGTCAAATATCATTAAATGTGTTGAGTGATAACAACTTTGTTGATGATGATACTGATGATAGTTTTGTTGGAACAAGGAGAGGACTGAAAGTTGGTCAGCAATTAGCTATTTTCGTTAAGGACAATACAAATGTTAAGAACCAATACATATCACCTAATAATGGAAGGTTGGTTAAAATAAGGGAAATTTACAATAGAACACTAATTGTTGATTTCATTAACCCTGAGTATGATAAATTGGACAGTGAGGTTACGAAGCTGTCGGACTATCCTAAGGTTGGTCAAACTACATATTTAACTACAACATTTAGGGTTTGGGACAGAGAGATAGGTAGGTTTACCGTATATGGACAAACAGAGGTTGAGGATATTAGATATAAGATAGAGCTCTCAAATATAGGTAAGAATATCGGATCTAATGAAACATTTATATTTAAGGAATATGATATAAATGAGGGTGGAATAGATTGGACATACTTGAATAAAAAGAGGAAAGAGATGTTAATGATGAAGCATCTTATATACCCTTATATTGGATCTTATAAATCCATAATAAATGCTATAAATTATTTTGGATATAATGATTTGGAGCTAAATGAGTATTATAGAAACATAGATGAATTGTCCGCTAATTACCTTAAACTATTCAAAGTTGAAATACCTGATATATTTGATAATACCGTTGAAGGGTGGACAGAAAATGACTTCATTAAACACACAATGCCAAATGAGAAGTATGAAGCTACTAATTTATTTAATCTAACTTATAATATTACTGATAAAGAGGGAAATAACGTGTTGAATTATAGTTTAGATGAAGTTATCATAAAGTTACAAGGATTGAAGTATTGGTTGCAAAGAAATATAATTCCTTTGACACATAAGATACTAGATATAACTGGAAGGGCATATACAGTTGGTGGTACTCAAATTCAACATAGGGTACATGATGTCAATAATATTAAGATTAAGCAGTCTATGACTCCCGTGTCATTTAATATGAGTGAGGCATATCTTATGCCTGTTAATAGTGGTTCCACTGTCTATAACTGTGTTTTGGATTTCTCAACACAGACACAGTCAGTTACTCCTGACTATTATACAATAGATATTAAGACATATAAAACCTATAAAGAGTGGGCTCCTTTTACAACATATGATATTGGGGACAAGATTATTTACTATGGTAGAATATACGAGTCTCAACAAGATTCAAATAAGGTTAAGAACCCAAGAAAATATGAAGCTACTCCAGAATGGAGTGCTAATATAATATACACACCGACAAATATTGTTAAATATAATAGAGATGTTTATGTGTATAGTGGTATTGGATTAACTGGTGGTACATCATCCGCTACCTATTCAAGTACTCCTCCTTTATTGGATACTACAAATTGGTTAAAAATAACTGAATGGAAAGAAATGGATTTTGAACCAGTTCAGAAGATATATGAATATAGACAAATAGATAATCTATTACCATTCAACTTCACAATCGATTCAAATATTGATCCATTTGTTGTAATAGAAATTACATCTGATAACGGATATGGATTAACTTATAGAGATAAGAAGAACTATGAAGTTAGAGGATTAATGGACTTGAGAGATCCAGTAAGATATATTGATCCGATAGGTCCTTTCCAACCTATATCTGAGATACCTTAATTAAAAAAACCCACTTAAAAAGTGGGTTTTTATTTTATGTTTTGAATTTATTAGACATATTAGACATATCTTTCATGTAGGATGATGGATTGAAGTTTGGCATATTTTTCGTTTGTGTATCTTCTTCTTTCTTTCTATGCTTTTCTTCTTCTTCTAATATCTCATTAACAAGTTTAATATTTTCCTCAAACATCCAATATGGCCAATCATCTATTGATATCTCAGCCACATGAAAGTGTTTTTGTAACATTAATTTATTCTTTAATATATGTTTCAAAGGCATCATGAATAACGAAAATACCTGACGCTCCGTTGGGAAATTGCATCTCTGTGTGGACCTCCCCTCCACACGCGGTACAGGTCTTCTTTAATTCACTGATACCAAATGTCATCTTACCAACTGCTGCATTCAAGAACTGGAATGATATATCATCCATTAATTGAAACTCTTTCAATTTTTCTTTTATTCCATCCATTGTTATATATGTTCTACCATCTAAAAGAAATGGAATAATCTTTAAGAAAGAAAGATTTGGAGATCTTTTATCGTTATTTTCACTTATTATGTATTCAGTGAATGCCTTTTGTAAACCAATATTTGGTGGAGTTAATGAAAATTCCTTACCATTGGTTGTTCTGAATCTGAACATTCTACTTGAATCATCAAAATATTTATCTAATTTACTATCTATTTTGTGAAATACAAAGTTAGATCTTTTTAATTCTACTTGAGTTTCTTCACCACAAGAGCATTTAGCATTCACAGCAAGTGAACTACCTTGTTGAAAGGTTAACTCTCTGATAAGGAATAATAGATATAATCTATCTTGGTCTTTTACATCCAAATAAGAATGAACTTTACCATCAGGGTATTTAACTCTAACACATTCTTTTATCATGTCGTTCATTTTCTCAACTACATCATAAAAATTAGTATCATCAACCATTGAATATGCTTGTATTTCTTTAACCTGAGCTGGTCTAACTTGAAGAATTGTTCCAGTTGGGTAAAATTTACCACAAGGTAATTCTTTGACATCAAAGCTAAAATACTGCAAATCAGTTACTCTTGAACTGTTATTAACAGGATTAGTTGCAAATGGTATATCGCTATTTATTTGATTTTTTTGACTTCCAGATTCTAGATCTTCTAAGTGTTTCTTTAGATAATCTTCTTCTGACATATTGTTTTTTTCCTTATCTGACATAAAACTATGTTATTTTTTATTATATATTCGCAGAATACGTCTCTCTATTATAGTAATAATAATTGTTATGTTTTCATATAGGCACAAAAAAAGGGAGATATTATCTCCCTTTTTAATTTGTATAGTTTTATTATGGTATTATGAAACCACCTGATTGGATAGCTCCTGTTCTTAGTATTGTAATGTTGTTTACAATTATACCCATACCCTTGATAGGTTCTACGTATGTATCAAGAACACCCATTTGATTATCGATAACATCAGATGTGTTATTTTCTTCGTCAATCTTGTTGAAGTAGTTATATAGACCATTTCTGCTTACATAAGTTTCACAGATAACGTCAGCTCTTAACTTAATTTCAGCTCTGATGTCTGGAGTGTTAAACTTCCATTGGAAGTCAAGTAACATTCTAGAAAGTTCTCTTTCAAGTTCAATCAATACTTCTCTTACGTGTATGTAAGAAAGAGCAGATTTGTAAAGAGTTTGAGCTGTATTTTCAGTCTCGATAACATATCCTCTATTTCTCTTGAACACTATTGGGTTCATTTGAGCTTGGTTAAGGTTTTCAATATCTGATGGTGTGAAGTCGATTTCAAGACCAGCGATATTAGTTACTTTACCATTAGTTACACCAGCTGCAATTGTCCAAGGTGTTATAGAAGTCACATTTGTGATGTGTTTTCTCATATATGTAGTTGCTACATATGAAGATGGTGGAACAAATAAAGGTCTACCATTATCATTTACACTTACATAAGGTGCGAAGTAACCTGTACAAGTTGTACCAGCTCCATCACCGAATGAGTATAAGAATGCTGGATTAGATTCTGGGTCACCACCACTTGCTATGAACGATGTTTGTAAAACTCCTTCTGCATCTACGAATGTAGGAGATGTAGAGTTTTTGAACGATTTCATAGATGGCATATTGATGAATCCAAATGCGTCTAATCTTTCACCACATATATCAACTAATTGTTGTTTAGATCTCTCAGTTAATCCTAAACCAAATGAGTCAATTAAGTATCTAAAGTCAATTGCTTCTTTATTTGTTATTGCTTTGAATAAAGGAGTTCCTTTAGCTACTAAGTTTAGTATCTCATTTTGTCTAGTTTCGCTACCGTCAGGTAATGAGTCTTGTCTAATTCTGAATCCTTTAAGTGTTATCGCCTTATATGTTGATACATAATCTTCGATAGTTGTGTATCTCATCGCTTGATAATCACCAGAGAAATTGTATGTTGCTATTCTAGCATCACAGCTTATTTCAACTAATGAAGTATCAGGTGCGTAAGTCTTCTTACTTAAAATTCTTGTTAATTTCTTAGCAACTTCACCAACTTCTAATGAGTTAGTATCAACGTATGCCTCTAAGAAATCACCAACTTTTAACTCAGTGTATCTAGTTGCGTTTACAAGTATCTTGTTAGGAACTTGAACATAACCAGAAGGTATTTCAATCTCAACAGTTTCTTTGAAGTTAGACTTCAATGATTGTATATAGAATGTGTTATTTAGTGATGTGTTCACTGGTTCACTACTTTGTAGTAATGAGTCCATGAATTTAACCTCTAACTCATTTGAGTTATTTAAGTACATTAATAAGTAATGTTTCTTTAGATAATCGTAAACAAGTTCAACTCCAAATAAGTCTTCTGATGTTGTGTTTTCATTAACTTGGAATGCGTAGTATCCAGAAGCTGTGAAACCTAACATAGATGCTATAGTACCACTATTTGATGTTATTGTAAATGAACCAAGATTTTTTGTTGAATCCGGAACAGATACTTGATCAAATACATTCAGTGTTATTGTAGCTGACGGGCTATAGAACACGATATAGTCATTTCCTGATGCTGCAGTTGCTCCTGATGGTGCGTCTTCTCCAGGAAGGAATGATATATCTACTGGTTCTGATATAATATTAGAGTAGAAAAAGTCTCCAGTATTAACTTGACCATCTACATACTTAGTATAAAGTGTAGAGTATTTAGCTACAACACCTTCTGTGCTTAAGTTTGCAACTTGATCTTTAGTCGCTACCGATGTTTGACCAAGTATAAACTCATTATCTAAAGTGTAGAATAATAAGTATCCATTTACTATATCAGTATATGATGTTAATCCAGTGTTTAACACAAATGATTTATTAGATGTATTAGATGTTACTATGTTTGTAACTGTCATACCTTCAAGACTCTTCTTGTCCATAGAAGTGTAGTTAGTTATCATAGTCATCTTATCCTTATTAGGACCATCTAACAAATTAATCATATTGTTAAATGTTTTGATTCTTCTATATTGTTCGTACTTAGTAACGTTTGGTGTGTTATTTGTGTTCTTAAATTCAACTTTAACAGAACCGTTTGTTAAATCTGTTACGAAGTAGTCGTTAGAACCTGTACCAAATGTTAATTCAACATATCCAGTTGAATTAACTGTTACATTTGTAAATGTAGGTGATGCAAGGAATGAACCATTTAGTGTATAGAAGTGAACATAACCAAGAACCACATCAGTAGAACCTACTGTTGGTTTAGTATTTGGTGTACTTGTTTCAACCTTTAATATACTACCAGTGCTATCAAGAACGAATGCTGCATAATATGATGCTGTCGATGTAGATACTGGGTAAGATGATGAAACGATACTCATTGATGATGTACCTGATACATTAACTCTTTGTCCACCAATTACCGCATATGGGTTGTTACCAGCATTATATTGTACGTTAATTGATGCTGTTGTACTTGTTAAGAAAACAGTATTATCAAAAGATACGCTGTTAACATATCCTTCAGCATACCAACCAGTTCTATTGCTATTAACAACAACTCCAGTTGCGTTAGGTCCGAATCCAGTGTATGGATCACCATATGCGTGTACTGAGTCTCTTAATCCTGAGAATGTGCTACCAATACCGATAACATTTCCTGGTAAGTCAAGAGGTGTACTAACTATTTTAACTGATTCAGAAATTGTATCTTTATAAGATAAGAAATCAATATCAGCATCTTCTGTACCAACTAAATTGTTACCAATTAAGTCAAGAAGACCATTTTTGAAATCAGCCTCAACAAGGTCTGAGTTAAATGAACAGAATAAACCTGTTTTATTTGTATCATTGTTAATGATGCTTTCGATGAAGATGTTTTTACCATTACCATCTCTAAAGTATGGTATTAATGATAATCCTTCATAGTATGCTAACAATGTAATATTTCTATCATTTGCAAATTCACGAACTTTATCTTTTCTTAAACCTGATGTATTAAAATATGCACTCCATCTTGGATCAACTGCTAATTGTTGATAGTCTGACCAGTCACCACCAACAACCACTACGTCAACCATGTAATCTGATGCGTAATCAGTTTGGCTAACATAAGGTGGCATTTTTTCAACAGAACCATACCACTCGATTAAAGTTCTGTCAAATCCAGTACGCTTAGTCTTAAATACAAATGTTGTTATGTATTTATCTGATAAGTTAGTAAAGCTGAATGCTCTTTCTGAATAACCAGTATTACTCTTAGTAATGTTTATGAAAGAGTCAGTGTCTTTTTTCCAGAATCCTGTTGTGTCATGAAACCTTCTATAAGGAGCTGTTCTAACAATATCATTGTTATAGTTAGATGCTGCTGATAGAGATCTATATTCAATTGTGTCTAGGTCGTCATCTGTGGCTAATAGGTTTATAGCATAAACAGGAGCTGTTTCTAGCATTTTTGAAATAGTTCTATGGAAGAAAGAACCCTTTCTTTCAAGGCCTCTATCTAATTGTCCAAAAATAGCTTCAAGATCTCCTAATGTTTTCAACAAAATAGGAGTATTAACAGGTCCTTTTTTTGAAACACCTATAACCATATTAGTTATACCTTCAACAATTGGACTTGTAATAATTGATTGGTCAAATTCTTCTATGAAGATTCCTGGTCTTTTGTATTTTCCAATTTGAACTGCCATATTTTTATAATTTAATTTTTATGTAATGTATATATAAAATGTCGAAAACGATATTTTTTCTATTTTGACTTTTTATTCCTAATATTTTTGAAGCTTCATCTTCTTAATATAGTCCTTCATGTCCTTTTCTTGTTTTGTCATTTTATCCTTTAATACTTTCTCAGCATTTATTATATCTGACTTTAGTTTCGATATGGTTGAGTTCGTTAAGCCCATCCTTTTGTTAATCTCATCTAATTTTTGACTTATAGATGCTTTCTGCTTTGAATCAGTTGCTGATTTTAATTCATTATTGAAGTCATCTAATTTTAATTTATCATTGGCATTATCTTTTTGTACCTTATCTAATCTTCTTTTTAGATCAGTTACATTCAAATATTCTACTAGAAATGGGTTTCTATCTTCTCTTGATGAAACCTCAGGTCCTAAAATTTCCTTTACTTTATTATCTAGAGCTTTATCATCCTCTATCTTAAGATATGCTTGATCTAGGAGTGGCTTTTTTTCTTTGAACTCACTTATTTGTTTCATTAGTGTGTTCAATTTTTCTTTAGACATTCTTAAATCAGGAGCATCCGTAACTTGTGGATCAAATTCAGCCTCTTCTTTGAAAAGAAGATATTTCTTTAAGTATCTCATTTTAGCTTCTCTTTATATTTATCATCTTTTGATGATACAGATTTTGCTTTGTCTTCTGGTAGGATAAATAACTTACCATCCTCTTTTAGAACCGCATAAACTTTATCAATCTTACCAAGTTTTCCAGTTTCCGATTTCACTTCATCTTTATTATCTGCTAATTCGTAGTTTTGAAGATTTAAGAATCTTAGATCAATTTCAGAACCAGGTGCTATTGGGAATTTCTTCTTCAATATTCTTCCATAGTAAGTTTCAAATTTACTATTATCACTCTTTCTTCTTTCCCTCTCTTGTATTGTATCCATATCACCTTTTGAAATATCAGCTATACCAGATACAAACTTATCTATTGGGAAGAAAGACTCGGAATATTTTACATAAACATAATTCTCATCTGCTCCTGTTAGGTACATATAGTATTTTTTATCACCTGCTTTTAAAGCGTAGAACGATTTAGTAAATTCTGGACTAACATCTTTTACTGGTTTGAATGAATATTTCTTCTTACCAGTGTCTTTTACTGAATCTTCTGCAACTTTTGAGTTTCTCTTATTATCATTTTTTCCTTTCAATGTATAACCTAGACTATCATCTTTTACTTCTACATCAAAGTATTCTTTAATGAAAGCAGATTGAGCACCACCTTTGTACATTTTGCTACCATCTAATAACGCATTGATGAAAGTTAATAGTGTTTTACCACCACCTTGTTTCTTTGCATATCCTTCATCACCTTTTTCTACGTTAAATCTAGCATCAGCTGAACCAACTTTTATAACAGTATCTTGGTTAAATAGTACTTGATACTTTGAGTCTTTTATTATATCCATTACAGCACTTTCCCATTTTTCAAATAATGCTTTATTTCTCCAAGGTCCTTTGCCACCAACTTGGTATCCATGGGGTGTTGCTTCACCACCCATATATTCATACTCTCTTTTGGTTCTTTCAGATACTCTACCATCTTGTCTTCCTGATGGAATACTTTCCACTTGATAAAGTCTATAAGCTCTGTTAAATATTTTAACAATTTCCAATATAGGGTCAATTCCTTCTATTATTATTCTAGTTGAATCTTTTGGGATTGATGATAATTCTTTATTTATAGCATCTATCTCTTCTTTAGTCATTATCCACTTATTTAGATAGTCTGCATTAAATATCTTATTGAATGTAATTCTGAACTCTGGTTCCTTTTTATCAGACTTTTCTTCGGTCTTTGGTTTCTCCTCTGTCTCAGTTTTAACTTCTTCGTCAGCTTCTTTTAATAGAATGAAATTTGAATATCTCATTAGAGACTCTTTTTTAGGTTCTTCTTTGTTTTCCTTTTCTTTTCTATAATCAGGAAGTTCCATTCCAGAATCAAATATCTCCTTAAGACTTATATTGAATCCATGTACTTCGTTTCCTAAATCTCCTAATTTCTGATAAAGAGAGTTTTCTTCAAACTGCGCGGTTCTTTTAGAGAATCTAGCTATTAGTTCACCAGCGACCGCTATTTTACTTCTGTCTTTTTTTAAATCCTCAATAGATTCTGTTAGTTTTCCAATATCTGGAATTGTCCCGGCTCTATCTCCCTTAAGACAACTGTATATCTCTTTGTATAGATTTGTTATTATATATGATGGTGAGTTTAAAACACCATCTTTACCCTTATCATTTGGGCTTGTTTTATAACTATTTATAAGCTCTTGTATAAAAGCAGGATTTATTGATAGTCCCTTATCATTTTTAACAAGTAGTTCTGCTGACTTCTTAAGCTTTTCTTTAGCTGGGTCAATATTAGTCTCTTCAGATTCAAATAATATTGATTCTACTACACCTTTTGATGCAATTGCTCCTTTTGGCATAGCTAGTACAACCTCCATAGGAGATGCTATTTTTGTATCTTCTTTATTTAACTTTATTGAATCAGTTTTTCCATCTTTTGATGGTGTAACTTCATATCTAACCGATTTGAATATTGATTTAAGTTCAATTTGAATAGGATTTTGTCTTTTTCCATTTAAGAATGGAACGACAGTAACCTTATCTCCTTCTATTTTTTGAACATATACTATGTGATTCTTTGAACCATAGTTTGCTAAATAGAAAGATTTTTCCTTTACGTTACTTCTATCAAATGTTTCTTTTTTCTTTTCCTCAGATGGTTTAGTTAATGTGTTTAATATGTTCAATAGATGTCCTAAGTTAGTCAACATAAGTTGTGACTTATCTTTGGATTCTGTTTTTTCTTCACCTTTAGATTCACCTTCCTCTTTTAATGATGATAAGAATTCTTTAATCTTCTCCACTAATTCATTTCTTAAGTCTTGAGAACCTTTAGATAATGATAGATTTTGTAAATCTTGGATGCAGGCATTTCCTGCTTTTTTAACTTCTTTAATATCGTCTGTATCTTCGATAGTTTTTCTAAAAATACCAAGTATTGAAGATATTAATGCTTTATCCACTTGTAAATTTATTTCGTCTGATTTCTTAGAACCATTTATAGTACCTTGTGTTAATAGTATATTAAATTGTTCGTTTAATCTTTCGATTACGGCATCCATTCTCACTAAGTCAACTCCTATTTGTACTTTTCTAATTACTGAATTAATCAATCTACCTAATAATGTATCTCCCCATGGAATTTCATTTGCCAATGGTCCGGAATCTTCATTAATTGGATTGTAGTTTGAGAACTTTTGTTTATTAAGAAAGTCTTCTCTAATCTTTAGATACTTCATTTTATAAAATGTATTTTATAGACTATATATAAAATTTAATTTCTCTAAAATTCATTGAAATTGTGGGTTCCCATAGTGTATTTTTTTCACTAAAAATTTGGTTATTTCAATAATATTCCTTATATTTGTATTATAAGGTTCGGATATATAGGTTTTATAGGGTAAAAAAATTACTATATAAATTTGGTTATATCAAAAGTATTCCTTATATTTGTATTATAACCACTAAAAAATAATCACAATGACAATGAATTCTGTAATATTAAAAGGTGTTGAAGTTAAAATCGGTGATACTGTAAGATTTATCAACGATGTAGACCTTTACAAAGGTGACTTTGAAGGTTTCCATACTATCGTTAAGCCTGAACTTGGTAAAGTTTATACTGTTAGAGGATTTAGTGATAACGGTGGTTTCTTACTTGAAGAAATCGTAAACGAACCAATTCCTGTTGAGGCTCATGGATTTGTTGATTTTGAAGAGCCAGGTTTCGCAATCTGGAGATTCGAACCAGCTAACCCATTAATCGCTGAGGTTAAAGCTGTCTTAAAGTCTAAGAAGAAAGTTCAAATCAAAATCGAGAAAGAACTTATCGAAAGACTTGAAGAAACCCTTGAATTGGTTAACTAAAATTCTATTATTTCCTATATCGTAAAAAACCGAGATTACTCTCGGTTTTTTTATTTTAAATAAATTTTTATTTCAAATACCTCATTTTTCTTAAAATTTAGAGGGTGGCTTGTTTCTCAGGATGAAATACTAATATATAATGAAGTAAATTTAAGTAGGATTATGAAATATTTAGAGTTAATCTATGGTGATAAGAAATACACAAATGAATCACAAATAAACGATATCCTTTCCAAAAACAAATTTTATTGGTTAATAGACTCGGAGATCGAGGATGCTGTTATAGAAATCAAAAAAGATACTATAATCTGGCATAATGGTAACTATTACTCTGGTAATTGGTACTATGGGATATTTAAAAACGGGCAATTTTACGGCAATTGGGAAAATGGAATATTTGAAAACGGCAATTTTAATGGAAAATGGATAAGTGGCATTAGGATATAATCTGTTAGGATATAAAAAAATAAAAAACCCTATGAGAAGGAAGAAATTTGCTGTAGACAGCAAAATACACAACTTATACACTGACAATGTTGTGAGAATAAGTAAAGACCAAAACGGGCACTATTTTGAAATTGGAAAGGAATTAACGACAGACATTGGTGAGGCAGTTGCCTTATTGATGAGACAAAAAGAAATGTGGAATGATCCAATATGGGACATGGAAATTAAAGGCGTTTCTTATGAGGAGATTTCACCAGAAAAAGCTTTATTTTGGTTAACTGGGGGTTACGCTGAGTGGAGAACACTCGAACATTACAACAGACCATGGTGTGATTGTTATTTAGAGTTTCAAGAAGAATTTGGAATTCTTATCGTGAACATCATTAAGAGGTCAAAAAAATTAAAAGACATAAGAGATAATTTTATCAAATACTTAAACTTACCTGTCCTATATGATTACGCAATCAAAAAGGATTTATTAAAATAATAAAAAAACCCACCAAAAACGGTGGGTTTTTATTTTTATATATAGATAATATGATGAGAACGGTTTGTAAGAATCCTTGGTGTAAAGCAACCTTTGACTATAAGGAAGAAGATATGATAGCTATTGACTCTGATGATGTCCGAGAATCAAAGATTGATGGTATTCTTGATGAGGTTAAGAAGATGCCTCCTCCACAATGTCCTAAATGTAGAAGTTTTAACGATGACCTTAGTGGTGGTGTTACTTGGAAGGAAAAAAAGTATGAAGGTAGTAGAATGGACGGGATGGCTCATCCAATATCGATTAAAATTAATAAGTTCTTTTAATGAAAGCTCATTTCTTTGACATAGACACTATATTGGTGGTTAATAACCAGCCTTGGGTTGTTAGTAAAGATAATCCAAATGTACCAATAATGAAGTTATCACAAGCTGATTTTAACCTATGTAAGAGTGGTATTTATAAATCACATGATAATAAGATAGAATTCAATGGTAAGACATTTTGGCTTTCAACCGATTTAATGAATAAACTAAAGGTTAAGTGTAAGAATAGTAAGGTTGATGTTTCTAACCTAGCTATATCTATGCAGGAATTTATGAATGGTGATGTTATATCTAACATAGATTATGATATAAACATGGATATACTACTACCTATTAAGAATACTAATGACGATTTGTATGTTATTTGTTCAAGAAATTCAAAGAGAAATTATGATACAATCATTTCTAAGGTAGAGGATAAATTAAAAGAAAATGGTATAGTTATAAAGAATTTCTACTTCATATCGGAAACCTTCTATAATAGAAACAGTGATGATATATCATATAAGAAAGTTAGATTGTTGTTACAACACTTGGTTGGTTATAAAACCGATGGTAATAAGTTCACTGATGAGGAAATAGAAAAGTATAATGAGTTATACTACTATGACGATGATAAACACTCTATTGCATTGGCTAAACAATCTAATGATATATTTCAAGTATTCTTATCTAATACTGAATCAAATATTAAATCGATGATAAAGGAATCAATAAAGGGTAAGGATAATCTATTAGTTATCAATGAAGTTACTCCTAATAAGCATAATAAGTTAATCTCAAGTAAGGTTGTTATTGAGTATAGTAATTTAATAAAGGCTTTTGAGAAATTTAATTGGAAACTTTAGTCCTTTTTCTTATTCATTGCTTCTTTAATCATTTCATTAAGCTTTCTGTTATCAATTATTTCACCTTCTGTACTTTCAGATGGTGCTTCTTGAGCTTTCTGAACTTCTGGATTCTCTGCAATTTCATTTAGACCTAAGTCTTTTCTTAGTTCTTTATAGAATTTTTCTAAATCTGTTCTCTGTGTTGATGAGAATTTGGCATTTTCTCTTATTTGTCCAATTGTTTGGTTGACAACCTCATGCATTCTGGCTGAATTATCACCGTTATCAACTTGTCTTAATTGAGATAGGAAGTTTTTCCTTGTCATTTTTGATAAGAAGATTGATTCGGCATATACCATTGCATCTTCTTTCATCTTATTCTTAATATAGGGATGTTCTTTTAATTGTGGTACGTCATTTAAGTATAAATCAACTAATGATTCTAATACATCCATGGCTTGTTGTGATGCAACTGTTAAATCAGCATCATAATCGTATATTTCTATTTCACCTAGATCTGGTAAATCCTCAGGTTTTGCAAGGTGTTGGGTTATATCAAACTCTTTGTTTTCTGACTGGATTTGTTCAAACTCATCCTGTAACCTATTTCTTTCATTTTCTGTTTTAGACATAGAAGAGTGGTTTTTTACAATATATATTAAAAATATACTTTTCCTATGGCTGTTAAAAAAGTGGAGAGGCAAATGGTCTTTACGACCAAATTAGTTGATGATGCTACAGATAAGATAAACGATGGTGTCGTTATAATGCGATACCAGAACCCGTGGCTTAAATCTGAAGTTGGAATAAGAAGATCTGGTGTGTCATTTAAAATGACTCCAGATGAGCAACAAGAATACATTAAGTGTGCCTTGGATGTACATTACTTTACTGAGAAATATTGTAAAGTTAAAACCGAGGATGGTAGTATAAATAATATAAAGTTAAGAGAGTACCAAAAAGAGATGCTTGATAACTTCGTTAATAATAGATTTAATATCTTAATGGCATCCAGACAGGTCGGTAAGACAATATCTGCGTCTATATTCATGTTACATACGATTCTATTCAATAATGATAAGAATATAATGATAGTTGCGAATAAAGGAGATACTGCTGTTGAGATTGTTGATAAAATTAAGTCTATATACACGTTATTACCATTCTTTTTGAAACCAGGTGTGAAGACTTGGAACCAAAAATCATTAACATTTGAAAACGGATGTAGAATAAAAACATCAGCTAGAACAAAGACTCCAGCGATCGGTTTTACTATTGACGTTTTATACTTAGATGAGTTTGCTCATATTCCTTCTAATATTATTGAACCATACTATACTGCGGCTTTCCCGACTGTATCAGCTGTTCAAAATTCTAAAATCATAATAACATCTACTCCAAATGGTATGAATCTATTCCATAAAATATTAACGGATGCTGAAAGACCAGATGGTGACCCATTGAAGAATAACTATAAGGCATTAAGGGTTTATTGGTATCAGGTTCCTGGTAGATTCGTTACTTATATAAGGTTAAATCAGCATAAACTATATGAACATGGTGTTACTAAAGAAGATATATTCAAGATCGTAAACGATACATTTGGTGAAATTACTAAAGTTGAGATGAAGTTTATAATGGACTTACAAAAGGATGTAATATATGTCTATAATAGTGAACTTTGTTCTGATGAAGATGTTAAATCATTGAAGTTTATAGATAAAGATGATAGAGAGATATCTTTCCTTTCAATAGCTGAGATGACAACTTGGAAAGAGGAAGCAATAAAAGATATTGGTGGTGAGGATGCCTTTAACCAAGAGTATGGTCTAAGATTTATTAACTCAAGTAAGTCATTGTTGAATGAAAAAATAATCGATGAGTTACTAAAGAGTAAAAAGAACTATGTGTTTGAACAGATACCTGAATTCGATAGAAAGCTTAGATTCAGTTATAGTGACTTGAAATGGGTTGATGATGACGATGTATTTATGCTTATTCAGAGAAAAGACTTAAAAGTTGTACTTTCTGTCGATATTTCAGAAGGACTTGGTCAGGATTACTCTATAATAAACATATTCAAAGTGTCTCCTAAGCCTAAGGATCTTTGCGAATTACAAAGACCTTCTTATAAGAGTATTGTTGACTTTTTCAGATTGGAACAAATTGGAATATTCAGAAGTAACTTCGTTTCAGTTAAACAATTAGCTGAGTTATTATATATGATTGTTTTTGAATACTTTAACTATGAGAATGTTAAAGTGGTTCTTGAGTTGAATAACTATGGTAATGCCTTATTGGCTGAAATGCCACACGTTTTTGATGGCAATAATAACTATGGTTCTTCTGTTTTCTTCAGATATAAGCACAGAGCTGATTCAACTGAAGAGAAAGTAGGTCTGAAAGTTGGTGATAATAAGAACTTAATGGTTAAGGATTATCAAGATTTAATGTTAAGTAAAGGGTTTGTTATAACCAATGAGGATAATATCAGAGAAATAACAACATTTGTTAAGCACGTTACATCATCTGGTAATGTTAGATACGCTGCTGATGTTGGGCACGATGATACTGTAATGACCGTTGTCAACGCAACTACTGTTTTTGTTAGAAATGACTTTAGAGAGATGATAGAAGAGTTCTCTACGAAGATGAATGATAAAGGATTTGTTAATTATGTTAATGAGTGCTTGAAAAACATGGAATATGTTGAGGGTGTTGATTATGGTCAAGTTCTTAGGATAAGAAGGCAACAAATGACTAGATATAAGGGAAGTAAGAATTCCTGGTTTGGTGGGCAATAAGAAAGTCCTATTTTTCAATAGGACTTTCTAAGACTTGTCAGGTTCAACCCCTGTCATAGACTTATCAGGTTTGACCCCTGTCTTAGTTAATTTCCATCGTTACAGATAGACCAGCTGAAGCTAATTTCTCTTTCATTTCAGAGATAGTCTCAAGGTCTCCATACTTTACGTCACATTTACCATTAAAATGAACGATGTGTGCACATTGAGATGCTTGTTCATACTCATGTTTGCAAATCTGCATTAGACAAGTGATTACCCAGACAAATGAATTCCAATCATCGTTATGTAATGTTAAACGATAAGGCTTTGAAAGAATTTCTTCCACTTTTGACTCAGTTTTCTCTTTAGTAATAGTCGACATATTTTTTCTATTTTTTTTGTATATATTATAATTTATAAGTTTTCAATTGTTGTTATTTTCTTATTTACAACATCAACAATGTTGATGTCTGCTCTTTGACCAACTGCCCATTGTTTGAATTTCACCAAATGTTCGTGTCTGTCGTCATACATTGTTAACTCCTTAACCTTCAACTCTTTCATCTTTTGTTCAAAAAGTCTTGTCTTGAAGTTATATGTATCACCACCCCAGTTTAGCCAAATTTCATCGAAAGTTATGTTATTTTGTTCAAGGATTTTATCAATGTTCTTTCTCATACCTTGAGACTTCTGTAATCTACCAGTAGCCATTATTACATAAGCATCTGGGTCAGCCATAGCTTCTTTATATCTTGCTAAAACCCACTCATTTGCAGGGATATAGAAAACTTCTGTGTTTAAGCTTTCTGCTTTACCCCACCATCCTGTGTGTGGGAACTCGAACCCGGTCTTTTCTCTCCAGACTCTTCTACCTTCGTGTGGTTCAGGTGTGTGAAACATAGTTCCATCGAAGTCAAAAACTATTAATTTAGTGTACATTGTGATATCTATTAATTCTAAAATACAAATATATGAAAAATATGGTAAATTTCCAAAAATATAAGGAAAAGAACACTTATCTAATATATAAACCAAAAGAAAAAGTTTTTATGAATTTAAAATTGGATATTAAATCTATACTAATTCTGGTACTTTTGGGGTTCTCTATTGTGTTTTTTGCACTTTGGTACTTTAAGGGAGATGATACTAAAAGTAGAATAAAGGAGTTAGAGAACATCAATAAGAATATTGAAATACAAAGAGATTCTTTGAAGAATGTAAATAAAGTACTTAAGGTCGATTTTGATGACAGACAAAAGGATATTGAGGAGAGAGATAATCAAATCAAGTCAATTGAATTAGAACTATCTAAGACCAAAAAAGATTTAGTTGTTGCTAATGGTAAGGTAAAAGAGAAAGAAAAAGAATTAGCAGATACTAAAAAGAAAATAGAAGAATTAAAAAAGAATCCTATTAAGAGAGATGATGATGATTTAATTAAATCTCTTAAAGACAAATTAAAGTAATTTATGAAGAAATTTATATTATTGATGATGTTGATTATGACCTCATTAGTGTCATTTTCACAAACAGACTATCCTAAGATAGAAACAGACTCATCAGGCCATAAGATAGTTATTATGACTATTGAACAGGCTCAAAAAGTAGACAATAATCTGGAAATATTGAAATTGTTACAAATACAAGGTAGTGAGTGTGATAGTCTTAATACTGCTTACCTAAAGGTCATTGATAAAATGGGTAACCAAATATCACTATTGGAATTGGATGTTAAAAAACTTAAGGAACAATTAGCTGATAAAGATGCTCAGATTGTTAATCTTCAAACAAGACTATCTAATATGGAGGAGGCTAATAAGTTATGTGAGCAACAAAAGAGTAATAAAGATGAGGAGATTAAACTCTTAAAGAAAGAGGTTAGAAAACAAAAGCTACAAAAGGTCGTTGGATTCGCTGTTGGTGTGGTTGGAGTAGTTGGTGGAATATTGATTATGTTAGTTCATTAAATGTAAAAAAATCACTTTTTGGGATTAATATATAAAGTACAAAAAATATTTTAGTATAATGAAGCATATTAGAAAATTTGAAAGCTATCGTGTTAAAAAACATAGAGAAGAGATAATTAAAGAATCTGTTCTACAAGTTAACGATATCTACAAAGTAAAGACAATGATTGATATTCCTCAATCATTAATCAATGCTTATGTTAAAAAGGTTAAAGATACAACTGGTAAGAATTTAAGACAATTCTTCGGGGATGTTGATATTGCTGAAGAAATTGTTAAGTATATAAACTTAAACAACCTTGATGTTGATAAAATTCCTGGTGGTGCGTTAATGGGTGGTCAAACTCAGACACAAGGTCAGGGTCAAATGGCTCCACAGGCTCAAACTGAACCAATGGCTCAAACTCAACCACAAGCGCAAGGTCAAGCACAACCACAGGCACAAGGTCAAGCACAACCTCAAGCACAAGCTCAGGGACAAGCTCAAGCTCCTCAAGTACAAGTACAAGGAGAAGAAGGAGCTCAGTCTTTTGAAGAACCACAAGCACAAGCTCAACCAGCTCAAGGACAAGCACAAGCTCCTGCACAAGGACAAGCTCAGGCTCCTGCTGAAGGTGAGGAAGAAGAGGCTCAAGGTGAGGGAGAAGGTGAAGAAGGTGAAGAAGAACTTCCACTTTAATTATAAGATAAGATTTAGAAACCCATCAAATTTTGATGGGTTTTTAATGAAATGAAATTACCATCAAAATGATTATCAAGTTATGAAAAAATGTTGTAGATGTAAAGAGGAAAAAGACTTTTCTCAGTTTGGGAGACTGAAGAGTAGTAAGGATGGATATAGACATGATTGTAGGTTATGTAGAAGGGAGTTTTCGATGATAAATCGGGATAAGATTACTGAGTATAAAAAATCACACTACGCTATTAACAGGGATGATATTCTCTCTAAGAATAGAGAATATTATATAAAAAATAAAGAAAAAATGGATTCCTATATAAGGGAGTATTGGAAAGATGAGGATAATTCGCAAAGGAGAAGTAGGAATTATCAAAAGTGGAAAAAATTAAATATTGACCATGTGAGGGAGTATAAGAGAGGATACTATAAAGATGTTACAATGATGGATCCATTGAAGAGACTTAAATGTAGTTTAAGAAGTTCAATTAGAAGATTTCTGAAAAATAAAAATGAATCAAGTGAGTCTATTTTGGGTTGTTCCTATGGTGATTTTATAGTTTATATAGAGTCAAGGTTTGAATCATGGATGAATTGGGATAATTATGGTCTATATAATGGGGAAGAAAACTATGGATGGGATATAGATCATATAGTTCCGCTATCCTCCGCAAAAAACGAGGAAGATATAATCAAGTTAAACCATTATAGCAATTTACAGCCACTTTGTAGTAAAGTAAACAGAGATATTAAAAATAATAGAACGGATTACTAATATATAATATATGTATATAAAAAGATTCGAGAGTTTTTCAGATGTTGATACTTTGATGATTGTAGATGTTCAAAAAAGTTTCCGTAAATTTTTTACAGAAATGTATGTTAATGAATTAAAAAAGTATTGTCATAATTTTAAAAATGTTTATCAGATTTTTGATAACCACGTAGATGGTAAACAGGTTGATAAAGACTATTTGTACCAAAGTTCACCTGACGTCCCAGTTCATGATGATTTGTATCATTTCCCGAATCAAAGGGACATTATAGAAAAGAGATATAATTATGATGTTGATATCGACTTTTATAAGAAAATACTAAGTAAAAATGTCTATGATGAGATAAAATCCAAGGAAGGCAAACTACAAAAAGGTAATTATTTTCTAACAAATGAAGGAACTATTATCGTATTCATTGGTAATAGGCATCAATGGTTCCATTGTCCAATTAAGCTATATAAACTACTAAGTGGTATGAGTGGAAAGGAAATAACGATAGTGGGTGGGGCTGATTCAGAATGTCTGGAGGATGTTGTTACGACAGCTGAATCACTTGGTGTTAAAGTGAAGAGGGACCATAAATATATATACTCCGCTAATCATTGTCCTATAAAATAACTATATAGTATATGAAATATTTGAAGAAATTTAATGAGAAATTTATCGATGATCCAGAACCAATGGACATACCAGAGTCGGCTTACCTCTACACTGACTTTTCACAGATAGAAAATGCTGGCATGGGGTTATATACTGCTATAGATATAAATAAGGGAGAAATAATTGCAGTTTATCATGGTGAGATACTAAGCGATGAAGAGGCAGATGAGAGGGTGGAGAACGATGATGATCAATATTTTATGGAATTACCAAGTGGTGAAATTTTAGACTGTAAATTTACAGATGGATTTGCTAAATATGCTAATGATGCTGAGGGTGTTCCCACTAATTTTAAAAACAACTCTTATATTGGAATTGATGATGACGATAATGTTGTATTAATTGCTAAGAGAAATATTAAAGCTGATGAAGAGATATTTACTGGATACGGTAAGGCATATTGGAAAAAACACGCCAGTGGTTTATAAGTTATCTACAAATTTATATAACTTCTTAAGATACTCATTTTTCTTATAATTATCATTTGTCATTGCGTAAACAACAAAACAGAAGTATTTTAACTTCTCTATCAAAGTATTCTTATCAATCTCACCACCTACATATCTAAATTCAACATAGTTGTGTTCTAACTTTAATAGATTGAATCCGAAGTTCTTCATTCCCCAATCTTTTATTTTCCTTGTTAGGAAATCACTGAATATTAATTCGACTGAATTGACATCCTTCATATCTAATGACTTCTTTAGTTCTTCTTTTTCTTCGGGATTCATTTTATTTATTTCAGTCATAACTGATCCACAGAAATTATTATTATATCTCCAATCCATATTCTTAAATACGAATGGTAGACTATTATCAGATTTGAAGTCATTTATCATTAATATACCCTTTATAGGATTCCAATCTACCTTTTCAGAATTAACACCAATGTTTATGTGTAGTCCAGTTCTTGATGAAAACTCCCAGTAGTTCTGCTTTGATAAGTCATCATAGAAGTCATTTATCATCTCTATACCTTTTGATATACCAACGACAAATGTTTTTGGTTTTATTTCTATTCCTCTTTCAAGAGTTGCATCTTCAACAAAGTCCATATAGTCTCCCCATTTCTTTGTGAAATTCGGAAGTTCTTGTTTGGCTTTCTCTATTAGGTATTCCAAGTCTTCTCCGGATATATGACTAAGTAGTATTGACTTTGTGAATCCAGCTATTTCCATCTCTTCTATATTATCATATGCGCCCTCGTCAAATAAATGATAGAAGTCTTCATTTGAGACAATCCCATCATTAGTCATCTCAAGTAAACTGTCTATTAAGTCATCAACTAATTGTTTTGACTTTCTTTTTCTTAATCTAAGTTCAGTTTTAACTATACTCTTAATGTCTTCTACGATGTCATCATCCTCTAATATGGTGAAGTCTAGGTGTATATTACTTTTATCCTGAGTCTCTATCTCAAATTCAAACGAGATTGTAAAATAGTCATTTTTGGATTCTATTTCTGATATGTCTCTTGGATTTACTTCCTCGAATAGATTATACCTGGATATATGTCTCATTATCTATATATAAAAAATAATATATACCAATTATGAGTCAATTTTCGAGTATAGAAAAAGGATGTGAGTGTTGTGGTAATAAACTTATTATTAAATCAAATAGGGATATAACTAGAAAGAGATTTTGCTCTACATTTTGTAGAAACTCACAAACACAGAAAATAAAATGGGAAAATATATTATATCGAGAAAAAATGATATTATTGAACTCTATCCCAAACCCAAAGAAAGGTAGACCAGGTATTAAAAGAGTTCAAGTGATTCAAAAGTGTATCAATTGTGATAATCACATTATCAAGACAAATGCTGAAATAAGAACTGGTCATAAAAAATATTGTTCGAAACAATGTAAAATTGACTACTTCAGCAATGTTAAATATGTGAATTTGGATAAATTTAAAATTTATAGGAGAAAAGTAGATAGATTAACGAAGAAAATTAAGTCTATATTACTTGAGAAATGGAATGGATATGATTATTATGATGGTGAATATATCTTAGATAATTTTAATTTAAAATATACACATGGTGATTATCCAACTGTTGATCATAAAGTTTCTGTGTATTATGGGTTTATAAATAATATACCACCGGAAGAAATATGCCAAATAGATAATCTATGTTTTACTAAGAGGAGAATAAACTCAACAAAATATAACAAATCCAAGTATGAAAATTAATGAAGTCGCAAAAAGTCAACAACAAATGAAGTACATATATGCAATGAGACATAAATATGGTACTAAGAGAAAGGCTCCCAAAAATATGAAGTGGGTTTTTGACGAAGAGTGGACAAGTGGGGTTAAAATGAAAAAATTACCAAAAAAAGTGAAAAAGAAAAATGAATCACGTATAATGAATTTCAATTCATTTGTTAATGAATCGAGAGGTCATGATGAATTTACTATGTCTGATATGGAGTTTGTAAAAGACCTATATGATGAAGGAATGACAGACATTAAAGATATCGCAAGAGAATGTGAAGGTATACTATCCAATAGAAGTGTTGGAACGGATTGTGAAGACACAGTTAAGGATATATTATTTGCATTAAAAAGATCAGGTGAGATAAATGAATCTGAACATTTTGATGAACATGATGATGAGCATTCTGGGTGTGGATGTCATATCTGTAATTGTGTAGGTGGGTGTAATTGTGGATGTTGTTGTTCTGATAATACTGAAAAGGAAGAAAAAGATGAACCTTGGTATGACCCAGAAGATTGTGAAGATTGTAGATCAAGTATGGAAGAAAGTGATATTGAATATACACCGGATTTCACTTGGAAAGACGGATGTTGGCATTGTGACCACTGTAATAGACCATTATAATAAAAAAGAGTCAGATTATTCTGACTCTTTTTCTTTTAGTATATTACTAATCAATTCATCTCTGTGTTCTTCCGTGTAGTCGAGAAATGTACCAAGAGAATCCTCCATGACATTTGCAGACCTTCTCTCTCCCTCTTTCTCATTTCTGTATTCTAACTTCCACTCTGAAATAGGGTTCATTTTGATTACCCATAGGTATTTTGGATCACCGAGATCTTCTACTTTTGTTCCTTCTTTTAGAATGAATGAGTTTTCATATAGTGACTCATCTGGTGTGAAATATCCTAGTTTAGCATTATTGTATTTTTCGTAAACCGCCTCAAACATATCCTCGTATATATTATATGGAAAGATTGATTGAAGCCAATCTTTTAGTTCACTCATTCGGTCATTTGAGTATATCTTAGTATTTCTAGGATTTTCTGATTTAGACCAAAATGTATCACATTTGAAGTATTTAACCCCTTTTATTTCTACAAATAATACCGCTCTCATTATTTCAACTCATTTAATTTATTAGTTACAATGTTCTTTATTTCCGTTTTATCTGTTTTTCCGGAAATAGCCTCACTAATTTTATTAAATTTTTCTCTCATTGTTTTGAAGTTCTTAATAGATTTCAGCTTATTTGAGTTAGTCGCTGGGTAATTCAATGATGTGTAGCTAGGTATTAAAAACAATTGGTGTTTGATAACACATTTTGTATTATTACCATAGTACGAAATCATATCATTAACATTGGTCACTGATACTTTGTCTCCATTGATTACGATGTAGTTATCACCTTCTACTAATACTTTGTAGAATTCTTCCTTAGTTGTTTGGAATAAGTGATTTGATGTTTTTGTTAAGTAGTTAATTACTTCTGATTTGATTTGTTCTGTTGTTTTCATAATTGTAAGTTTATTTTTTGGTTGTTAATTTAATTATTTGTTTACCTCTTTGATTGATATTTTTCCATTTGATCTTGAAAGAGGTTGAATCAAGACCACCGAACATTTTGGCATTTGAGTGTATCTCCGCTAATCCGACTAATAATAATGTTAAGTGATGTGGATTTTGGCAAAATTCTTCCACTCCTTCTGATTTTAACAGATGGATATCCATGTCATGTTTAATTAATTCGGATGCTATTTTATCATCGAAAATCTCACTGAATACTTTGTGTGATACTTCAGCATGACTTGGGAAATGTTTTTTTCCATCCTTATCCACCTCTACACAATATGGTTTCCCACAATCGTGTAATACTGTGTAATATTTGATAGTTTTATCAGATGGTAGATTGTTAATGAATAAATCTTTATTTTCATATAACCAATCTGGTAATTTCCAGTCGTATTTTAATGGTGTGTTATACTTTAAGTGATTTATTAAATCAAAAGTATAGTTTTTAACGGATATACCGTGCTCTAATACAGACTGACCTTGAGTCTGTTCACATGATTTCATGTCTTTAATTAGATTCTTGAATTTAATCTACTTCATATTATTTTATTTTTTCTTTAACTACTTTTAATAAATGTGGATATAACCACTTTTCGTCTTTTAATTCAACTTCATCTACTAATCCACCATCAATCATTTTTTTCAGTTTTCCTCTATCTATCTGAGATGTTGGATCAATTGAGTTGCTTTTCTTAATGATGTTTCCATTTTCTAATTGAATAAAAACTGTATTTTTTGGAAAAGTGACTGAATTATTTTGGTAATTATACCATTCATATTCTTCTTTTAATTTCCAAGCTTTCAATTCATATTTTTTTGGCTCTTCTTTTTCACTAAAAATTCTTTCTATTTTACACTGTCTTTCATATTCTTTATCCAATCTATACAGTGGTATTATTCTGTATTCCCAATTTTGGGATTTATACATTTTGAGATATGCGCCCATTGCTGAATCTTTACTATTGTAGATTCTGTGGTTCCAGTGATTGTACCACTCTGTCCAATTTCCATTGTAGTTTGTTCTTGATTCAATAGCCCATCCATATGGTTTTATATCTGCTGATGTATGTTGTATCTTTACATCTAATGAATCATCGATGATATACTCTTTACTATCAACAGTTACGATATTTGGTTTGTTGAATATTTTTTTGATTTTATTTGCTATTTTCATTTCCAATCTCCTTATTTTTTAATAAAAGTGGTAAGCTTCTTAATTTTTTTCTAATTTCTGGTGTTCCGTAGAGGCAAAGAGATGTCATCTCATCTACGTCAGGTTCATAGAAGATTACACTTGGTGTTAATTCTTTAAATTTTTCGTAAAGTTTTTTTAACTCAAACTCGTTTTTGACACCTAAGCAGATGATAGAGTTTGATTCCAGTTTCCATTTAGCAAATGTTTCTGGGAATTCAAATGCGAAGTCGGCGATTGAATGTGTTGATTGTACCGCTTGGTACCCTGGTGATATATCCTCTCTTGTGATAATCACTAGTTTTGTTTCCTCGTTGTTAATCTAGTTTTTCATATTGTTTGTTTTTTTGTTTAAAATAAAAAATCTCCTTATCTGTGACCTGTCAATACTTGACAATTAACTCATTAAACTTAATGCATCGAGGCAAATAAGTTGAGTAGTCCCAGTTAAGGAGATTCCGAATTTTATATGTGTTAATCTACATCATTTTCATTTTATTATAGTACAAATATATATTAAAAGTTTTATACCTCCAAATTTTTTCAAAATTATTTTATGATAGCATAAACTTCATAGTCTGTTATTTGGAATTTTATTTCCATCATCTCTTGATAATTTTCTGGATCAGAAAAAAATTCAACAGTTAGCTCAAAACTTGTATTTGTTAATTCGGGTATGTACTCATATATCTGTTCTAGTAAATTTCTCTCTACTGCTTCTGCTGAAACTCTTGTTTGATGTAATAGTTTGGGTAAATCGCCACCAAAGTTCGGTTCACCCAATACTTCACCTTTATTTGTGAATATTATCATCTCATACTTCTGTACAATTACCCTAACTAAATCATCTTCAATTAACTTCTTATCGGTGAATCTTGGATGACCTTTATATCCTATGTAAAAATCTATGAAATTAAAATTTGCCATAAATTATATATTAATTTAATATATACTTGTATGAAATACATCCGAAAATATAATGAATCTGAGAGTGCATATGGTGCCAAAGAGAAGATTGAGAAGTGGAGAAATGATATAATAAAGAAGTTGGTATATTATCATAATAACTTTAGTGATAATTTATCAAAGGAAATAGAACAATTCACTTGGGAATATGAAGACACAAATACTTATACTGAAGTTGATGGTGTGATTGATGCGGAATGTGTTTCTATGTTAATTGATAATGTTCTTCAAGACTGGGTTAGAAACCAGGATAAGTTTTTGGAGTTATATTATGATATTCATCAAACTTTGAAGAACAGGGGAGAAGACTTAACTGAACAATTGAAAGAGATATTTGCTGATTATTTAGATGATGACTCTTTAAGAGTTCGTATTTATAGAACTGCTGATAGCTCAGACGATAGATATGAAATTAGTATAAGTGGTGAAGATAATATGTTCAATAAGATTTCATTCAATGAAATTGTGAATAGAACAAAAGATATTGGGTTATCTAAGTTTAGATATTCTGGAGATGACAGTAGTATTTCTTTCTCTTTTTGGAAAGAAGTGGATGATAACTACGATGATGTTGAAATTGATGATTAAATCAATATATCCCTAAGTTTACCAATTATTGTCATTCCCAATACTATTGGGTCTGTATTTGTTTCCAATTTAGAGGTGTAGTCAGCAATAACATAATTACATTCAAATAACTTGTCTATATTTTTACCTTCTGATATAGACCAATCTATAAATGGCTTACCTAATATAGAGACCATTGAATCTATCTTCTCGGCTCCAAAATTACTCATTAGGAAGTGGTATGTTTTTTCATAGTCAACATCTTTATCATATAATAGACTATATAATTCCAATTTAAGTTTATTGGATACATTAGAAGATGATTGTATAAGTCCACCAGTGTTCATGAAATTCTGGATACTTACCATTATTCCTCTGAAGTCGGGAAACTTTTTATTTATAATCGATACCAAGTCTTCTTTAGATATTGTTACTTCTTCTTTAGGTAGAATTGTATTTTGTATTCTTTTATACATCTCTGTCTTCAAGAATTTTTCTTCTTCAACATCTTGACAATCAAAGTTAACTTCTATGAATCTTGATCTAATTCCTGGTGTTATCTTATTTAAGTGATTGGTTGTTAATATGAACCTAACATTCTTGTGATACTTTTCAATAAATGCTTTGAACGCATCTTGAAATTGTGTAGATACTCTCTCGAACTCATCTAAAAATACATATTTAATATCCGAATCTGAATCCATCATCGGAGTCACTTTACAGAAATTTTCTATCTCTGATCTTAAGACATCAATAGATGTAAACAATGAACTATTCAATTCTAAAAATGCTTTGTCCTTTGTGTACTTACCGATTAATACTCTCGCAAGAGTCGTTTTTCCTGTTCCATAGTGACCATGAAATATGTAGTTACTATTTACACCTTTTTCAAATTGTTTTTTTATTCTAGGTAATAGGATTGTATCGTCTATTGATTTTGGACGCCATTTTTCCCATAAAAGAAGTTCGTTTGTATTTGACATAGTTAATATATTGTTGATCGGAGGGAAAGTTTAATTTTTATATATACAGTATGATTGGTGAAAGGTTTAATTTTGAAGACGTATTTTTCCGTGATTTGACAGTGTGTGTATTGGATACACTTGAAGGTCAAGTTAAATGGTTAAATAGGTTTGCGGCGGGAGATAACTATGTTAATGTCCCATTTTACTACTCTTTAACTGGAGATGAGAGGTTTCTATTAGATTCTTTTCAAGATGATGTTGTTTCACAAAACAGATTTGTTGAGTTAAACACAGATATTGTCCCAAGAGGTCACTTAACTATGACCGGATTTAATATAAAGTCAGATGAATTTGCTAATCCAAATGTTTGGCTTAGAATGGTTATTGAAAATGAAGTTGAAATAAGAAAGGTTTTGGCAAAAGTTAGAGCTATTCCTATTTCAGTTAATTTCGACTTAGCTATTATGGTAAATAGTGAAATCGATGTTTTTAAGTGTAGTCAGGCTATAATGGATACGTTGTGGCTTTATAGATATATGTATTTTGAACATAACTTCATGAACATAGATGCTATAATGATAATGCCAGATACAGAGCAAATTGAGATAACAAGGGAGAAGAATATGTCGAGTGATAATGCTATAAAGTTATCATTATCATTTGAAGTTCATACATATTATCCAGCTTTGAGAAAAGACAGAATGGGATCAAATGGAACTGGACCAGCGACTGGGCCTGGTGGAACAGGTGGACCAGGAGACTACTTAAATACACAGTCTGGTGTAACTCCTTCTGACCAGCAGGGTTCTTACTTGAATCCTTCGTATGCTATAGTTCCTAAAAGAACAAGATGGTTCAACAATATATTGAAATCTAGAGAGAGTTCTACCGCTAGACCAAGTAACCCAAATTCAGAAAATGACAATACTAATCAGTAAAAGAAAAATGGTAAAAATTGACATTTTGGAACTAATATATAGTTTATATAAAAAATAACATTTTAAAGTATGAAGAATCTTAAACTAGAGCTGTTTAACTTCAAAAAGAACCTTTCTCTTGATCAAGAAGAAGTTTCAAGAATAGTTGAGGCACATTTAAATTCATGTAATGACTTATCGGAAAAGACTATTGTGCTTTCGCTAAACGAAAGACTTAAGCCATATACATATGATAAGGATGTTAAATCTTTGCTAGAAGGTTTAAATGATGATATGAAAAATTACGAACTTGTTTATGAATTAAAGAACCTATACAGCGTTCTTAGCTCAAAAAACCAGGGAGAACTTTACAGACAACCTATCAATGTTTTGTTACAAACAATTAATCTTGAGTCAGATCAAGATAGAATGTCTAAGATTCTTAATGAATTGGCAGTATATGACTGGGTTCCAGAAATAAAATTATTTGTTCATAACTTAACAAAATCTCCTGAACAAAGATCAAACCTTTTAAGTGGTGGTAAAGGAGAGTCAATCTTCACTATTGTTGAACAAGTTGAAGATGGTCACATAGCTCTTGTAAAAGATTCTTGGTTCATTTTAAATGAAAATACAATTGAGAAGACATTACTTGAGACTCATGTTAAGGATGAAGAAACTCTTAGAACTTTAAGAATGTTAGAAACAGCTATGAAGTATGCTTATGTTACTGAAGATAGAGTTAATTTCAGAATTTCTGAATATTTAACCATCGGTCTTGCAGTTAATGAGAAAGGTGGTATCTTCATTAATGATGATGAAATGAACGAAGAGACAACTCTTGAAAGTTTATTCTCATCTCCAATTGTTCCTATCGTGAACAAAAACTTCTACCCATTATTAGTTGAAGTTTCTAAAAATTTATCTAACTTCGTTGAATTAGACGTTGTTAAGAGAATTTCTAACTTAATTAACCCATACTTAGAAGTATTTGCATTTAATTATAAAAACAGTACATACTTATACAGATGTGATGAGAGATATGGTAACTCATTCTTCAAATATGAGTCAGCTCTTGAATTAGTTAACGAAGTAAGAAACGAGTTAAACTATGATTTAACATATTTCTATGAGAATAGATTAGATAAAGAAGTAGTTGCTAAGAAAAAACTTGAAGACAAAGAAAGAGAAATTTCTCTTAAATTAGAAGATGTGAACTTTAACATTTCAAAAGTTAAAGGTTCTATTCAAATGATTGGAGAATCTCAAGTATTATCACAAGCATTAGGTAATCTTGAAAAGAGAAAAAATTCTTTAGAGACTGAACTACAAGCTGTGAAAGAATTACAATATAAAGAAAGAATTAAACTTTAATTTATTATTTTAATATCATGAAATTAAACCCTGATTTTTTAATCGGGGTTTAATCTTTTTAAAAAATACTAATATAATGATTAAAGCATTCCACATAGGGGAACCCTAAAAAAATAAATGCTTAATAATGTATCTTAATAATAAAGATTTGTATGTTGAAATAATAGTATCAAAGGCACAAGGAAAACTTACCAGAAACGCTGAGAAAATGTTAGAGTTGTTGGCTAAAAAAACAATTAAAAAGATGAGATATTGGTCTAACGATGATAAACTTGATTGTTATCAAAGTGGACTCTTAGATATGTTTCAAAACTGGTATAACTTTAATGAAGAAAAATCTGTAAATGCTTTCGCATACTTCACAGAAGTCTTTAAGAGAGGTATCGCTAAAGGATATAACGAACTCTATAAGAAGAAAGGTGACAACGAACATCTAATAAAACTAATTTCAATAGAAGGTTCAAATGAAGGTCAAGGATTACACTCACTCTAGTGTTATGGTCACTGACCTATTTACTTATGATATGGTTACTGATCCGGGATTTTCCGACTCTAAATTAGAGATGCCTTATGAACTTTGGATTAAACTTAGAAATAATGAGAGAAAGAGATTAATTTCAAATATTTTAGACAAAATAAAAAAACCACTCGATTGAGTGGTTTTCTTTTTATTTCTTTTTGTATCTTTTACTTTCCATTGTTTCTGATGAGGCTACATTTCTAACAGCTGGTTCTTCTACACCAACCATTCTGCTTTTACCTCCTTCAGTTGCGTAACTTAAAGAGTAAACACCAAGTTCAACATCTTCATTTTGATTAGCAATGAATTCCATTTTATCTTCAGCTTCTTCTTGAGAATTAGCTCTTACAGTGATATCACAAGTGAATGTGTAATAGTTATTCACATCTGTATCTTCACCCCAATTTTGTTTAGGTTTTTGTTCATATAGTTCGTTGAACTTCTTAATCTTCATAATAATGAATTATTTTTTAATAATGTATATATTATTTTTTATAACGTAATTTATATATAAAAAACAAAAACCCACTTTTCAGTGGGTTTTTTTATTATGCCAATTCATTTATTTCACTGAATACTGTTTCAAGCATTCTATTTGATACTAAATAAGGGTCGCAGTTTGAGGCAGGTCTCCTATCTTCAAAATATCCTTTCTTATCAACTATTGCCTGAGCTGGTATTCTGATTGATGTGTCTCTTGTGCTATATCCATAGCTAAAGTCATGTATACCTGATGTTTCATGTTCACCGGTTAATCTTTGTTCATTGTGTAATCCATATACATCAATGTGATTTTGATGATTTTTTTCAAGTTTAATCATCGATTCTTTTATTATATCGATACCACCTTCAGATCTCATTTCTTTAGTCGAGAAGTTAACATGACATCCTGTTCCATTCCAATCACCTTTGATAGGTTTTGGGTGAAGAGATACATTGACATTATGTTTTTCTGCCACTCTTTGTAATAGATATCTAGATATCCATAATTGATCTGAACCATTTAATGCGGTTACTGGTCCAATTTGATACTCCCATTGTCCTAAAAGAACTTCTGCATTTATACCAGATATTTCTAAACCTATATTTAAACATAGATTCATATGTTCTTCTACTATTTCTCTACCAACAACAGTATCAGCTCCTATTCCACAGTAATAATCACCTTGTGGTCTTGGAGTTTGACCTATTGTAAATCCTAATGGTAAACCAACTCCCTCAGAAAATGGTGAAACTGGTTTGTGTGTCAGTGTGTATTCTTGTTCCCATCCAAACCAAGGTAATTCTGATTTTGGTGAGTTTTCATTTATTCCTAGTTCTTTTAATCTATTTACTAGTTTGTGTCTGTTATTTGATTCGTGTGGTGTTCCATCTGGACTCATAACTTCACATAAAACTAATTTAGAACCATTATTTCTAAAGGGGTCGTTTACTACAAATACTGGTTTTAATAAACAGTCAGTATTTTTGCCTTTTCCAGATAAAGCTTGTTTTGTTGAACTTCCATCAAATGACCAAATTGAATAGTTTGATGGGTCATTGTTTTCAATGGGTTCAGATATTTTTGTCTTACTTCTCAGTTGTTGTGGGTTATTCCCATCCAACCAAATGTACTCTAACATGATTTTATTCATATGTATGGTTTTATTTTTGTTTATTATATTAATTTTTAAAACTTAGTTTCTTCCAAAACATACAATTTTTATAAAATGAGATCGATGAATAAAGTAATTTTACAATTTTGGGAAGAGTCCGAAAGAGGATGGGGAACTAGACCTGATGGGTGTTCACTTCATTTAGACATTAATAGTAGAAACTCATATGTTGAGAAAATATATGAAGATAGAAAGTCATCTGATGTTCCAGATGAGTATGATAGAATTGTAGGTGAACCAATAGACGCTTTTATAAGTGATGTTATGTTTGCTAGAGTTAAGTTGAAAACTAATGTTAGAATACACGAGCATGAGTTAAATAATTTAATGAATATGGCAGAAATAATAGTTAAAGATGATAAATAGTATTTTCTATATTCTATTGTTTCTATTCATTTGGAATGAATTCTATTATGTTAGAAATAGAAACAAATTAGCTACTAAATTTAGGGATAGGGCAATTGAGTCTTATACTTTATTTGACGTAGTATATTACCTAACTAGAGTTTTTTATTGGTTTTGGTTAATCATTGGTTGTTTTTCACATTTACAGCATTATTTTCAGATAATAATACTGTTATCATTGGGTAAATTTATATTATACCACTTAAATAAGAAAATATACGATGTATATGACTTAATAATAGCTATTGTGTCAATAGTTACTTTAATATTATTATTTGTTGATAGGTTTATAAGTTAAACCTTTTTAATGTATCTTCGGTTATAACAATGAACTTATAACCCTTTTTCTCACACCATTTAATCATTGTTTGCCACTTTTCTGCATTCTTTTGAGCCATTTTGAATTTATATTCAAGTGATTGTAGTTTCTTTAATGATGTTTTTTCTGGTGTTTGAAATTTACCTTCTGTGAATAACACCGCGTCATTATATTCTGCTTTTGGTTTTACCTCAGCTATAACAGTCTGAATGCTACCATCTGGCATTTTTAGTTCATAGTAGAAATCTGGATAATATGAGTGTTCTTTTATTTTTAACTCACCATTTACAACGTGTGTCATTTGATAAGGTATTCTTATACATTCGGATCCCCATTTTACAATCTCCTTTTTATTATCCAACCAAGTTATTATTTTCTTTTCCCAAGAGCTTCTAAAGAAAACTCCACCTTTGGCATTTAACTTAATAACTTTGTCTTTATGTTTTGGGATATAATTCCCTTGATTATACTTGGAGTTATTTGGTGCTGAATTTAACATATTTATATATGTGACGTTTTTTTATATATAAAAAAACTCTTTTTTCGATATGGGTGCATTACAAGACAAAGTTGATTTGAGTCTATTGGTATATGGCAATGGAGTAGCTGATAATTTTAAAAATAACTCACTATACTTTTATGATAAGTATCAAAAGAGTGATAAGGAAATAACAAGCATAAATGTAAAGGATATTAAACTCGGTGGTTTTTATTTCCTTCACTATCTGGATGATTCTAATTGGATGAGATGGTCACCTATTTTTGCTTGTGATTATAGAAAGTTCTCTAATCAAGTTATTTTATTTGGTGTGAACTTTAACTTTATTCCTTTGGAGGTTAGAGTATCTATTTTTGATAAGTTTATCACGGAAGAAGATTTTGAGAAAGACACCTTACTTAAGGTTGATTATGCAGGTGTTTATAGAGAGCTTTTAAAATATGGATTTGAGTATGCTATAACTGAGTATAATTTGATACAGGTTAAATTTGTACACAAAATATCTATGAATATGGTTCCTAGATTTTTATATTCACAACATCCTCAAAATAAATATGATCCAAATAAATTAGTTCAAATATGGAATGCTAAATTGGACTCAAGAGATAAGAGACATAAAGAGATGATGTCATCACTATTATCTGATTTCTATGATGTTAATGGTGAGATAAAGGATAAATATAAAAAACTCAAAGAACACATACAAAGACTGCAAAATAGTGCAGAAAAATATGGTGGAAAATAATTAATATATAGTTAATATGAAACATCTTAGAAAATTCGAAGAACTTGACTACTCTACATATAGTAGTGCTGCTGCAAAACTTAAGCAACATGGTCAAAAGGCAAGAGCTGCAAAATTATCATCTCACGCTGAAGAGATGGAGATGAAAAGAATAAATCAAATGTCATTTGATATTCTTGTTGGTGAAACTAGACCATTTAATGATGCTAAATATAAATCAGTAAATGTTTTAAGAGAGAGTGGCGCTAAGGGTATTGTTTGTATTTTCGAGTCAGGTAATAACACACACAGAGTATTGTCTACTATCAACGCTGATGGTTCTGTTATTTGGAGAGACTATAATAAATTTGCTAATAGAAAATCAGTTAATGAATATCAGAAATTACTAAGAATGTTGGGTGAATTTCAACCAGAAGTTAAGAAACTTTTAGAGGAGATGAATTTAACTCCTGACTCATTAAAAGTTGTTCCTAGAACATTTTATATTTAATTGGCCTACCCTGGGTTTGGAGGGGCATCATATTTTTAATATATACCATTAAATTTTAATTTTTTAAATGGCTTCATATAACCCATCAAACACACAGGGAAATTTTCAATATATTAATTCTGCAGTTGAGAACAAGGGATTGTTTTCGAGAATTTTAAGAAACTTATCATCTCATGGTATGAACTATGATGACATGATAGTTAGAAACCAAGTTGGTGTTGGTATAAATGAAGATCCATATGCTGCTAGAGGTAATAGCATGTATGATTTCTTCTCACAGAGAGCTGTTGCCTCTGTCCTTAATAAGAAGTCTATTCCATATTTAGATAAATCATACGGTGATAAAAGAAGAATTTTAAGAGAATATTCTATAAAGGATGAGATAAGAGATTTCGTTAGTACTATATGTGATGAATCAATTATCTATAATGATAAGGATTTCTGTCAACCAAAGCCATTATCAAATGATTACCCACAAGAAGTTAGAGATAAGTATCAAGAGTATTTTGAGAAAGTTTATAATAAGTTTGGATTCTCCGATAACATTAGTGCTTGGAATATGATGAGAGATTTTTTAATTGATGGGTATGTTGCGGTTGAGATAATCTATGATGATAAGAAAAAGAATATAATTGGATTTAATAGACTAAGACCCGAAACATTAGTTCCCGCATATGAGCCATCTATTGGTCATTTGTGGATTCAATTTCCTGAAGATCCTCAATTGAGAAGGATATTTTTAGATTCTCAGATTATTTATATTTCATATTCAACGCAAAATGACTATTCTGAAACTTCATATGTTGAAGGTTTGATTAAGCCTTATAACCAATTAAAGATAATTGAACAAACAAGAATAATGTTCAACATCATTAATGCTACTGTTTATCAAAAGTTTACTATACCAATTAAGGGATTACCTAGACAAAGAGCTGAAGAGCAAATTGGTCAGTTAATACATGACTATTCTGAAGAAGTTGAGTGGGATGATTCACTTGGTACTTTAACTATAAATGGAGCTAAACACTTACCTTACAATAAACAAGTTTGGTTTCCTGAGGGAGATGCTGGTACTCCAAATATGGAGTTAGTTTCACCAGAAGGACACAACTTAAATGAGAGTGATATACTAACTTGGTTCTATAATGCATTAAAAAGGGCATCTAAGATTCCTTTCCAGAGATTTGAAAAGGAAAATGGTGGTGGTAATATATTTACCGATGCTGCTGAGATGACAAGAGATGAGGTTAAGTTTTCTAACTTCATTGGGAGATTAAGAGCTAACTTTAAAGAATTAGTAGTTAAGCCAATAAAATTACAAATGATGATAGAGTTCCCTGAGTTAAAAGAAGATGAGATATTTATTAATCAAGTGGATATATCATTTAACTCCAATCAGTTATTTGAAGAGTGGAAGAAGATCGGAAACATGGAGAAGAAAGCCGGTGTTCTATCAACGTTACTTGGTATTCAAAAGGCTGATGGTAATCCATACTTCCACATTGAGTACTTAATAGATCACGTATTTAAGTTATCTCCAGAGGAGAAAGAAGAAAATAAGAAATATTGGACTAAAGAGGGTGCTGGTGGTGGATCTGCTACAGAAGGTGGTGGAGGCGCTGAAGGTGGCGGTGAAATGGGTGGTCCTGAAGGTGGTGGAGAAGCCGGAGGTCCTGAAATGGGTGGTCCTGAACCGGGTGGTGAAGCTGGTGGAGGTGCTGAAGGTGGCGGTGAAGCTGGTAGTGAATTTGAATTTTAACAAAAAATCCTCTCAAATGAGAGGATTTTTTAATTATCTATATAAAACACTACTTTATTTCTTTTTTCGAGTTTCATGACTTTTATCTCTAAGTCTATTTCATTTGAGATTATTTCTTTTAATATCTTACCATTAGGAGTTGTCATTGTTTCTATTGTGACTTTCAATCTTTCTACCGTATCATCCTTTATTATGAAGTTCATTGATACTATCTTAAATGCAAATTTGGTAATACTTATTTCCTCATTTTCGGGTTTACCGAGTAGTCCAAGAAACTCCCATGATCCTGATGATATCTCATCTATTGCGAATTCAACTTTCTTGCCCTCTAATAGAGTATTTAGTTTTACCTCTCTAAGGTATGACTTGAATTCTGGTAATGGTTCTAAAAGATGGTTAAATGATGAGAACACCAATTCGCTTTCTAAATTAACTATAAAATCTTTTCTCAATTTTCAATTTCCTTTTTTGATATGTTGTCAACTCCGTACTTATCGACTAATGTTTTCTTCATCTTAGCCAATACTTTTCTATTTTGAATTGGGTAATCAACACCATGTGTCTTTTGTAGTGAATTTTTTCTTTTTGTTTCAGAACATTTTCTACAATAGTATTCACCCCATTTGTTATTGTACTTTACATAGTTTTTGAATATGACTTCTTTTTCTTTATCACATCCTTCTCCGTCACATTTACATTTTATTTTAAAATGAGAACCTTTTGATAGTAATTCAATTGGTATTACCAAATCATCACCTATTGAAACATCGTCATATCCCATATCCTCATAATATTGGAAATTGGATTCAGTTATTCTTATAGTTATCTCCCTGGTTAGTATCATGGATTTTTTACAATTTTACTTATTTATTAAAAAATACACGCTTCTTCCATGATTATTATAGGTATTTGGAAAATAAGTACTATAAAAAATCCACCTCTGGAAAAAAAGGGTTCTGGTCGACAATATATACTTTACCTTAAAAAATAAGATATTTTAAATGAAACCAGTTTTAATCGTAGAAAACTCGACAAATTCCCTGGTAAAAGAGAGCACTTCTGGTAAGAAGGATTATATCTTGGGTGGTATATTCACTGAATTCGGTGTTAAAAATCGTAATGAAAGAATTTATACTGCTGACAAGTTTCTTCCTTGTTTAGAAGAGTTAAACGATCGTATGAATACGTTCGGTACTGTTTACGGAGAGTTTGATCATCCTGATGTATTTGATACATCCCTATCTAGATCATCACATATTATCACAAAAGCTGAATATATGAAAGAGTCTAATAGAGTTGAGGGTGAAATTAGATTATTGAGCACTTATTGGGGTAAAGAAGCAAGGGCATTAGTTGATGACGGATGTCCAATTTTCGTTTCCTCTAGAGCTGCAGGTATTACTGAGTCTGACGGTACCGTAACATTGAAGAAGTTATTTACTTATGATATTGTTGCTGACCCAGGATTTGCATCTGCAAAAATGAGTGTAAAAGTACTTAATGAATCATTCGGTTACTCAAATAACACAAACTTCAGGATATATGAAATGTCCGATGAGTCAAAAATTAATGAATTATTCAATATGAACAAAAATGACTTTGTCACTAAAAAACAATTGACTGATTACTCTCAGTATCTAATTAAAGAATTAGCTACTACTAAGAAAGAAGTTAAGAATGCTTTAACTAAAGGTAATCTAAGTCCAAAGAAGTTAGAAACTCTTCTAGAATACTATGAAGAATTACAATCAACTAACTCACAAATCGTTAAGTATCTTGACTACCTTGCTGAAAAGGTACAAGTTGTTGTTAACGAGAACTCATCATTAAAAAAGACAGCTGATAAGCTTATCAAACATAATGATTATTTAGCAGAAAATTTAGAAAAAGCTATTAACTATACTGAATATCTTGCTGAAAATCTTGATAAGAATATTGACTACTCTGAATATTTAGCAGAAAACTTAGATAAGAATATTTCTTACGCTGAGTATTTAGCTGAAAATCTTGATAGAAACATTTCATATTCAGAATATATCGCTGAGAATCTTGATAAAAACATTCAATACTCTGAATATTTAGCTGAGAATTTAGATAATAATATCGCTTATTCAGAATATATCGCTGAGAATTTAGATAAGAACATTTCTTACTCTGAATATTTAGCTGAACATTTAGATAATTCTATCGCTTACTCTGAATATTTAGCAGAGCATGTTGAAGGAAATATCGCTTATTCAGAATATATCGCTGAACATTTAGATGATAACATCGCTTATTCAGAATATATCGCTGAAAATCTTGACAAATCAATTTCTTACCAAGGAATGATCGTTGAGAAATTAAATGGTGGTAAACTATTCGAAAGTAATGGTGAAATGTTACCATCTCTAGATGCTGCTGGTTTTGAATCAGTTGGTGAAGAAGAGGAAGAAGAAGAGTGTGGTCCATGTAATGATGAACTACCTCAAGAGGAAGAAGAAAACGCTGAAGTAAATGCTTCAGAAGAGGAAGAAGAGGAAGAAGTACACGAACAAATCAGTGGTAGCTCTGACACAGAATTATCACAATCTATTGATAAATTAATTGAAGAGGCTAAAAAACGTAAAGTCTCTGAATCAACTGACTTGAATTTCTTAAAGTTCTTAAACAAGTCACAAGTTGATAGCTTCTATGCATTAAATCCGGAAGAACAGGAAACTGTTAAACTTCACATAAACGAAAGAAGTTATTTCACACAAAAGGATGTATTAGCATTAATTAGTGAAGCGTTATCTGCAAAGAATGAATCTCTTGAAGAAAGAGTAATCAGATTGATGCCTGAAAACGTTAAGCCAATCTGGAATCAGTTAAATGAATCTTCTAAGAAATCTATCTTATCACAAGCTAGATTATATCCAGAAGATGTATTAAAAACTGAAAGTCAAATTGAGCATTTCTGGTTGACCAGAAATCTTAAGAAAAATGAATCTGTAACTAAGCAGTTAGTATCTCACGAAAGTTTAATTCAAGAAGATAGACTTTCTGATAAAGATGTACAAGCTATAATGGAAAGATTCAAAAACATTTAATCTGTATATAAAAAATCCACCCTTGAAAAATATAGGTTTAGGACACATATATATAGATATACAAAAAAGAAAAAATTAAATTATGTCACACATTAGAATAGACAAACAAAAAGCAGTTAAGAAGTGGGCACCTGTTCTTGAGAACATGGGTATCACTGGCGACAGAGTTGATTGGATGGCTGAGTACGCTGAGTTTCACCAAATCAATGAGAACGCTTATGTAAACGCTTCTAACGTAGCAGGTATGGGTTCAGTAGTTGCTGCTCAACCTTCTTCATTAGCTGGTAATACAATCACATCATTTGCAGGCCAAGTTGGTTCTGGTGATGTTGGTCAAAACCTTTTACCAGTAGCTATGAAAATCGCGGCTCAAACAATCGGTCTTGATTTAGTAGCAGTAAAACCATCTCCAGGTCCAAAAATCGATTTATTGTACATCGACTTCCAGTATGATGATACACAAATGGGTGACCAAGATGAGAGACCACAAGTTTTCAAATTAAACGTTACTGAGTTATCAACAGTTCAAACAGCTTTAAGAGCTTTCATGACTGCTAACTCTATCAACGAGACAACTGGTGGTATGAACGGAAGAATTTGGGTAAGACTTAACGCTAACTCAGCAGTACCTTCTTTCACTACAACTGACCAATCTGCTAACTCTAAATATGGTACAGCTGAATTCTTAGGATTCTCTCGTATCGATGGTTATCCAATGTTCAGAGCTTACAGACAGTTTAACACTGCTCACACAGCTGTTAGTTCAGCAAGTACTCTTTGGTCATTCGATCAAACTAGAAACACATTTAACCCAACTCAATCAATGGTTGCTCAAATCACTGCTATTGGTACTTACTCAGTAACAGGAGTTGACGTTCAATTAGTATCAGCACTTGAAGATCATATCCCTGGTTTCTCTGCAAACTGGAATGGTTCATCTTCTGCAGCTTTCGCTGGTAACTATCCAATGGACAGAGCAATGGACGATAAGACTTACGCTGGTGTTATCGGTCCTAAGATTTCTTCTAAAACAATCGCAGTTGGTACTATCGAAGTAACTTCAGCATTGAGAAGAACTGAAATCGAAGATATTAAAGCTAACACAGGTATGGATATCGTTCAAAAGATGGAATCTATCCTTGTTAACGAATTATCTCAAACAATATCTAAGCAAATCGTTGCTAAGATATTCGAAATGGGTGATCTTAACAGAACATCTGCTCCTTTATTCGGAGGTACTCCAACTATCACTGGTCAAACTATATTTGACTTAGATACTGACTACGTTGGTACAGGTGGTCCTGGTGGAGAAACAACACACGCTATTCAACGTAAGTTAATTACTAAGATAGCACACGCTTCTAACTTCATTGCAACAGAAGGTCGTGTTGGTCCAGCTCAGTACTTAATCACTAATGGAGGTCTTGCAGCAGCTTTACAAGATATCGCTGGTTATACAATTAACCCAGTTAAATCTAAGATGAACTCTCAAGGTCAATTATACCCAGTAGGTACAATTGGAGATATTTCAATATATGTTGACCCATATATGAAGTATAACGATAACAGAATCGTTCTTGGTAGAAAGAACAATCCTGACCAACCAGGTATCATCTTCGTTCCATACTTAATGGCACAATCAATATCTATCATCTCTGAAGCTACATTCGCTCCGCGTATGTTACTAAGAAGTAGATATGCAGTTGCTGAAGTAGGTTGGTTCCCACAAAAGCAGTTCATGACTATCAAAGTTAAGGATACTAAACAATTCTTAAACTAAGAAGTCTCACTGAGATATCGAAAAAAGTCCCTTCATTGGGACTTTTTTCATTTTAAATAGTTTGTAAATTAATATATACACTATGGAAGCAAAGAAGTATATACTTGCTGTTGATTACCCAAGTAATGGTAATATTAAACTTTGGTACTATGATACTATTGGTGAAATATTAGATGAGATAAAATGCTGGATATTAGATGATGATGAGGATCATGATTTGTTAAGTGTTAGTGATGAATATGTTGAAGATAGATTATCCGAAATGGAAATTACATTTTCTATCTATAAGTATGGTGAGGAAGATCCTATTTCTGAATTATATTCAAATCCAGATGATAAATTTAGTGATTGGTTGGATGAGATGACATCTATTGTAGAAAATAATGTTATTAAATATGACCAGTTTATTACTGAAGGTAAAAAAGATAAATTCCCTAATATTAAAAAGGTTGTGATTGATGACTTTGTTGTCTATGTAGGTAGAGATTCATTATCAAACGACCATTTAACATTTAATATGTCACATCCAGAAGATATATGGATGCATGCGAAAGGTGTTCCAGGTAGTCATGTTGTTATAAGAGTTAGAGAGAATTTACCTACGAAAGAGGTTATAAGAAAGGCAGCAGAGTTAGCTGTTAAGAATAGTAAGGCAAAAGATGATAAAACCACAGTAGTTTATTGTCAAAGAAAATTTGTAAAGAAAGAAAAAGATATGAAACCAGGACAAGTTAAGGTTGATTATGTCAATTCTGAGGAAATTACTATTTAAAATTAATATATACATAAGTAAAATAAATTTATTTATTAATGGCAGAGAAAGAAAAGGGTACACCAAGACTAAAGTTCACACAAGAACTTATTGATATACTTAAGCAAATTGAAGGAGAGAATGATTATTTAGCCTTTGAATTGTTGGGTATGGAGGAAGAAGATGCTAGATACCACAATGGTTTAGGTATAACACTTGTTGGGACATCCAAACAAGATTGGTGTTTCGATGTTGTTATAAAGAACAAAATACATCCTATGAAAATAGGAAAGTTTGTTAGATACTTTATCGGTAACAAAGGAATTGTTGATGATAAAGAGATATACAAATTTGCAGACTTATATAATAAGATTAAAAATGGAGAGCCTGAAAAGCACGAATATGAACCTATAAAAGTTCCTCCTTTTTCTTATAATCCAAAGGATGTTAGAGCTACATTCCTTTCAATGGTTACTAAAACGTATCCACATGGACACGAAGAAGAAGTTCTTCAGTTTTTACCAGAATTACAGAAAGATTCTGTTGGTAATTATTACCTAATAGTTGGTAAATCAGAAACAATGTTCACTAGTCACTTAGATACTGCTGATAGAAAACAAGAAGATACCGTTTTATATGACGCAGAAGAAAAGGGAGAGTCTTATATTATAACTGATGGTAATACTATATTGGGTGCGGATGATAAGTCCGGAGTTACTGTTATGTTGTATATGATTGCTCACAATATTCCTGGATTGTATTATTTCTTCGTTGGTGAAGAGAGAGGTGGTATTGGTTCTGGTAAGTTAGCCGCTATATTTGATACTGTACCTTATCTAAAGAGTATTAAGAGATGTATATCATTCGATAGAAGAAGTTATCACTCTGTCATTACTGAGCAATTAGGTAGAAAGTGTTGTTCAAATGAGTTTGGTACAGCTTTATGTAAGGAATTTAATAAGAGTGGATTGGTTAAATTATCACTAGATCCAACGGGTATTTATACTGACTCTGCATCATTTATTGATGATATTCCGGAATGTACTAATATTTCAGTTGGATATATGCATGAACATACTGGTGATGAATATCAAAATATAACATTCTTAGAAAATTTATGTAAAGCATCTTTATCAGTTAATTGGGAATCATTACCTACTGTTAGAAAAGTTGGAATTGACCAAGAAATAGTTAAGAAATATAGAAATTTCCTTAATGAAGTTAAGGCGTCTGCTTTTGCATTGGATATGAAACTGTATGGATATGAAGGTGAAGTATTTTTAAGAGTTGATTTAGATGAAACTGACATTGATCTTATACACAATGATTTAGTTTCATTGAGTGTTTTATTAAAGAAATATAAGATGGATCCTAATATAAGGTTCAGTGGAACCTATTTAAAAATAGAACTAAAGTAATATGAAGTTAAAGAATTATAAAGAGCTATTTGAAGAAGTAGATCCTAAAGACTGGGGAGAAGATGATGATGATCTTTATGGAAGACCACATTATGGAAGTAAGAATGATGACTATGAAGAGTTAAAGAAGAAATTCAAAGAGCAAATGGGTGAATCATTTGATGACGATGATGATAATGAAGATACTTCTGCATCAGATGAAATGGATAACTTATTATATTTACTTAGAACTCTATTTAAGAATGGTGGTGTAGAAGCTGAATTTGAAAGTAAAGGATTAGATATAATGGTTTATGTTGTTCTTAATAAGAGAGAGAAAATGTCCTCTATACTTAAAGTATTCGATTTAGTTAAGAAACTAAAGAGAGATATATTACCTCAATATGATTCAGAATTTGAAATGTGGGAAACTAAATCAGGACTACCAATGTTAACATTTAACTTTGAATATGAAGGTTCTGATGGTGATCCTAACCACGATGGTACTAAGCCATTTGATGACCACGAAGGTTCAATTGACTTCGATGAAGATATTGATGATGAAGATCCATTTGTATAAAATGGAAAAAAGTCTGTTTTTTCTTGAAATATATAATATTCACAAAACCATTTTGTATTTTTAAAATATAAATGTATATTTGTGATATAATTACAAAACACTTGGGGATGTCATAGAATTGATTCGCAGAGTAAAGGTAGTTATGCAGGTATCGGGTGGTAAGATGTCCGATTAATAAATTATCAGACAAAATTGTAAACGGAAACGTAACAGAAGTAGGAACTCGTGAAGATTTAGTAGCGGCACTACAAAACAACATGCTCTTGGTAGAAGAGCCAGCAACTGTCTAACAGCGGTTACTGACAAAAAAATTCTCCACTGATTCACAACAGACCAAAAGGTGAGATTTTTTGTTGTTACTCGTTTGAGTCTTTCAAAATCAAGTAACTATTTTGTGAGTTTAGAAAAATTTAACAAGCCTGTGAATGAATAAATGCAATTAACTGAGGAAGACACGTTGGGCAGTGCAACGTCATCTCCACAAAGAAATTATCCACTCCGCTTCCAGTAGAACAGCGCGCTCAGAGTGGATTTTTTATTATATTTAATTATGAAAAAAAGAAGAGACAGATCAGATATGTAAGTACAAAAAATAACTTACGTATATGTCAAAACATACAAACAAACATTGGTTAAGAGAGAAAGAATTTATCTCTCTTAAAAGAGAATTGGATGAACTTTGGGACACTATTCCTGTCGTTAGATGGAGAAGAATTCCACACACAAGAGTTCATGAGATAAACGCTAGATTGCGTCATAAATTCTATAATGAATATCATGGTTGGTGTCATACTGCCCCAAAACATTATAGAAAAACATTAAATAGAATACAAAGAGCTAAGTCTAAACAAGTTCTTTATAAAGTCCTAAATGGTAAAGAAGTTTCTTTCGAGGATTGTTATAAAGGATGTAACTGGTATTGGTAATGAAATTAATAATTATAAATAGTGGCAATAGAATTTCTATTGACTTTGATTCAAAGGTTAAGATTAACTCTGGTACCTTACACTCTCTTAAAGAACTAGTAACTCTCAAAGATATTGAGAAAGAAGTTCGAGAGTATCTTGGAGTTGAAAATTGGAGAACTAGAGTTATGCCTGGTTTCGATTCAACAACTATACATACTGGTAGTGACGAGGAATATAATCGTATTAAAACTATTGTTAGAAGGGATAATATAATTGAAAAACTATTAGAAAATGATTGATAAATTTGAGGGAGAAAATAGATTTTTATCTAATTTTTACCCATCTGAAATAACACACGAAGGTATTGTTTATCCAACAAATGAACACTACTATGTTGCCATGAAAATTAATGAACCACAGTATATTACAATAGATGGTGAATTGAAAAATCTAGATATAAAAAGATCTAGAGTTTATGTCTCAAAAATTAAAACCGCAGGTGATGTTAAGAGACTTGGTAGAAAGTTAAAGGTCAGAGATGATTGGGATGATGTTAAATTATCCGTTATGGAATATGGGGTTAGACAAAAGTTTAACAAACATGAGGATCTTAAAAATATGTTACTCGATACGGGTGATGAAGAGTTAATTGAAGGTAACTGGTGGGGTGACACTTACTGGGGAGTATGTAATGGTAAGGGGGAAAATCACCTAGGTAAAATACTAATGAGAGTTAGAGAAGAGATTAGATGTCCAACCTCTGTGTGATTTTCTTTTACCACTAGCTACCAGGCATAGTTTTGAGTTACAAATTTATTATCTTTGTATAGAAATGGACGACAATAAACTTAGTCATATATTAGTTATATAACCAATAAAATATTTTTTAAATGAGTATAATTTCCTATTTTGGTGGTAAGTCAAGTAATGTGTTTATGAATTTTATAAACACTCGAATACCAAAAGATGGTAGTATTAAAACCTATGTTGAACCATTTAGTGGAGCAATGGGTACATTCATGGATGATGATTCATTGAAATTTGATACTGTCATTTATAATGATAAGAACAGACACCAAGTTAATCTATTTAAGTGTTGTTCAGAACCCGATAAGTTTATTCCCTATCTTGAAAATATAAAAAACGGTCTACTAAAGACATCTGAGACTGATCCACTTAAGAAGTGGGATTTCTATAAATCTATTTATAAAGATTATACTAAAAATGATTTTTTAGATAATAATAATTTCCAAATTGGTGATTTTGAAAAGGCTGCAATTTATGCTTTCCTTATTACATCTTCACATAATTCTGTTTATCCGAGAGGGGCAGGATTTAATGGATATAAAAAGGATAGAGATAAGTTAAAGTTGGAAGTACTTATTAATAAACTTAAAAAGAACACCTATACACAAAAGCTAAAATCTATTACAGAGTTCTCAAATATTGATTTTGAGGAACTAATTAAAAAGTATGACTCTGAAGATACATTTATGTATCTTGATCCTCCTTATGCTAGATTTAATGAAGATAAGGGAGATGATGATGCGAAGCGTTTATTTTGGTATGGTGCTGACTCTGATGGAGTTTTTGGTCCATCTTCACATAGAAGATTAATAGAATTATTGAAGAATACTAAGTGCAGATGGTCTCTATCATACTACTATTTCCCATTATTGGATGAATTACTTCCTCGTGGTGAATATTACTGGGAACAGAAAGAAGTATTTAGAAGTTCTGCTCAAGGTGGTAATAATCACCAATTAAAGGGTAAACAAGAAAAGGGTGTCGAACTTTTGATAATGAACTACGATCCATCTACTGGTAAGAAAACAAATTTAGCGCATGTGGATAGACGAGTTGAAATCTAGTGATTTAGTCAATGTAATGCCTTACATGACTTTGAATAAGAATCTTAATAACTTTATTAAGATTCAATTTAGTATGGCTTACCATGAACCGGATGAACTATTGAATAGAGATAAATTGATACATCTCGTTTCAAATGAGTTTAATATGGCAATATCGAATAAAATAATGAAAGAGTTTAATTCAGTAAATGTCTTTGATTATATCGATAAAAGTGGTATTGGTGATATTCAAGTTTTACCATTAAATGATGTTATTAAAATAGCTGAGGAGTTTTACCATAAGACAGATTCTTATAAGTATCTAATCACCAATGGTAATTTGGGTAGCTTTCTACAAGATTCTTCAAGATTTACCATTACACCAGTCACTAATAGTATATCAAATTGGTCATCACTTACATATAATATTGGTAAGTTTGGAGATTTGGATGTTTGGATTGATCCAGTTCTTGAATGGAAAGATACAACAGGCTATCTTTTCGATGGAATCAACATTAACATTGGTGATTTCACAGCAACGATCAGTAATCAAGCAACATTTACACCAAGATTGATATTTGACTTAGAGATTGATTTTAGGATTATTAATCCTAAATTATTTTTTGTAGTAACTGATAAGACATCAAAGTCATATTCAAGATACAAATCTCTACTAAGAGATATTAAAATTAATGATGTTTTAGATGAAGAAAATTAGAAATTCATATTTAAGAATAAAACAGAGTGGTGATAATGACCCGAATTCCGGAGTATTTGACCCAGATGTATCTGCTGATATTGATGGTAATGTGAGGGTTGATGGATTGGTATTGGTTGATCGTAAAACTGGAAAAGATTGGCAAATCTCTATATATGATGGTGAAATAATGATAGAACCACTTGAGAAAGAGGAGAGAAGAGATTATAGAATTAAAAAGATAATAACAGATGGAAGTAAGTAAGCATTTGGATAAAATTAAATCAATGGGATTTGATATATCAATTGATTGGAATAGTGAAATTAATATTTGGTATAATGCTAATGATATTTACCCAGCTACTGCTTATTCTGCTGAGATATTACATTGTGCATTCTATCAGAGTAAAACATCGGGATATTCATTTGAACAAGTTATAGAGTCTTGTTGCGATGCTTTCTATGCTTGGTATAATAAAAATGTTGATACTATTAAGTATTTTGATAAAAACTATAATGCAGATGCACTTGAAAAGTTAGAAAGTTGTACACTTGGTGATATTACTAAACAAATTGCAAGAGATTTGAATCTTGTTGATGTGTTGGAAGTATTTGCTAAATACGATAGAGATTAATGTTCTCCACTTCTTGTTACATTTATATCTTGTGTTATATCCTCTACTGACCAGTATCCTGTTTCAGATTTAACTTTTTTAGATGTTTTCTCTAAGACATTTTCAATTTCCTCTTCTAAGATTTGCATATCATATGTGAATTGATTTGCAATTTCTTCAGCGATGAATCTTAATTCATCTAACTTTTCTGCCTCGTCTGTGATAGCTCTTGATTCTTGAATTCTTGATTGAAGCCAACTTGTATGTTCATGTTCATTTGATTCTTTGATACTATCAATTGCATCGATCTTATCATCAATCATATCACGACTAATATCTGTCCATTTACGAGTGTTTTTATCGAATTTAGACTTCATGACATTTGGTAAGTTACCTACTTTATTCTCATTATCAGAATAACCCCTTCTATCTTTTTGTAATTCCTTCTTCTCTATATCTTTTGAGAAGTCGTCAAATGTTTTTACTTTCTTACCTGCCATAATTTGTAGTAATTTTATAATCTATATATTAAGATTAGGATTTGATTTTTTCATCTAAAATCCTTGCAATGTTTGATCCTATAAAGAAGTGTATATTTCTTAAAGTATCTGATTCAACAGTTTGAATATCATCCATGAACTTGAATTGGAATTTGTATTTGTCTTGCTCTTCATCAGTCTCTCTATCAACCTTTGATACAGATACATCCATTTTATAGTTGTTATTGACATCAACTTCAAAGTCGAATGTGGTTTTATCACAAGGGGTTGTTTTGAACTTTGGTTCATATTTTACATCAAAGATTGAATAATCAGTAATCTTTTCTCTTCTCATATAATAGTTTAAGAACATAGCGGGTGCCTCGATGAAATCACTTAAAATTTGAAGGTCCTCTCCAAAGTTTCTTGATTCTATTATATCTTCAATTTTCTGTTTCATATCAATAATATTATCAAAGTCTATTCTATGGTAAACACAGTTTATGTCATATAGATATAAGAATGATTCTTCAATTATGTATCTCTTTTCTAAGTCGGATTTGAATATGAACTTAGTATGTATTATAGATGAGTCTTCAACAGATAATCCATGTATTGAAATAACAAGTTTGTAAAAGTCTTCATCCTCAGATAGCTCATATACTGTTTCTACTGATTTAACGACACCTTCTTCCTCTTCAAATACTTCCTTAAAAGCTTGCTCTATTTCCGATATTTTTATTTTCATATTCCAAAATCATCTTTTATATCTTTTGTAACATCACCTAGTGTGTTAAAAGTTTCAGTTCTATTATTCTCAAAGTCACCGAAAACTGTATTGCCATAGTTTTGTCTTTCTACTCTAATTGGTGATTCCTTATAATATACCTTTATAAAGTCAGAAAATCCTTCTGAATAACCACAAGAACCATATTCTATATCTATATAGTCTTTATTCTCATCGTAATTATATCTTAAGCTCGTAGACCAACTTTCGTCACTTTGTTTATCTAACTCTTTACTTATATTATCTAATGTGTATAGAAACTCAAGCAACTCGTCTGTATTTGATTCAAATTGCTTATCATATGCGTATTTCTTTAACTCCATTATTTTACCAATATATCCATTTCTTCTTAGTAGTTTGAAAACCAAATTACCAATTGAGTACTCACCACTCTCACTTTCCAATCCACTCTTTCTAAGGTCTTTTATTTTCTTCCAAACCTTATCGATTTTTTCTTTGAACGACTCATATTTATCCTCATCTACTTGTTCTTCTATATCATCAACCTTATCCATTATGGATGTTGCTTTTTTAGAAATCATCTTTTCGTCTGGTTCGAAGTCCACTTTTTCTGGCTTTTTAATCCACTTGTTCTTCATCAATGAGAATACACCACCCATTCTTCCAGACTTTATACCTTCTTTCAAGTCATCTTCGTTCTGAATTGCCACTTCAACTTCATATCCCTTAATTGTTATGTCATGTCCTGAATTCCACATCTTCTTGGCATAGTCACATAGTTGTTCAACTAGTTCTAGGTTTTCATCAACATCTCTATAATCGATTATGATGTGTAAATCGTAGTCAGAGTATTGTTCTGACCAGTTATAGTTACATAATGATCCACATAGTGCAATATCAATAACATCTGCTTCTATATCAGTTGATTCATAGAAGTCTTGTGCTATTTGTAATAAGTCTGTTCTAACCTCTTCTGATAATTCAAAGTTATCCCATAACTTAGGATTTAAGTTGTCTTTAATATAAAATGACTTTATAGGATCTAAGTCAGATTCCTTGAATTCGTAGAATTTTAACATAGAGTATATATTAAAATGTTAATTTATTTCTTGGTGAAGTATTTCTCTCTTAGCTCTTTTTTAGCTTTTGTGTAATACCAAGCATCAATAGCGTGTTGCTTTTGACCAAAGAAAAAGTTTAATAATTTGCTAAACTTCAAACCAAATTTATTTAACTTACCATCTATTTGTAGTTTACCAACACTTGCTGATACTGACATATTTTTCTCAGTGAATGTTGTATTCTCCTCTGCTGTTAACATATCTTCCAATATTTCACCATTTACATTCCAAGCCAAATCAAGTGAGTATGCAATTTCATAAAACGCATGTCCTATTGCAGCTGAGAATCCATCTATTAGTCTCCACCAAAATTGGAAAAACGCATACCATTTTTTGAAAGTTATTGATAACCATATCGAATAACCTAGTGAGTAAGCAGTACCTATTGTAAGCATTAAACAACTTACTATAATTGCCCATATTAGAGCCCATAAACCTTGAAATAGTTCTTTCATATTATTTATTTTTAAATTTTTTTGATGTTCCCGGAATAACTCTATCAGATGACATTGTTCCGGTGAACTCATAGTCAAAGTAGTCATCTACCTTTATTTTGAATTTTTTATTACCATCTGTTACATAAGCGCACCTAACGGTTGGGTCATAGTTTAGCTCTTTTATGATTAATGGATCACCATCTTTGTCATATATGGTTTCACCAACTAATGTTTCTCTAAGAACCATTTCGAATATATTTGTCTTATACTTTGCCATAATTTATTAAGTCATATTTTGTAGATGTGTTTTAATCTCTGGCCAGAAATATTATCTATATATTTTTAGTTCAATCTTAAACTTTCTATTATACCATCTTTAATTGCCTGATTTAAATATGGTTTTGTACTATTTGCTATCACATCTCTAAGTGGTTGTGTGTATCCATCTATAAATAGGCTAATCTCACTTTTAACGGATGTTAATAAGTCGAATGAATATAATTGACCTATATTAATTAATACATATGACTTTGCTTTAGATATAATATTAGTTCGTCTATCAATTCCTTCTTGTATTGATTCTTCTAATGTGTAATACTTTACTGTATTTTTTATAAGACCAATACTATTATCACTAAGGTACCATCTAGATGATTGATTTCTATACTGCACTAAACCATTCGAATCTCTTATATATTCTCTGGTTTCATCTAATATTAAATTTGAATATGTGTGACCATCATAGAACTCATAATATTCAACTTTTGTTAATTCCCCAAATATTATTGTTCTTTTTTTGTGAAATCCAAGTATATCATAATCTATAATTGATGGATCTATGTAGGATCCTATCTTAAATTTCTTTTCAGTTATTTCCTCTCCATAATTATACCCATTACTTATATAAAAAGCTTGATACTTATAAAGTGGTAAATTTGGATTATTAATATCACAAACAAGTACTAAATCGTCTTCATTGTAGGAACCACCTTCAAAAACAATTAAGTTTGGATTACTCATCATTTGTTGATTTTTAGTTAAATTTATCATAATTAGCTAATTATAATTGTTATTGATTCACCTCCAGCGGATGTGAAATCATAGTTAGGTCCATCAAGTGAATATGATATTATACTACCATTTACTGTCTGTGGAGTTTCTAATATAAATTCAGTTGTATCACCTGAAGCTGTTCCTCCGAAAATTATATCATCTATCATTGTTGAGTCAATAAAGCTTTTATTCTTACCCCACCAGGTAAAGATGATGCTGTATATCTAATGTAGTTTCCAACTGTGTCTTCTGTATCTAACCAAGCATTCCAAGAAGAACCATTATCAGAAGAATATTCCCATGTTCCGAAGGATGATGATGTTACATTGTCGTCTAGTATTAAAGATCCGGTTGTTGCGTTATATAGTCTAATTCTCATATTAGGAATGTTTGATCCCCATAATATTGATTGTCTCCATGCAAATATGTTTGATGTAATACTTGAATTAGCTACTGATGGTTGATAATGACCATCAGTTGATTGATCCTCATATATTAGACTCAATCCCATTATCCTGGATGGTATACAAGTTGTTCCAATCACCTTAAATGATATAGCAAACTGTATTTCAGTTCCATTTACGCCAGATAAATCACCACTATCATCTAATAGATTCCAAGATCCTGAATTATCAGATATACCAGATGTTCTATAATAGACTCTATATGGTTCTGTCGCTAGTGAAAATGTATCTGTTCCTAATCTCTCAATATCATTTATATAAATATTATATAATTTACTAGAGTCTGATATATCAAATTTAGGAGTAATTAATAACTCATTATTATTGATCGCGAAAGTCCAATGTGATCCAATTGGAAGTGTATATAGTTGGTTAATTGCTGCTGTTGTACCGACTCTAGCTAAATATAGAATTCCATTTTCTGACCAAACAGAGAATGGTGATGCCAAAATGGCTGGATGTGGAACTCCTCCCGAATCTGAAGTTGATTGGTCTTGTTGTTTATCATCAACTAGAAAAATATGATCGAATGGATCAGATGATGTATTATATTTTGTTACATAACTTCTAACACCTGCAGCACCTGATGTTGTTATTACCAGTCTATCTATACCTGTTGATATCTCACAAGAGGTCATCGCACCAGAGGCCAAGTATGTTGTTGTACCACCTGGTGGTATTTCAACCATAGTATCTGATTGCCAAGTTGTTGAGCCATTTGTTATTGATGATATGTCAGATCTATATATACGAGTAGTTGTTGCAAAATATAGAGATTCTATACCATTTCCTGGACCATGGCTTAGTGTACCCACTCTACCATTATTTGCTTGTGATAAAGTACCGGTAACCGTTTGGTTTCCTGTTTTTATAATATTAGTCGTTGTATCTTTTCCGGCTGTTAATGTGAGAGCCGCTCTAAAATTATAAACAAAAACTGCTGCCCCTGTCACGTTTAATACATATACTCTTTGGTCTGTCCAAGATGTTCTTGTACCTAATGCTGATCCAGCAGCTGTAGTGTTAGTGACGGTTGCTGCATCTGCCAACCAATATACCGCTCTTATATTATCTACTGTTGTAGCAGCAGGTATTGTTGTACCACCAGGAGTAAATATTTCTGGTCTTATACCTTTAGATACGAATAATCCACCATTTGTCACAGTAGCGTTTGTTGTTGATGTTATTATCATAATATCTTCGATGACATACGGTGTACCTGATGAAATTGTCCCAGCAGAAGATGATAGGGTTATTGATGTGTCACCCCCAATAGATGATATTTCATACCAAGTTGATATTTGTGTTGGATCTGTTGATCCAAATCCAATTCTACTGCCAACAGACATTCTATCAGATGACCAATTTGTTGAACTACCTGTAACTGATGTTCCAGAAACTCCAACTGTTCCAGATGTATATAGTTCTCTACTCACTCTAAATCCTCTTATAGTATGTAAAGTAGCTGTTGGATATGTTAGTGTTACGAAACCTTTCCAGTTAAATGTAGAATTTGTTTTATTATACTCATATAATATAATTCTTCTAGTTGCAGCTGCTGTTGCGTTATCTGCTAAAAAAACCCAATCAATAGTATCAGAAAAAGTAACAACATGAGGATAAATTCCCGGTATGGCGGTTGATTGCTCCATTGGTCTGGTCATTCCTATCTTAGCAGGTCCAGCATATTTATCCTGTGATAATGCACCAGTATATTGTTTAATAAGCGTACCTAAATTCGTCTTAGTCTGATCATATGACGATATAGGGGTTGTTGCACCAGTAAATTTGAAGTTTATAGCCTTTGTTGCCATTATGTTTTATTTATTTTTAATGTTAGTGTAACTTGAGTTACTATACTTGATGACTCCACATTAAAGGCAATTATATCACCTTCTGTTATTGTAGTGGACCATGCAGTTAATGTGTTATTGTTGTTTTTTATCTGAGATGATAAAGTTGGTTTGTCGATACCACATATCGAATCTGATAAAGTTGGTGGATAATTGGCGTATGTATCTTTCCAAACGTCAATTACAATACTTCCAGTTGCTGTAGACAATAATTCCCATCCAGTTATAACCCCTGAGTATGGTACAGTTACATACGACTTAACTCCAGTTGTTATTGGAATAATTCCATTTCCTATACCAATACCTATTTGTCCTTTATTAGCAGCTGAGCTTTCACCATTGTTGATGCACATCCAATATACATTACCAGTTATTGCGGGATTCGAATTTGAATTTATTCTGAATCCATTCTCCGTTTGGTTATCAATGGTCCAAGATCTAGATGAGTTGCCTATTACTGCGGTTGAGTAGCTAGATCCACTAAATGGTGTACTAAATGTGACTGTGTATCGTTTAGGATTACCACTAAATGATGCTCCTGATATAAATCCAGCTTTTGTTCCTTGATTTATTAATTTATTGTCAATGTATGATATTATTTTATCCGCTGTCCAAATGTCACTTGATGCTGTCCCAAAATCATTAAATAAATATCCTGATGAATTTATCGAGTTTGTACCAAATATTAATATCTCACTTTGAGTGAATGATGAATTATTTGTTCCACCATTCTCAATTGAAACAAGACCATCTATTTGTTTAGCATTAATTTTACCATTTGCCATAACTTATATATTAAAATATAAGTCTACGATTTTAATATATAAGTTATGAAATTGAAAAAATATAATGAATTTATAATTGAGTCAAACTCTAATGGTTTTAATTCATTGGGTGAATGGGTTGAGTCATTAATAGATGATGATTATGTTAAAAACATCATATCGAGATATACTAAGGATATAGATCCAGATATTGAACTTTCAAATGCTATAAACATCTTAGACGAGAGAACCAAGTCTGAGATAAAATCACAGATAGATAATTATCTAGAAAATGGTATCGAAGAAAAAGATCCCACTATCGTAGCATCAACCGATATAGAAGAATTAACCGAGGCAGAAATCACTATGGCTGGTAAAGGAATATTTAGTTCATTCCTTTGATGGACTTATAACAACACCTATATGTGACTCAAAGTAACAACCATTGGCTATCTCTTTCCCAGTTGAAATAACTGGCGCACCAGGATGCCAAGGTACGGTTTCTATCTTCTTTCTAACAACCTTATATCCATGTAGATCCAACTCAAATGCTATCCTCTCACACTCAATATATGCTGATTTGTTATCACCGAAGTGTTTTGATGATGTCATTATATCTTTCAGAACTGACCCACCATTTATCTCTAAATCAAGTATAATTGGTTTAACTACTACCTTTTATAGTTACTTCCTCTTTTATAAATTTTGAAAAATCTTTCATTTCCTGTTCCTAACCTCACCAGTCCAAGTAGATGCTGCTCCACTTGATATGGATATATATTTTATCACACCATCAAATGGTAGGACAAAGGGGGTTGTATTGAATGGTAATCCATCTCCACTTCTTAGATAGATGTTAGATACATTGTTGCTTGCTCTGGCCCCAGTTAATGTGGCTGATGATATGTAGTCTATTGTCTTAGATGCGCTCCATACATCACTTGAACTCGTTCCAGAGTCATTGAAGACTTTTCCGGATGATATAACGGAACTTGTTGTTGAATTAACTATTAATATTTGAGAAGCTGTAAATGATACATTCCCTAATCCACCTCTATTCAGAGGTAGTGATCCTGTCCAACCTACTGTGAAAGAGTGTGTCGTACCAGATGTAGCTATTGTTAGAGTTACATTTGAGTCGTTATTAGATGTAATGTATTGATCAGAAAAGGTTAACCCATTTATGGTCTTTACCACCGTGTTGTCAACTATTTGTTTACCATTAATCCTACCGTTAGACATTTAAAAATTTATTCTTTTGCTATTTTATATATATTAAAAATGTTGCGGTAAAAGAACATTTAATATATAAATTGGGTAAAAAACAAAAACCAAATGGATTTATATAATAACGAGATGAGTAAATTAGTCACATTAAACGGAATTGATGATCAAAAACTACTTGATGAGATCATTGATAATGAAATAATTGTTATCGAAGATATACAAGGTAGCAAGATATGGGTAAATTGGGATGGTGAATCATTCACTATAAAACCAAAATCTATAAGTAATAATGCTATAAATCTTATAGATTTAGCAATGCAGAATTATTACAACCCAGCAACAAACTATTTCAATTCACTTGATAGTAGAGTTAGGGGACTTTTAAATAAAAAATGGTGGTTCTGTTTTGAATATTTTCCAGATGAGCAACCAGCAAATATTGAATATCAAAAGTTACCAAAGAATAATTTAGTATTAACTTCAATATGCAAGAATGGTAAATATGACTACTCAATAGAGGAATTAGACGAGTATGCTAGATTGTTTGATGTTGATGTGATTCCTATTGTTTTTCAAGGAAAACTTTCACAAAGAATGATAGAAGCTATTAAATACTTCATTAATACCAGTGAGGATGATTTAGAGTATGTTTTTGGTGAGAAGTCATTTGCTTTCTTCTTCTATAAAATACTAAATCCAGCATCTGGTAATTCATTCCTAATGGATGGTGAGAATTTCCAAAACAATTTAGAGAAGCTTATAATCAGAGTAAAAGATAGAGATATTTCATTTGAAATATTAAATCCTCTTTATAAGAGAGTTTCTGATACCAATAATACAGAATTTGTTGAGATATACACTCTAATACTTGTTAACTTTTTAAACTTCTGTCAATCTGTTGATCTTAAAGATATTAAACTTAAAGGTGAAAAGAAAGATGAAGTTTATATTTACTTAATGTGTAAGTTATATAACATATACTTATCAGAAGTAAAGGATGATTTAGTTAATTTTGATTTTGTTATCCCTGAATTCTTTGATAAGGATAAATTCAAAATTAACAGAGAATTGATTTCCAATAAACTAACTAAGGAGTATATAAGTGAAAATGATAAATTAGAATACATTTTTAAAGTTATTTTAGGTTCTTTCTCGAAGAAAAGAAAGAAACCAATAGGTGTATTTACTGATAATACTGTTAATCTATTTAATGCTTTTGTTGATGATATTAGTAATTATATCGATGAATATCTTAATAAGATTCGTGAGGTTGAATTAACAAGAGCTGGTCTATTAGACTTTGGAGATTTCTTTGAAATAAAGTATGACCAAGACGCTGAGGGTGAGGTATATCCTGATGTTTATTCTGAATTCGAGAAACAACCAGATGAGTCGAAGAAAAAAGGTAAAGGTGGTAAAGGCGCTCTTCCTAAAATGCCTAAGTAATATGAAAGAAATTAATATGAGTATTAAGAGTGTTAAAGTAGAGGCTACCACAAGACATGTTAGAGCTCAGTGGACCGCACAAATGGCTAGTGATATAGCATCATTGACATCAATTGATTTCGAGGCGGAGCTTAGAGCAATACTTAGACAGCAGAATAGAACAGAGAAGTTATCTAAAATTTTAAATTCAGTTAAACATTATAATAGTTTTTAGTTATAAATTTCCATGAATGTAGTTGTTAATTGGAATGATGTTAATCGAACATCGATTCGTGAGAAGTTAAGTTATAAGAAAAACAGTCTTCAATTCTTACCACAGTGTATAGAGAATATATCAGACAATGATTTCTTTACCTTTAAGGGTAAGAAACTAAAAGTCGCATACGTTGTTGATATAGTTCACAATTTAATATTAAAATATTATTTCAAAAAGGATAATCAATTTAGCTTATCAGCAGTTGTGTTGAAAGATAAGTATGGATATCTTTATAATTATTATATTGACTATCTGGTTAGTAGAAATATCATTATGATGTTGGTTAACTATAAATCAGGTACTAGATCACGAATCTATGCATTGAATGAGTCTGTACTTAGAGGTAAGATTAAACGATATAGAAATTCTGATAAAGTATTACTTAAAAAGTATAAAAATAAGGTATCTCAGGTAGAAGAGGGTGGAATAGAGAACTCATTAATTGATTCTGATGTTAAATCTAAATTAGTAGATGACTTATTTCATATCGAAATTGAATTTGATAGGTCTATATTCTATCTTGACTCACTTAAGAACGAAGATACTGATATTTATAATCGAAATAAGTATAGTGTCGAGTGTATCAATGATAAACACATATTTTATCACTTTGATAATTATGGTAGAATGCACACTAATTTTACAATACTTAAATCTTTCATAAGAAAGAACTGTCTTTTGATAGATGGTAAACAAACTTGTGAGATTGATATTAAGAACAGCCAACCATTGTTCTTATCTAAACTAATTGAAGATAGTCATACTAAGTGGGTGAATGATGATGAGTTACAGTTATTTAAGTTCTTAACCACAACTGGTAAATATTACCAATATATAATGACTGAATTGGGTATAACAAACAAGGGAGATGCCAAAGAACTGACATATAAGGTTTTATTTGGTAGGAACGCGAAGAATAGTAAGCCTGATGCTTTATTTTCGAGTATTTTCCCAACTATACATAATTTTATAAAGCTTTATAAGAAAGAAATGGGTGACTATAAAATTTTAGCATATGAGTTACAGAAGGCAGAATCAAATTTAATTTTCAATAAAATCATTAGACAAATAATGACACTTTATCCAGAGATAAAGATGGTGACGGTACATGATAGTATTATTGTCCCGATGGAGGATAAAGATAGAGTTTCAGCTATTTTTAATTCTAAACTATATGAAGAATTTGGAATAATATAATTATATATACCATGATGAAAACTTTTTATTTAAAACAAAAATCTAATAAAAATGAGATAATCACCAGAATTGAAGCAGTTTCAATTGATCAGGCAATTAAGTTCTTTTCGAGAATCAAAAATCTTGCAAAGGATGACCTATTAAAGATATTTATTGTAACTGATCAGTTATGATAAATTAATATATACTTAATGATAGGTTTGGATCAAGCTACATCTTCTTATGTGATTATAACGTCTGATAAAATAGACGATATTGAGACTGTTTTATACGGCAGAGACTATTCTATTATCCCAATCAAAGAATTTTATAACGGTGATTATAAGAACTCAATCATATCATATGGTAGAGTTGATAATGATAATTTAAGAAGAGATGTCCTTTTCTTACTTGATAAGTTTAACTTCAACTCAGCAATCATAAAATATCATGGAGAAAGTGTTATTAAGAGAATTAATAGAGATGGTTCTGAAGTTCCTCTTGATTTAGTTATGTATAATACTGATTTCAACAAACCTTCTTATTTATACAATGGATATTCATTCTCTTTTAATGAGAAAAAGAGATACTACTTTCCTTCTAAGAAAGAAGATATTAAAAAGGGTATGATTGTTGAGTTTTTTACAAATAATAAATGGGTTGAAAAACAAGTTTCCAACCCAGAATTAGAATATGAGAAGATGTATAAGCTACTTATTAAGTATAATAAGTTAAGAATTGCTATATAATTTCAAAATTAACAATATTCTTATTGAATGAGAATTTAACAGGCTTCATGTAGAAGTCTTTCCTATTATTGAATACCATCAGACCTCCTTTATCTTTACCATTTTCAGTTCTTCCAACAATTACCTTATTTGGTTTTATTAGTGGTGACTCTATTACAGCCATTCCTTGAATACTACCAATAATAGATGGGTCTTTTGGATTTGTTGGAGTTGTTACAAAACTAGCTACTTTGAAATATTTTGATGATCCTTTACCAACTATAACAAATGTTGCTGGTCCAATCCTTCCATATGTTGCAATATAACCACTAGCTGACATTATTCTAGTGATGATCTTTCTCGCATTTGATTGCAGATTATCATAATCACTATTATTTGGATCATTTGTTATTGTAACATTTGATATTTGTGGTGGTAGCGAGCTGTGATTTTTCAGAGAATCTAAAAAATTAATAACACTATTCCAAATACCCTGATATGATGAGAATTGTTTCTTATTAAATGATGACAGTGATGTTGTGAAAACTCTTGGAGCTATTATTCCTACACTACTCCCACCAAATCCAATCATTGATGATGGTTCTTCAATATTGACTCTTTTTGATAATTCCTCTTCTTTGTTATCGAGAATGGCATCAAGAGTTATTTCTCTATTTTTGATTTCTCTCATTAATTCTTCATCAGAGGAATCAATCACATCTATATAATGAAGAGAAGATGAATCACTTATTGAATCATCTTCATTATAGTTGCATATTAATTCTAAATCTTCCCTACTTATCATATTTGTTGACCATTCCTATTTTTTGGGAACTCATTGCTATATGACGACTAAGTTCATCATTTGTCATTTTAGCTGAATTGTTTAATATTTGAAGGTTTCTTTGATACCATTTCATATCTGGTTGTTCTTTTGCATGATATAAGTGATAACATCTTGCTCTCAATTCTGTCCATTTTAGGAATTTGTGAACTTTTATTGTTTGAAAGTCATCTTCACCACCCCATCCGATGAAATCTTCATTCCATCCGCCTATTTTCATAATAGACTCTTTTCGGAACATTGCTATTCCACCAGAGATGTTAATTTTTTGATTGTCAGTTTCTCCTCTTCCAGGTCTTGATATTTGTAATATTTGATTGAAATCCATATTACTTTCTTGTTGTTCTAAATCAACAACTGTGTGATATGGACTAACCATTTCATATTCTTGTAATGCCTTAAGACCATTGATGAAATCATTTGGATTCATTATTAAATCTGAGTCTCCAAAAACAATAAGGGGAGCTGTTGAGTATTTAATTGCTATATTGAATGCCCATGATCTGTTATATGGCATATCTGATTTCACGAAAATGTGTTTTGCTCTTAAATTAAGGTTTTCAATTTTTGAGTGTGTGTCTTGTTCAATTAGTAGTACTTCCACACCGTTGAATCCATTTATCCATTCGAGTACTCTTTTAAGATTCTGTAATCTATCCATCCTATGTCTATATCCTATTACATAGGTAAATGCGTATGCTTGATTCATTAAATAATATAGTTTTTTATTTATAAAAAAAATCATTTGAAAGTTGTGGAATTTGGCAAAATGATTATATTTGTATATATACAATATGAAGAAAATAGGTAGAATTGAAAAAGTAAGTTTCCCCGATTTGAGTATCGATTCAATTGATGCTAAGGTAGATACTGGTGCTTATGGCACCGCTCTTCATGTTAATGGTATACGAACAAGGAATGGGAAACTTTCCTTTTGGGTAGATGATCCATCTTGTAGATTATACTTTGATAAGTATAAGGTTATTAACGTAAAAAGCTCTTTTGGTAAAACACAAAAGAGATATTCAATAATGACAAGAATTAAGGTTGGTGATTCCACATATAAGATATATGTATCTCTAACTAATAGAAAGGATATGAAATATCCCGTTTTGATTGGTAGAAGGTTTCTATATAAGTTCCACTATATAGTAGATGTAAGAAAAAAACATATTAATGATAGAGCTAAAAAAGTGTAATTTCATCACTGGTGACCCAAGGTCGGTTTCGTTCGGGGTTCATAGTGTTTTATCCTTCTTAGAATTAGAAGGTCGAAATATAATGCTTTTATGTAAACCCAAGACAATTGATACTTCAAGTAGCTTAAAGTACATCTGGAATGTTAAGAAGGAGTTCACTGATTTCTTTTCATTTAAGAAACTACTCAAAGATAATTCTGCATTATTTAGAATTGATTTACTTGTTGTAGACCTATGGAGTCTGAGAAATATACCTATTGAGTATAAGCAGGCTCTTGATGAAACAGGTATACAATATATTATACTATCGAAACAGTATCACTACACATCATCTGAGGACATTGGCGACTTTCATATTCAAAATGAATCTGATGGTACTTTTAACTCAAAATATACAATTACAGATAAGGTTAGTGGTTGGTCTTCATCCCTTGAAGATTTGAAGAAGTCTTATATCAGAGACAAGAGAATAGATGGCATTATAGGAGACGAAGAAATCTAATAAAAATTTCCATATTTCAAAATAAATCCGTATATTTGTATATAATTTAGAACAATTACAATTAATGAGGATTAGACGAAAATTTTTACAACTTACCAAATGGACATATCCATATGGTACAGAACATACTCTCGAAAGCTATCTACCAAAAGGTTTTAGAAAAGACGAGAATGACAATTACTATTTCCAAATTGGAGAGAATCCAACAACCATGTTTGCTTGTCACCTTGACACATCTTGTTCCAAACAGGAGAAGGTAACTCATATGCAAGACAGTCAATATATTGGTACTAATGGTAAGACAATTCTTGGTGCTGATGATAAGGCTGGAATGGTTATTCTTCTTTATATGATAGAGAAGAAAATACCAGGTCTATATTACTTCTTCATTGGTGAAGAGGTTGGATGTATTGGTTCGAATGCGTTATCAATGCAATGGGAAGAATTACAAATGTTCAATGATATTAAAAAGGTAATTTCCTTTGATAGGAGAGGTACTAAGTCTATTATAACTCACCAATTATATGGTCGTTGTTGTTCTGATGAATTTGCTCAAGAATTGGCAAATAGATTGAATTCAACTGATAATGGTTTAGAAATGGAGCTCGATGATACTGGTATGATGACAGACTCCGCTCAATTTGTTGACCTTGTGCCAGAGTGTACGAATATTTCGGTTGGTTATTACAATGAACATACTGTTAATGAAGTTCAAGATATAGAATTCTTACAAAGATTATGTAAGGCAGTTGTTAGTATTGACTGGGAAACCTTACCAGTTGTGAGAGATCCGGATGTAGATGATGAATACGATGATTGGTATGGTTGGGATAAGTCTCCATCTAAATATAACTATGGTAATGTTGCTGAAGAGGATGAGCCTGAGTTCCAAGATGGTTACTATACATATGTTATGTGGGGTAAAGAAACACGTAGAATGTTAGTATCTATGGATAGAATTAGAGAAGAGAGGACTCTTATTTATAATTGGTTGTTCTCAACGGGAATAATACACGATTATAAGGGTATAACTTGGAATGGTCACTCATTATATACACAAAATTCTCAAGATAGACTTGAGTTTATTGGTAATCGAGTTGATATTATGGAATATATTCCAGCATTAGCAACTATACCTAAAAATTTATTGTCTGATAAGCCTAGTAGACCAAAGGCTATGTCTAGATTCCCTGATTGGGAAGATGAAATTTATAATTAATGTCTATGGGAACCTGCGAAATCATCGTAGGTTTCTTTTTTTACGACCAATAGAGCTCCGTTTTTGTATGTATCCTCAAATATGTGTCCCTCTCCACCAGATGACATTATGTATAGTCCATCTTTACCACTTCTAACTTTTGTTAGAACTATTTCCAAATATGGGTTATTTATAATACAGATTACATAATCACCTTCTACACAAGACATTCTTTCATCATCTAGTTCTTTAAGAACATCCATATTTACTTTGTCAGTTTTAACACTCTTAAAAACTGATTCTAAATTCATGTTCATTGACACTTGTCTTTCCATAGTACTAACCGCATCAGAATTTAATAGATTTTCTGATGTGAAGTCAGCATCACCTGAGACTGTATTATATAACTCGTGTACTTCAACAAAGGCATTATCTATCGCACCTATTAGTGCCGTTAAGCATTTATCTCTTAGATTTACTCTACCGTATAATATTACATCCTTGTGTTCAGATGCTCCTTCGTTAAACTGTGACCACTTCTTAATCATATTACTGTCCAATTATAGCTATATTCATTCTGAACCCTCTGTTGTTATCATCTAAACAGAGTAGTATCATTTCTCTCCAAAAATTTGGTTGTTCTTCTATCTTTAATTCACCCAGTTTATATCCTTTCTGTGAAAGAAAATCGGCAATAAATTGCTCAGTCTCTTCTAATTGATTGAAAAAGTCAAGACCTGTTTCATTTAGTGCGTTTATTAATTCGTCTTCTAGTGACATTATCCTAATATAATACCTGGTGTTTTATACTCTTTCTGAGTCGCAATTTCTAACATCTGTGTAGTTGATAGATTTTTTGGATCCCAACCTTTTTTCTTAGAATATTCAGATATAAATTTTTCTCTTAATAGAGTCATTTCTTCTTTTGAAATTGCTTGATTTTTGATTAAATCTACTTTCTTTTCCATATAATTTGTTATTTTTTACATTATTAAAAATAAGTACACAAATACTTGAGCTAATAGACCTAATACCATGAAGATGGTTCTATTCCTATAAGTCATTATTTTGGTTAATTTAGCAGTTGATGTACTTGATTGGTCTGTCCATCTTTTTTGATATACCTTATCATCTAATTTATTTCTTGTATAGTAATAAGTACCATTGTGAAAAAAACTAAATATTAGCATCATTGATAGTACACTTGTAATTGAGTAAAGTAATCCTATGTTACAGAACAAATACATTCCAATTATTGCTAATACGATACTTCTTTGTAATGCAAATATTGGATGTATTTCAAATTTACAATCTCTTCTACTATTTGACTTGAAATGCCAGTAAAATCCCTCTCTAAATCCTTCCAGAGTGGAATATACCATCCATATTATATTTGTTAATATTAGTGAAACCATTACTCAGATACTCCTTTCTTACTATTTGTATAGTCTTTTCTTATTTTATATCCGATTAGAGTTGTTGATAGTGCAAAGAATATTCCAACTCCTAATCCAACATAGTCACCTTCTGTTAAGAATATTTTCCACCCTATTATACTACCAGCTAGATTCCCTAAGAATCCAACTACATACATTTTCCTCATCCATAGTAACCATGGACCGAATTCATAACCACCGGTGTAGTCTTTAAATCTAACTGATGCTTCTATTTCTGCCTCAGTTCTTTTTCTCCATTTACCCATAGTATATTTATTTTTTGATATTATAATATATATTAAAATAAATTCCGTATATTTGTATGATGAAAGAAAAGGAACTACTTTGGAATATACTCACATCTAAAGACCCATCACAAGAGCTTATTAGACTTGATAATGATGGTGTTCTTAGTATTCTTTTGCCTGAATTGACCGACTTGAAGGGAGTTGATGTTGTTGATGGTAGAGGTCACAAGGATAATTACCTACACACTTTACAAGTAATAAAACAAACAGCTGAGGCATCAACTAATCCTTGGTTGAGACTTGTTGCTATTCTACACGATGCTGGTAAGGCAAAAACTAAAAAATACTTTGCTGGTAAGGGATGGACTTTCCAAAACCACGAGCTGGTTAGTGCTCACATGGTTAAGGATGTATTTAATAGATTTGGATTAGATAAGACCAAAATGAAATATGTCTATAAACTTATAGAGTACCACGGTATCGCTAAAGAATTAACAAAGGAAGATGTTAGTGATTCTGCTATTCGTAGATTCTCAACAGAGTTGGGTGATTGGATCGATGATTTGTTGTTATTCTGTAAGTGTGATATGACGACAAGATTTGAGGATAAGAGAGCTAGATTTCAAAAAGATTTAGATGATCTTAAGAGTAGAGTCTTAGAAGTAAGAGAAAAAGATGAAGCTGCTAAGTGGAGATGTCCAATCGATGGTAATTTCATCATGAAAGAACTTAATATTGTTCCTGGTAAAAAATTAGGATTAATAAAATCTGAAATAGAAAGAGCTATCAAAGCTGGGGAAGTCGAAGATGATTTTGATAGTGCGTATGAATATTTAATGTCTATCAAGGATAAATACTAATGAATATTTTATTAGAGCTTAATAATAAAATAGATGAACTAAAGAAGTCCGGATTGGAAGACTCTCAAGTTAAAATTGAGGGTCTTGCCTTTTTAAAAAATACTTTGAGAAGCGCATCATTCGATGATAGAAAGGACTTTTGGAGGTACATAGACAGAGATAAAAAATTAAACGAAATTTTAAAATGAAAAAATTCACAGGTGTTAGATTAAACAAAATTCTTGTTGATAGAAACAAACTATCTGATGAGAATGTTGCGGACATTGAAAGATTACATCGTATTAAACATTATATTTTTGAATATATGGAGAATACAGATGATTCAGAAAAATTGAAAAAATTGGCTAACTTAGTTGAGTTGGTTGAATATAAGTTGCAATCTACTTGGAAGTTTAATGTAGATAAAAACTATCATAGATGGTTTGAAATACCAAAGTGTACTTGCCCGAAGATGGACAATGCTGAATATATTGGTACAAACTATAAAGTGTTTAATAGAAATTGTAAGATACATGCCTGAACTAACAGAAGTTAAAATAATGTCAGATTTCATAAATAGAAATTCTGAGAATAAAACCTACTCTAAATTATATCATGTTGAAAAGGGAAATAGCCCTATCGACTCAAAGCTAATCGAAAACTTTAATGTAAGTGCCAATTCTTTTGGTAAAGAATTACAATTGAGGGTACATCATGATCTTACAGATCTTAAGTTTTCTGTATTTATGGGTATGAGTGGTAATTGGAAATTTGTACCAACTGAGGATTGGAATAATACCAAATTTGTCAGAATGAGACTTGATACCAATGATGGATACTCATTGTTGTTACACGGTGGTTATATGGGACCTAAGTATAAATTGGGTGGATTTTCTGGTGTAGATAGAGGTCCGGATCCAACAAAAGAATTCGATAAATTCAAATCTAATGTCATTAAAAACCTATCAACTAAGGCGTTTGATAAGCCTATTTGTGAGGCTTTACTTGACCAAAAGTACTTTAATGGTATTGGTAACTATCTTAGGAGTACAATATTATATTATGCTGATGTGAATCCTTTTGAGAAGGCATCTACATCTATAAAGAATAATCCAAAGATATTAGATTTATGTAGAGATATCCCAATGAAGTCTTATGAGTTAAATGGTGGTCAATTAAAAGATTGGAAGAATCCATTTGATAATGACTCTAAGGAATTTGAGGAGTGGGTTTTTTATCAAAAAGGTAAATCAGTTAAAGATAAAACTGGAAGAACTTTTTGGTACGATGATAAGTGGGAAAGTAAGAGTCCCTATTAAACAAAATGTAATGCCCTTAATATAAAGGGCATGTTCAGTAAGATTTTTAATATTATACAAGGAGATAGATCAAGTGGTAAATCAGTATTACTTTGGAGTTTATCGAAGATATTAAAGTCTGAGGGATATAAGATTTGTTTTTTAGGATGTTCTGAGGAATATACAAATGATGGAACAGATGTGTTTTTGAAACACTATGACTTTGTAAGAGTGATACCTAATAATGTCTCTTACTCTAATAATCAAACATTTGAATTACTCAAAGAGTTACTGGAGAGAGATAAGTATGATTATTTACTTATAGATGATGTAGATATATTTGACAAGTCTTATTGGAATAAGATAAAGAATATAAATATAAAGAAGATATTTACTTGTGGTGAGTTACCTTTAATTGGTGGTTTACCATACAACCTTATGAAGGTCACACACAGATATGATGATTCGGACTTATCTAATAAAGTATTTATTGAATACAATAAGGATTTTTATGATTTGGAATCATTTATTTCCACTTTACATAGGGATATGAAAATAAAAAATATACTAAGATGAATAATAGTGTAGATAAACAATATTTAGAACTTCTTAGACACATATTGTCTAATGGTACTATAAAACAAGATAGAACTGGGACAGGGACTATATCAGTCTTTGATTACACAATGAGGTTCAATATGTCTGAAGGGTTTCCAATCCTAACATCAAAAAAGATGTTTATGAAAGGAGTTATACATGAATTGATTTGGTTTCTTCGAGGTGAAACAAATATTAAATATCTCGTAGATAATGATGTTCATATCTGGGATGGAGATGCTTATAAGAACTACGAAAAAGAGTGGTTAAAAGAAAACCCACCTATGTCAGGTCCATATGATAGTAAAATGTTATCTAAAGAGGAATTCATCAGTAAGATAAAAGATGATGGTGATTTTGCTAAAAAATGGGGCGAATTGGGTCCTGTTTATGGTAAACAATGGAGAAAGTGGAATAACTACTCACATAATAAAGTTTTTGGTAGTAGTGATTATGAGGTAACTAATAAATCAGTAGACCAAATTGCAAACCTAATAAACGATCTTAAGAATAACCCAGATTCAAGACGATTAATGGTATCAGCTTGGAATGTAGGTGAGATAGACCAAATGGTTTTACCACCTTGTCACTATGGATTTCAATGTTATACATCAGAGATGAATCTCTATGAGAGAAAGAAGTTTTGGTGTGATTCTCTTGGTAAAAGTATTCAATATGCTGAGGATTTCAGTGATGTTGAATTAGATACACTTGGTGTTCCAAAGAGACGACTAAGTTTGAAATGGACACAGAGAAGCGTAGACACATTTTTGGGACTTCCATTTAATATCACATCTTATGGTTTATTATTACACATTTTAGCTAAAGAGGTTAATATGGCTCCACATGAGCTTATATTCTCAGGGGGTGATGTTCATTTATATACTAATCATATCGAACAAGTAAAGGAACAATTGAATAGAGATACATTTAAGTTACCAAAGTTGGTTCTTAAAAATAAATCTATTGATGATTTGAAATATGAAGATATTGAAATATTAAATTATCAATCAGATAAAGTATTAAAAGGTAAACTATCAAATTAATTATAAATTATGTCAACAACAAAAGTACAAGCAGGAACAGTTAATGTTAAGGAGATAACAGATGCTGTTAAAACAATTGAGTTATTAACATCTCAATACAAAAAGAAAAGAATGTCAACTGAGAATTATATTAAGCATGTTCATGAGAACTTGGCTAAATTGACATCAGAAAGAAATTACTTAGAGTATCTTAAAAACATAGGTCAATAATGATTGCGTTTTTCTTAATCACATCACTCTTACTTTTAATATCATGGGTTATATTTCTAATCGGTCTCTTTACAAAAAGAGTCGCTAGATCTAAGATGTATGGTATAATGGCTGTCACTTATGTTGCACACTCATTATCATGTCAGATGATGGGACTTCCTTATGTTTTCTTTTTAGTATTTTCCATATTTTGTATGGCTTTCCATATTTTCTATAAAAAAATAGAAAACAATGTCAACCAATGACATATAATAAAAAAAGAATTAATATGAGTAATATATCATCCAACTCACTATATGAACAAATCGTTGAACAAGTAAAAAATATAAACACTGAAGGTCTATCTGATGATGTTTCAAATTCCCCATCAACCTCAGTTATAGAAGAACAAAAGATTTACTTTTGGACAAGATTGTATCTACGAGAAGAAAATCCAAATGTAGAGCCAGGTGATGATGTTAATATAGTTTATACACCCTCTGGTGAAGAACTAAAAACTAAATTCATATGTTACGGTAAACAGGGATTAGAAAGAGACCACGATGGTGAAGTAACTTCATATAATGCAGAAGATGATAAGAAAATACTTTGCTTGATGATTGATTCTAAGCAAGTTAACTACTCAGAAGATATACCTTTTATTAGAACCTTATTTAAGGCTGGTTTTCACTATGATTATCAGTTAATAAAAAGAGACGATTTGATATTTACACTTGATAAATCAGGAATGATTTTAGATTACTACGATGTAGATTTTTAACTACATTCGTAGCAATCGTGTCTACCTCTTCCTCTGCAATCCGAGCAATCTTCCTCACCAGATCCTTCACAATTCGAGCATTCGATTTTACCCTTACCATCACATTCTGGACAGTCGATAGTGTTTCCATCATCATCTTCTACTCTCCCTGATCCATCACATTCTCCACATTCGACTTCTCCATCTCCACCACATTCGTGACAGTCAAAGTGTCCGTCACCGTTACACTCACTACATTCTACCTCACCGCTTCCTCCACATTCATCACAAGATCCGTTTCCACCTGAAGTATCTTCTAATTTGTAATCATATGAACCACCATCATCGTTGGTTAATTCACCGTGGTATGCGTTATAGAATTTAAGAGTATCTAAATATGGATAGTATGAGTATTCACCACTCCTATCTAATTTAACTACTACTTCCCAATCATCTGAGCTAACCTGTTCACCATTTAACATCAATGGGGTTGATTCGTCATTTTCTTGGTGTTTCTTATATAACCATCCATTTTTATGTGCGAACTGAATAAAGATATTAACATCTGAGTCTTTATTTGTATAGACTCTATCCATGAACTTTCTACCTCTAGTATCTGTCCAAAGTAGTGCTCTTCCTTTAAGTAAAGGCTCTGATGGGTGAAGAGGATTTGAATTTACTTCTTCTGGCTCTGTTTTAAGTATTACTAATGATACTTGATTTGGATTTTGTGTATAGATTCCAAAATACTTTGAGCATTTTGAATATCTCATACAAGATGATGCTAAGGTTCCACCATTAGATGGTAGATACTTTGCCTCATTATACCATTCTGCAATTGCTGGTCCACTTACAATTTCCATGTTTCTGAATACATCTTTTTCAATTTGTATTCTTGATTTGTACTCATTTACAAATTCTTCTATTTCTTTGTCGGTGACTTTTATTCCAGCCTTATCTAACATTCTTCTGGCTAGTCTTCCTATTTTTATCTCGCTTTTTGGACCATCCGCTAAATTTTCTGATTCAGATATTCCTGATTTTTTGATAATATTTTGACGCACTTCACCATCTCTGTTAACGAAGGTTATAACACATAAAGCATTATCTGGGTATAATGATTCCCAAAATGGACTTGTGTGATATTTATTTACAACATCTAATGGTATTTCGGTTATTTCAGTTATTCTATCACCATTTGATGGGTGATCTATATCTTTAATTACTAAGCCTGATTTTTCTGGATTATCTCTAAATAACCCTGCCAATCCAGTATAAACTTCCCCAGCATTTGATACTATTTTTGCTCTTACTGCTTTATTGTCTTGTATAAAAGACACAGTATCTTCTTTATCCATAACGACATCTATGTAATTTGTTGGCACATCGATGTCTTTTTTGAATAAGTCTAATAGATTTTTAGCTATTGGTGATTTTAGTTTTGATAATATTTCAGTGAACCTATCACTATATCTAATATTTGCTTCAAGTAAAAGCTCTAATTTACTTTCTGATATAAAATCGTAGTATCTGGAAATTTTCATTATCTATATATTTATTATTACAGTTTAAAAACAAAAAAGATCCTTTTCAAATCTGAAGATTCAAAAGGATGGGCAATAGCAACACAAGGTAATAACTTTGCTATGTATGTTCAACAAGCATTAGACCCAAGATCAGGAAGAACAGGTAAACCATTGGATAGAAAATATGGTGAAATGGATCTTAATGATTTATCAAAAAGTGATTTCTTAAAGTTTGCACAAGTAGCTAAGAAATTAAACTTAGATTACAAAGCCCCAAATTTCCTCTTCATTAGTCAACTCTACGTTAGAGTATCCTTCAAATGTTTTTAAGTGTTTCATACTTTTAAACTTTATATTTTAATGTATATATTAAACTCATAAACTCATTTTTAGTATAATTAATGAAAAAAATTATTTAAATTTCATGTTAGTAGAAACACAATATTTGACAAATAGTAGGCGATTAGTAGTTAGTTATGTAGATAAAACCGGCGATATAAAGCTAAAGTATTACGAATGGGAGAACCCAATGAAGTACGTTGTTTGTGATGACAACGATAAAGACAAACATCCATCATTTAGGTCTTGGGATGGTAAGTCTGTTAAACAAATTGAGGTTAATCACCCTGATAGATACGCAATCTATGAATTTTTGGATTCTTTACCAGAAAAGGAAAGAGAAGAAATATTTGAGTTCAACCTACCAAAGATATACTTTATAGATATTGAGACCGAGATTATTGATGGTTTCCCTGAGGCAAAGGATGCTCCCACAAGAGTATTGTCTATATCAATTGTTTATGATGATAAGATTATACTTTTAGGACTTAAAGATATGCCAGAAGACATGCAGGATAGAATTATAACTAATACCAATACATATTTTGAGAAATTTAATGCTAACTATAAGTTCAAATACATAAAGTATGATGATGAATTCGATATGCTTTATGCCTTTTTCTATAAGATGGTTCCAAAAATGCCACTTATAACTGGTTGGAACTTCTTAAACTATGACTGGTTATATCTCGTGAATAGATCTAGAAAGTTATTTAAGACTATAAATGGCAAAGAGTATAGAATCGACCCAGCAGTTTCTTCTTTAACAAAGAGAATGAATAAAATATGGTCAACTGACTATGAAGTTCCTGCACATCGAATGATTTTTGACTACATGCAATTATATGAGGTATGTGATACTTCTATTAAAGTTAAGGAATCATCATCTTTAGACTTCGTATCAAGTAAATTAGTAGGTGTTGAAAAGATTAAATATAGTGGTTCATTACAGAAACTATACGAAGATGACTTTGAAACATTCATGTACTATAACGCGGTTGACTCCGTTCTTGTTCAAAAGATACACGAATCACGAAATTATATTTCCATCATATATGCGATATCCGCTTTGGCTAAAATTAGAATAGTTGACGTTGTTTCTCAGATGAATAATGCTCTTGGTTCATTAGCTATTACTGAGGGTGTATTGAGAAATCGATTCCGTGAGATGGATAACATCGTATTGTTCAGAGATGATACAAAAGGAGAAGGTGAGTCTACCATTGCTGGTGGTTGGGTTAAGGATCCAGTTGTCGGTATGAATCAGTGGTGTGTTACTTATGACTTTGCCTCACTTTATCCTACTACACAAAGACAGTTCTACATAGCACCTGAGACATTTGTTGGTGTTAGAGATGAGAATAACCCAGAGTATTGTGATAATGGTAGAAAGATAGACCTTGATAAACACGTTATTTGTGTAAACGGTGTTGTTTTTGAGAAGAGATTATCTCCTACACTTAGAATGCTTGAGGATGTTTACGCTGACCGTAAGAAGAACAAGAATATTATGATGGATAAAAAGGATGAGTTGAAGAAAGTAAATGATGAGATAAAGGCATTAGAAGCCGAGTTGTCAGGATCTATTTAACTCTTGTTGTATTAAAGTTGATGTTTGGTAATTCACTTTTAACCATTCTTTCAACTTTATTTACAATTTTTGAATTGTCATCGTAGAAATGAGCTGATTCAAATCCTGTATTTTTTAAAATTTCAATAATTTTATTCCCTTTCCAAACTCCGGAATTGCCAGAACCTTTTCCAGCAGGGAACATATGTAGTCCATATTTTGGTTGTTCTAATCCAAAACTTTCCATTACGCTGATTATCTTAGACCTCATATCTTCTGGTCTTGCTGTAACTATACACTTATTTTCAACTTTTGAGTATAATTCACTTAGACTTTTTAAGTCATAAGGTAGTGAAATATCTGTGAATGGAAATCTACTTGGTGTTAAAAGGTAAACCCTTGGACCTTTTCTTATCCAATTTCCATCTATTTTTATTTTATGATTTGGATCTTTTACGAAAATTCTTCCATTCTCCCACTTCAAATCTGATAATTTCACTTTAACTTTTGATAGAGATGACTTTAACATTGATTCTATTTCAGATGACTCTTTTAAATAGTCTACTACTAACTCCTCAAAAGAAGGAGTTTTAACAATAGTTTCATCAAAATCAAAGATGTATAAAGTCTCAGATGTTTGAAAGTTTTCAAATTTTTTAATAATCGTCATTAGTGAATAAATCGTTTATAATATATTTGTATCCTTCGCCATATTTTTCGATACACATATTATATATTTCTTCTTCATTCTCAATTCCTTCTTGGAATATTGTTTGGATGTATTCTTTTATCTCATCTCTGTCGGAGTAAATTCCGAACTCATCGTAGTCTAGTATTATATTCATAGGGTTTTATTTTTATATATTATAAAAAACCACTAAAAAATCGTTTTTAGAAACAAAAATTACTTATTGTAATATAATTTTTACAAATTTAATTAAATATAGATGTCGCTTAAGAAAGATCTCTCCAAGTATAAACCCAGAAAAGAACAAAAAGAAGCACTCAGTTTCATTGATAATGAGTGGAGAATGAATAAGAATAATAAATTCTTTCTACTCAATTTACCCGTTGGTACCGGTAAATCACATTTAGCACTAATGATAGCAGATTGGTATCAAAAAAATGTAAATAGATTAGGTAAGATTGATATAATCACCAATAGTAAAATATTACAAGATCAATACGCTGATACTTATAGTTCAATAAATGACCTAAAAGGTAAAGAGAACTATGAGTGTGAAACTTATTCTTGTTCTTGTGCTCAGGGTTCCGAATTTAATAGACTGAATAAGACAAGTTGTGAATCTTGTCCATATAACTCAGCCAGAGAATCATTCATTAGTGGTAATATCTCACTGACGAATTTCTATCTTTATATTCTATATGCCATTTACAATCCAAAATTACTAGAATCAAGAGGTGCTAATGTTTTGATAGTTGATGAGTCACACGAATTTGATGATGTTATGTCTGACTTTATATCTATTAAGATAACAGAGAATACAATAAAACGTCTCAAATTTACAAATGAGTATGAGATTATTAAACGATTGAAGTCAGTATCTACGATAGCTGAATATGTATCTTATTTACAGTATTTAGTTGCTGAGATAAACGATACAATTGAGGGAATGGAGAAAGGTCTTGGTTCTCAACCGAGAAATGTTAAATCAGATAAAAGAGATTTGAAGATATCTAAACTACTAAAGTCTAAAAATTCTGATGTTAAGATAATGCAAACTGTAACTGATTTAAGACAATATCAGTTAAAGATAGATGTTTTCTTGAAAGAATATAAAGCAAATCCTAATAACTGGGTATTGGAGACTTCATACAATGAGAAACTTAAACAAAAAGAATTATCACTTGAACCAATATGGGCATATGATTACTTAGACAAGTATGTATTTAGTCATTATGATATGGTTGTATTGATGTCTGGTACTATTCTAGATAAGAACTTATTCTGTATGTTAAATGGTCTTGATGTTACTAAGGCAGTTTATTATTCGATAAGATCACCTTTCCCACTTAAGAATAGACCTATTTACTACATGCCAGTTGGTAAGATGACATATAAGAATAAGGAAGAAGCATTTAAGAGGTATGTTCCATATATTCAAAAGCTATTAGCTAAATATAAGAATCATAAAGGTATAATACATACAAACTCATTTGAACTCGCTAATTGGATAAAGGATAAAGTCAAAGACCCAAGACTTATATTCCATGATTCATCCAATAAAGATGAGATGTTGAAATTACATTTTGAATCTGAGGAACCAACGGTTATTGTTAGTCCGAGTATGGATACTGGTGTTTCTTTTGATCATGATAAAAGTAGATTTCAGATAATTGCTAAAGTCCCATATCCATCACTTGGTTCACAAAAGAATAAACTGAGACAGAAAAATAATCCTGAGTGGTATCAATGGAAAACTGTTACTGGTATTGTTCAAATGACTGGTAGATCTGTTAGGTCAGATACAGATTGGGCAGATACTATAATAATTGATGGATGTTTTAGTGATGTGATTAGACATAGCGGGCATTATATTCCAGATTGGATACAAGAAGCTATAAAACGTATTAATATAAAAGAAAGTGCATAAAAAAAACCCACCGTTTGGTGGGTTTTTGTTTTATTTCTTTTTAGATTTCTCAATTGCTTTTCCTCTAGCTTTTTCGTACCCAGAGATTTTCTTGTCTTTGTTTAAATCAGCCTTTTTTGGATTTTTTAATCCAGAATCCTTAAATGATAAAAATTTCTTTCTTTCGATAACTTCGTCACCCCATACTTTTCTTCTGTGTATGTGTTCTTCCTCTTCATCTTCCTCATCTTCCATTTCTTCATCTTCATGAAACTCTGCTTCTAATCCATCTTCTTCCTCTTCTTCCATTTCATCTTCTTCTTCCTCCATCTCATCTTCTTTCTTTATGTGAGTAAGCCAATCTTGTTCGTCAGAATCTACGTCTGAGAATCTACCCATATCATCTTGGGCGAAGTTTTCAAATCTTTTAAGGTGTTTCATTTTTATAGGATTATTTTTATTAACATATATATTATTGTTTAAACTCCAAAATCACTATTTTATATATACTTTATGAAAATTTTTAACTATTCTGACTTTATTTTTGAATCATCGGATGTTACTTTTCCATTTTTTTACTCAAAAGCATTTGAGGAAAATTTAAGCAGAATAGATTCTCCTATCTCAGATATAATACTTGATATGAAACTAACACCAACTAAAATATCAATGATAGATATTGGTAGTGCTGATGATACTGTTAGATTTGTTCAGTCAAATAGACTTGTTGATTATTTTGATAGCAATGATAAGGAAAAATGGTATAAATTTCTTAGAAGTATAAAGTCAACTGATGAAATTTGGACGAAGAATAGTTCCGAGATGAAGATTGGTAGATTTATTAGGAGAGTTGTTGGTGGTGATATTAAAGACTCAGAGATAGAAGAGTTTGTTAATAAGTGGAAGTCTATAAAAGAAGGTGGTATGTTTGAACTATGGGATTCATCCATGATAGAAGATGCTTACAATTCGACTAAATATTCACAAAATGGACCATCAAGTAACCCACTTATTAACTCTTGTATGAATGACCAATTTGAATTTGTATCATATTACAAATACTCCAGTGCTAAAGTGTTAGTGTTATTGGACGATGATGGTTACATTTCTGGTAGAGCTCTTGTTTGGACTGACCATATGGGTAAAAAGATAATGGATAGGGTTTATTATATATGGGATAGTGATTATCACAAATTTACATCCTATGCAATGAAGAAAGGGTGGTATTATAAGACCAGAAATATTAGTGGTGGTTCATCTTTCACAAATAAAGAAGGTAAACAGGTATCTCTGCATTCTAAAGTTAAGGTTCCAAACTGCTGGAATATGATGGATTATAATGAATTTCCTTATATGGATACATTTTACTACACAACTGGAGAAGTTGCTATGAATTATGAACCTGATGGTGAATATCTTAAACTACAAGATACTGATGGTGGTTATGAACATCAAACAAATTTATATGATATTCATGGAAACCACATCTCTGATATGGATGACTATGTTGAGTCTGAAACACAGGGAGGATATCTTTACATACCTACTGCGGTTCATGTTAGATATGATGGTGGTGGATATAGTGGGTACGAACTTGATGATTATATTGAAAAGGATTACTTAGAAAATCCTAAAAATGGATTTGTTAAGGCGATAGATGGTAAATGGTATAGAGAAACACATTGTGTTTGGTCTGATAAGGAAAATTCTTGGATATTTAGACCTGATGCTATTTATGATAAGGGTGATTGGATTTGGTGGGACAATTTTCACCCAGGAGGAAATAATATATAGTATATGAAGATTCAAAGATTTAACGAACATTCTAATCAATCATCAATGTTAGATGATTTCATAAACTCACTTGGTCCTATTATTACTGAATCTAGTAAGGAAAACAAATACAAAGAATTTGAAGGTAAAATTATTAAAGATTTGAAATTAAATCTTAGTATAGTTGGTACTTTCGGTGCTGGACTTGGTGCTTTATATCCAATAGTTGAGAAGCTCGTTAAAAACATGCAACTAAATATTGAGTTGACTCCTGATAGAGTTGTTTTACTAACAGTTGCTGCTTTCTCTATTGTATATCTTGAAGAGAAAAAAGCTAAGATGAATCCTAAACAAGAAGAATCACTTAGAAAAGATTGTAAATCAATGTTAGAGGAATTGAAGATGGCTGGTATCGGAAACGGTATAGTTAAAAAATTGACTGATGGATTCAAATCTATAACTAATATATTTAAGACTATCGCTAAACACACTGGTGCTATCGTTGGTGGATTTATTGATATGTTTGCTTATGCTGCCTTGAGTATTCCAGTACTTAATGGTGTAATGGCAATTATTGGTAAATATGATCTAAACTTAGACTCTCTTATTACCAATTTTATGGGACTTGCTGTTGGTGTTGGTTCATTAATTGCTAAACATGGTATAGCTGATATAATTAATCGAATTAAAGGTATCAACAAGAAGAAAGTCGTTGATGAGATTGAGACACCAGTTATTCAGAAATTCGGAGATGCCGAAGTGGATCAAAAAGAGGGAGAATTGATCCGTGAAGATCAATAATATCCAAGAACTTTGTGATTATTTTACTATTGATATGGATATATCTATAAACTTAGCTATGTCAATTTATATAATATAAAAAGTGAAGTAAAATTAATATGACTCCACAATTAGAGAAGGTATTTTTAAATTACATATTAAAGACAAAGAAATATTTTGAATTAGTAAAACCATACTTTTTTAGAAACTCTGAGATACAATTTGTTTATGGAATTGTGAGGGAGTATATGTTAAAAAGTTCAGAGGCAGCAACACCCACACCACGTCAGATATTAGACATGGTATCCTTAGAAGATAAGGATGGTATAATTACTAAAGAAATCCTAAAATCGATTTTACAAGTAGACCTAAAGGAATACGATGAAAAGAACTTCATCGAGCCTAAGTTTAATGCGTGGGTTTTATCCAACCGTTTAAAAACAGGCACTGTTGATATAATTGATGAAACTAGAAATCTTGATAACATTTCAGATTTTGAAAAAGCAGTTGAAGCAGCTGCTAAGATTAAAGGTATAGTGGATGAAATGTCCAGTACCAATTTCGTTCAGGATGATGATATGGGTTCTGATTTTGATGACCCAGAACATCACGTCCAAGATACATCCAAATTTAAAGTTAAATCAGGGTTTGAAACAATCGACCATATGTTAGGTGGTGGATGGGATGTTCAAACACTTAATGTCATAATGGCTGAAACTAATAATGGTAAGTCATTGTGGATGCAAAATTTTGCAGTTAAGGCTGCTGATATGGGATATAATGTACTATATGTTACCCTTGAGATGAGTGAAAGAAAAGTCATGAAGAGAATGGGTGCTATGAGACTTAGAATACCTATAAATGAATATGATAAATACTCAAAAGACTCTGATTATATAAAGAAGAGAATAGAGTCATTAAAAAATTCATCTGATGTAGGTGGTGATTTATTTACTAAGAAAGTTGGTAAGATAATTGCTAAATTCTGGGCAGCTGGTACGGCAACTGTTTCAGACATTGATAACTATATTCAGAAATTAAAAGAGAAAAAAGATATTAAAATTGATTTAGTTATTGTAGACTATATCACATTAATAGCATCTGCTAAAGGTTCTGCTACTGATAGTCTTTATGTTAAAGGTAAACATTTATCAGAAGGTTTAAGAGCTGTTGGTGCTAAATTTAAGTGTCCGGTCATTACTGGTGTTCAAGTTGCAAAAGATGCTTGGAACTCATCTGATATAACATTAGAGAGTGTTCCTGAGTCAAAGGCGATTGCAGAGACAGCTGATACTTTCTTTGCCATTATTAGAACAGAAGAAATGAAAAGACAAAACTTATATAGATTTAAGTTGTTAAAGCAAAGAGATGGTGATTTTTTAAAATCACAAATTAAATTAAACCTCAATCCAACATACTTGACATTGGAAAATGATCAATTTTTGGATGCTTAAAACAAAGATTATTTATATAATATAAAATAAAAAATAAAATCTCTCTATGAGCAAAAAGAAAGTTAGAGATGAAGAAGAACTTGACGAAGAGTTAGAACAAGAGAATGATGATAGTGAATCAAATGATTCATATCAGGATGACGATTCGGATGATGATTCTTCGGATGAAGAAATATCTGATAGTAAAATATCAGACGATGATGATAATATTGAGTTGGTTATTGAGATCGATGAAGATGATCTTGATATAATGAGTGGTGATGTAGAAGAGTCGAAAGAAACCAAGTCCGAAGAAGAAGAGGATATTGTTTTATCTAAGCACAAGATACAGGGAAAGCACTCTCTTAAATATGACTCCATTTTCAAAGGTAAAAAAGAAGATCCTTTAGATGAGGATGATTTAGATGGTACATCTATGTACTATAAAGAATCAATTGAGGTTGATAAGGCATCCAATTACTATTTTGAATCTATTGATAATGAACAGTACATAAGAGCTAAATTAGTTAAGGAGAGGGTTTATGCAGTATTGAGTGAAAATACAAATCTTAATTTCCTTAACAATAGAAGAAAGCCATCAAGAGTTGACTTCAATAACTATTATATGTTATTGAGAGCTAATCTTAAAGATGAGAGCTTTACTAATGTTGAACTATTCAACGAATTGGCTGTTTATTTTTCAGATAACTTATTTAATATGTTTAAGTTATTAGATAACAAATGGAGAAACTTGATAATAACAGAATTACAGGATCATATAGGTAAATCCAAAAATGATAAAGAGATTAGAAATAGAAATATTTATATCTCCACTGAATTAGAATTTACTTGGGTTGATGAGTTTGGGGATGAGAAGATAATAACAGGAGTTGTTGTTGATTGTGATTATGAAAATTCAAAATTTAAAGTAGACTCTTATGAGAATATTTATGAGATTGATCTTATTCATATTACGAAGATCCTTAACAATTCTAAGTTTAAGTATAATCTTAATAAGCTAAATAATATTGATTTTTTATAATTTTTTTGGGGAATTGAAAATTTTACAAAAAATTAAGATCTAATTCCAATTATTAAAAATTGATTCAATATATAAACATACAAAAAAAATTAGAGAATGAGCATGATAAAAGTAACAAAGCGAAACGGCAAAAAAGAGCCATTAATGTTAGATAAAATATTAGACAGGATTAACCAGCAAACATATGGTTTAGACCAAAAGTGGATAATTCCATTTGAGATAGCTCAAAAAGTTATCGAAGGTATTACACCAGATATAAAAACTTCAGTTCTTGATCAGTTAGCTATGGAAACAGCGGCTGCTTTAACTACAAAACACCCAGATTACGCTGTTTTAGCGGCTAGATTGGCAATTACAAACTTACATAAAGAAACAAAAAAGAGTTTCTCAGAAACAGTTGAGGACTTACATAACTATATCGATCCAAAGACAGGTAGACCTTCTCCGATCGTATCAGAGAAATTTTACTCAATAGTGAAAAAGCACGCAGATGAACTTGATTCATCTATCGTTCACTCTAGAGACCATAACTTTGACTATTTTGGTTTTAAAACACTTGAGAAATCATATCTTTTAAAATTAAACGGTAAAGTTGCTGAAAGACCTCAATATATGTATATGAGAACGGCACTTCAAATCTGGGGAGAGAATATTGAAAAAGTAAGAGAGACATACAATTTACTATCAGAAGGATATTATACACATGCTACTCCAACTTTATTTAACTCTGGTACAACTAGACCACAATTATCATCTTGTTTCCTATTAGATGTTGAGAGTGATTCAATTGAAGGTATCTTTAATACATTGAAAGAATCAGCTCAAATTTCAAAGAATGCTGGTGGAATTGGTATTTCTTTTGGTAAAGTAAGAGCTAAGGGTACTTATATTGCTGGTACAAATGGTACATCAAATGGTATTATTCCATTTTTGAAAATATACAATGAAACTGCTAGAGCAGTTGACCAAGGTGGTGGTAAACGTAAAGGATCTATCGCTATCTATATGGAACCTTGGCATGCTGATATATTTGAATTCCTAGACTTACGTAAGAATCAAGGTAAGGATGAGTTAAGAGCGAGAGACCTTTTCTTAGCTATGTGGATGAATGATTTATTCATGGAGAGAGTTGAACTTGACGAAGATTGGTCATTGATGTGTCCACATGAGTGTGAAGGATTAACAGAAACTTATGGATCTGAATTCAAAGAATTATACTTGAAGTATGAGAAAGAAGGTAGAGTTAAGAAAACTGTTAAAGCTAGAGAGGTTTGGAATAAAATTCTTGAATCACAAATTGAAACAGGTACTCCTTATATCCTTTACAAGGACTCTATAAATGAGAAGTCAAATCAATCAAATATCGGTGTTGTTAGATCTTCTAACCTATGTGCTGAGATTGTTGAGGCAACTGGTGTTACTAAAGTTCAGAAAGATATTTTACAAAATAAAGAATTACTTGATAAATTAGGATTATCAGAATTTTATGGTGAAGACTCTGTTAATGAAACAGCTGTTTGTAACTTAGCATCTATTGCTCTTCCTAAGTTTATTAATAAGAATAAGACTTATAATCACAATAAATTATATGAAGTTGCTTATAACGCTATTATCAATTTGAACAATGTTATTGATGTGAATTATTACCCATCAAGAGCTGCTAAGTTCTCTAACTTATTGCACAGACCTGTTGGTTTAGGTGTTCAAGGATTGGCTGACGTATTCTTCGCAACTGGTCTTTCTTATGAGTCAGAAGAAGCTAAACAGTTAAATAAAGAGATATTTGAGACAATCTATTATGCGGCTATGAGAGCATCTTGTGATTTAGCTAAAGAACAAGGTACTTATGCTACTTATAAAGATTCTCCTATTTCTCAAGGTAAATTCCAATTTGACCTTTGGGGTGTTAAAACATCTAAGAGATGGGATTGGGATAAATTAAGAGAAGATATTAAGAAGTATGGTGTTAGAAACTCATTGACAACTTGTATTATGCCTACCGCATCTACAGCTTCTATCTTAGGAAACGAAGCATCTTGTGAAGCTCAAACTTCTAATATGTATACTAGACGTGTTTTATCTGGTGAGTTTATACTTGTTAACAAATATCTTGTTAAGGAATTAGTTAAGTTAGGTATTTGGAACGACAATCTTAGAAAGAAGATTATCGCTGAGAACGGTTCAGTTCAAAACATACCAGAAATTCCAACTAATTTGAAAGAGATTTTCAAAACAGTTTATGAAATTAAACAAAAGGATGTTATAGAGATGTCTGCTGATAGAGGAGCGTTTATCGATCAAACTCAATCAATGAATATCTTTATGGATTCACCTAACTTTGCAAAGTTAACATCGATGCATTTTTATGGTTGGGGTAGAAGAAACTTCATAAATGGGGCTGATGGTAATCCAGTTATTCCACAAGGTGAGAATGTCGAAGTTATCTATGATAAAGATGGTAAGCCAAGATGTTACAGAGATAAGAGATACGCATTAAAAACTGGTATCTATTATTTGAGAAATAAATCTGCTACTGATGCTGTTAAGTTCACTATACAAGAAGAGAACAAGAAAAGTGTAGAAGAACAAATGGCTGAAATCTCGTGTAGTTTAGATTCACCGGAGGATTGCCAAATGTGTGGATCTTGATAATCCTGATAATTGTATTTTTTGAGGGACATAACATAATTTAATATATAAAAGAAAACATTTTTATGTATTATATTTATGTGTATTTAGACACTAGAAAAAAAGGTTCATATTCATTTGGAGATTTCCATTTTGAATATGAACCTTTTTATATTGGTAAAGGTATCAATGATAGATATCTAACACATCTTAGGGTTGCGAATGGAAGTAGAAAAGGAAAAAACAATCTAATAGTAACTAGAATAAAAAGTATTCTAAATGATGGTTTTGAACCAATTATAGTTAAGGTAATTGAGGGATTAACAAAAGAAAACTATGACAGTTATGAAATATCAACGATTAAACTAATTGGGAAATCTTGTGATGGTTCAGGACCTCTTTTAAATACAACTGATGGTGGTGATGGTGGGATAACTTGGATTGGAGATCATCACAATAAAGGGAAAAAACTAGAAGAGATTGTTGGTGAGGAAAAGGCAACTGAGTTGAAACAAAAATTATCAGAACAAGCATCTAAAAGAGTTGGTGAATTGAATCCTAATTTTGGTAATAAGGGAGAGTTAAATCCAATATTTGGTAGAAATCACACAAATGATGAATTGAGTAAGATGAGTATTTCAGCACTAGAACAATTTTCAAGTTATACAAAGGAACATATAGATTTCATTGTTAAAAGAATGAATGATGGTAGAGATAATATTTCTGATGAAATTAAACAAAAATGGTATGAGAATCGTTCTATTCTAATGAAGAATAAATATAATAATGGTGAATTATTCTCTGACGAACACAGAAAAAAATTAAAAGATACTAATTATAAAAAGTTAAATAAGGGATCTGAAAAGTTAAAATTATCCGAAGAGACTAAAAGAAAATTATCTGATAGTCTAAAAAATAGAGTATTTACTTTAGAGCATAGAGAGAAACTAAGGAAGTGTATATCATATGATGAGTTTGAATTGGTTATAGTTGAGTTAGCTAAGAATGGTATTGTTAAAACGATAACATCTTATCGAAAATATGCTAAGGATAATCCTGATTTAAAATATCCTATAAGGCCTGAAAAATCATATAAGAATGATGGGTGGTCTGGTTGGAGAAAATATGGTTTGTAAACCTATAAAAAATCCACCTCTGAAAAAAACGAAATTTTAGAGGTTGATATATACTAAACAAATTAAGAAAAATAAAAAAATTAAAAACTTTTTGAAACTTTTTATTTTTTTATTATATATAATATATATTAAAATTACCGTAGTGAATTGGAGGGTTACTTCGTAAATGGATTACAAAAAAACACTCTTTGATAACTTACTCGGTCAATTATAAAATGGCAAACATAGCGATAGTTTTGAGATACTTCGTATAAACTATGATTCAACGATCAAGTGTTTAGCTGACAGCGAAAACTACCTGTCCTGACATCGAAAGAAGTCAGGTTCTAAAATAAACAGGTGAAAAAGTCCGGAAAATACTCCGTTAAAAGATTAAGGAATTCATAAACTTCCTTCAAAAAAAGAGATGAGTGAGATGTACACTGAAAATATCGGCAAAGTTTTTGGGAGAATTCTTTGTATCGCTCAGGCTAAATTTACTTGTTTGCATAAATACTAATGACCAGATTCAACAGAAATGTTAGTCTGGTCTTTTTTGTTTTATTTGTTTTATTCACAAATTATTCCTCTTAATATCTCGATTAACTTTACTACAAAGTGGTCTTAAATTTGAATAATGATTTAGTTTGACCAAGTCCTCATAGTTTTCAGCACTTGATAGTGGAATTATATGGTCTATATCCCATCCATAATTAAACTCACCATTGTATAATCCTTTGTTTTTCCATGTCATCCAATTTTCAAATTGTGACTCTATGTGAGTTTTAAATTTCTCATAAGTGCATCCTAATATTATTTCTGTTTTTAGTAATTTTTCTGATTTTTTATTTCTAAATGCTAGCTTTATTAGGTTTCTACAACTTCTTCTGAGCTTAAACATCAAATCTGTGTTATATCTATTTCGAGAATATTCAGTATGATAGTTTGGATTATTAATTTTAAAATCCTTCAAATTTTTTAATACTAGTTCTTTATTCTCTTTGACATATTCCCTTCTCCTTTCGTTTAATTTTTCCCTATTCTCCTTTTGATATTTTCTTTGTCTTTCTCTAATTCTTTCTCTATTAGTATCATCATATTTTTTTCTGTTTTTATTATAACATGATATACATCTCTTTCTTGTATATTTTTTGAATAGGTTTTGGTCGGTTTCTAAACAATCTATACATACTTTCATATAATAATTTTTAGTTTTTTTAATTCATTCTTAAAGAGTTCATTTTTACATAGCTCTTCGATAATTATGTTTTCTATAAACTTTGATCTATTTGAAAAATTAGAATCTACTATTTCAAGAACCTTCGGATCAAGAGTTATTGACGCATTTACTTTTTTAATCTTAACTTTTCTTTTCATATTATCTATTTCTTTTTAGTATATATTAAATAACCAAAGTCAAAAACAATAATTTTACAATAATTTTTACTTTTTTGAAAATATTTTTCTATCTTTACAGATTAAATAACTATAATAAAATATGAGACTAACACACCTATCAATATATCAAATATCCAAAGATGGAGTTTTTGATAATGTAAATTCATATAAAGAATTAAATGATTCTATTAAAAAGTATGGAGAATCTAAAGGAACACCAGGTTCAGATGAATATAATAATGCTGTTGGGAATTCTTTTGAGATATTTACACAATTTTTCTGTCTTAAATATGGAAATCATCCATTATTGGGTATAAAAAATATAACTGATACTAGTGACGATTCATTTAATGTTGGATATGATTTCACGTTTATTGATTTTAGTGACAAACCTGGTCAAATTCAGTCTAAATGGAGAGGAAATCCAAATCATCAATTTACAATATCAGAATTAGCAACAAATAGTGCTATTGCTGCTGATATGAATATTGATAAGGATAATAATATACTCTTCACTAATTTGGACGATGTTGAAGAGTTATTTCACTATACTTATAAAACGGCTAGAAATAGAAGAAGGGTTTTTGGTAAAAATTCACAAGAAGAGTCAATTTTGAGGGATCCTAATTTTTGGAACGATTTTAGAAATTGTATAAAAGACTCGTCCAAAAATAGTTTTGAAGATCCTTACACACCAAGAGATATCCAAGATTGGATGTTAAATGGTATCAATAAAGATGGTGTTGTTTATGAGGGTGCTGAGTCTGTTCTAGGTGGTAAATACACAAAGGGAAGATTTGAGGCATCGACTGGTGCTGGTAAAACATTATGTCAGTTTTATAACATAGATAGGTCATTCAAAGTGTATGGTAAGAATTTGTCAGTGATGATATTACCAACAAGGTCTCTTATAAGTCAAACATTTGGTGAGTTCTACAAGTGGAAAATGTTTGGTGACGATAGTAGTAGAAGTAATGTTTCATGTTTAATTATAATGTCTGGGTCGAAGCCAAGATACAACGACCAAGTGGCAAATGTATTACAAACTTTGAGTGTCAAGGATTCTATTGATTTTGTATCAAAAGAGATTTCTATTGGTAGAAAAGTTGTAATATTTACAACTATGAAATCACATGGGTTAAAATATTCTGATATTATTGACGGTCTTAAAGAAAAGTCAATTAGAGTGGGTCTTGAAATTATAGATGAATATCATAATATTATTTCATCGTCAAGTTCTAGAAAAGAGCAACTAGAAATTGCTGAATATCTCAAAAATAGTGAAGATAGAACAGATGGTTCTTTATTCTATAGCGCTTCTAATAAGCATGGTCAGATACTTAGTTCGTTTAATGAGGATTTATTCGGTAAGTTATTATGTAAAGTAAGTAGGAATGAGCTTAGAGTTAGGGGTTATGTATCTCCTAAGCTAGTTTTTAAAATAGTTAGAGTTAAAGAGAAAAAGAACGATTCTGAGTCTCGAAGAAATGCTTCGAGAATTAAATTGGATTTAGATAAGGCTCAGAGTGAGGCGGTGGCTATTATATCAGCTTATAAGGACTTACAAAATTATTATGAAAATCCAAATATGATTACTTTTGGAGACCATGTTGAAGGTTGTAGATATATATCTTCTAATGAGGAAGTTAAAAGTAATTTGCCTGGTGTTAAAAGTCATTTTATGGCATCAGAAACCACAAATTCGGATAGGGATTATATCATAGATACTATTAGAAATAGTGGTGGTAATATACTAAACCAGCACTCTGTTGCCAAGGAAGGTATTAATATTAACAACTTACATGGATCAGTTATTGGTAGAAATATGAGTATAATATCCCTACAACAATCCATTGGTAGAAGTGATAGAGGATTATATTCTGATTTATTGAAATTGAATAAAGGTGAAATATCCTTAGATAATCCGAATGGTTGGGAAAAGTATTATAATGTGGTTTATGTTATAGTTGATTCAGATGAATCATTCTATCAGAGGGTTAGAGAAATAGTAGGATATCTTTTAGGTGAAGGTATTCCTGAGAGTGAGTGGGATATATCAGAATTAGAAGATGATGGTAAGGGTGGATCCGAGTATAAGAAGCCCGATTTTTCACCTACAATTACAACTAGTTTTTCTTTTGATAAGAAAAAATTTAAACAAATGATTCAACAAGTTAAAATAGAACTAATAGAAGAAGAAAAAAGAATACAGAAAGCTCTTTTAGAGGAAAAAGAAAGAGAAGAAATAAATTCTATGAATTGGTTAGAATTAATGAGATCAAAAAAGATATAATTTTGATTTTGTGAATTTAATATATAAAAGAAAAAATAGTTAATGAAACACATTAAAAAAATAAACGAGCTAAAAGTAGGCATCATAACACATGAACCTATTTTGGAAATGGCAAGGATAAATGATCCTAAGGAATTTCCATATGATGTTTTTGTTTATGGTGGGGATTCTTATGGTTCAGGTAGAAATGAACATGGAGAACCACATTTTCATTTTGCTGATAAGATTAAAGGTGGTAAATGGAGTTTTTCAGTTTTAATTCCAACAGTTGAACAATGGAATCAAAATAAAGAACTTTATATATCAGAAACATCAAATGGTGATTGGAACTGGACAGGACTTAGAAAAGAAAAAAAGTTGTTAATAAATTGGTTGGATAAACCAAATAACAATTTGAACCTATATACTAATTTGGAAATAATTAGACAACAATGGAACATTTTAAACACCGACAATAAAAATGTATCACAAATTAAAAGAATAAAATGATAGGAACAACATATTCAGTTATACAACCAGATATTTATCAGACATTTAAAGATGGTGATGATTTTGAACATATAATCGATAACTATATAATTGAAGCACATTCTGATGATCCTCAGAAAAGAGAGTATTTACTTTCTTTACCAAAAAGAGAGAAGAGATTAAAGGCTCTTTCTCTTAGAACAAAGGATTTATATGAATGGAAAACATTAATTGATAAGATCACTGGAAGTAGAGTGTCAAATGTTGATCACCTAAAACAAATTATTGCCGATTTTAGAGAATTTATAAAGAGAGCAAAAGTTGAAGATAAACTATTTGGTGAAGTAATGACACCTCTCGATGAATTAGCAAGACCAATGGTCGATTTGGTTGAAAAATATGATTCGGAATTTTGGAAGACACCTAAAAAGGTATTGGATAGTTCTGCTGGTATTGGAACCTTTTTGATTATATGTGCTGCTAAATTTATGAATGGTTTAAAGAATTATCCTGGTTTAGAAGATCCTGATGTTAGATTCAAATTCATAGTTGAAAATTGTCTTTACTACGGTGAATTACAAAGTGGTAATGCTGCTTTATGGTTATCTGTTATAGACCCCTATGATGAATATAAAACAAATACTTTTTGGGGGAGCTTTCTTTCAGATAAAGATGATAAGTATAACTCTGATCTAAATGGTGTTTTTGATAAGCATATGAAAGAAGTATGGACTGTTGATAAATTTGATTTAATTATTCAAAATCCACCTTATTCTTATTTGAAAGAAACTGATAAGAATAAATCATCTAAGAATCCTAAGACACAACCAATGTGGCAATTTTTTGTTCAAAAATCATTAAAACTTTTGAAAGAAGGTGGTTACATGGTTATGGTTCATCCAGGTGGATGGAGGGATTTAGATGGGGTGTTTAAGGAAACACAAAATCTTTTAAAAGAAAAAAGTATTTTAGAACTTCATATGTTTCCTTTTAAGAGTGGATTAGAAGTATTTGGAGCTAAGACCAACTTTGATTATTACATTCTTAAAAATAAAGAAAATAAAGGATGTATAACAGAAATTCATTGTGAGAATGGATCTATTGAAAGATTAAATTTATTAGAATTGGATTATATACCAGGTGAGAATATTTCAATGATTAATAGTCTTTTCGCTAAAGGGGGTGAGGATCGCGTAAATATAATATCGGATAGCACATATCATACCCAACAAGGTGAAAAAAAAGGATTTTTATCCAAATTAAAAAATGATAAATTCAAATATCCTGTTGTATATATGGTGTCATTTAAGAATGAACCCAGTTTTTGGTATTCTTCTATAAACAAAGGACATTTTGGGAATAAAAAGGTTATATGGGCCAATGGTAGTAGTGGTGTTATAATTGATAATAATGGTGAGTATGGACTAACACAATTTTCAAGAGCAATTGTTGATGATGTTGAAAATTTGTATAACATTAAGAAAGCACTTGAAAGTGAAAAATTCATAAAAGAAGTAATGTTATTTAAGAACGGATTAGGACATAAGTATAATAATAAAGTTATATCTATGTTAAAAAAAGATTTTTGGAAGGATTTTATATGAAAGAAATAGAAAACGCTTTAACTTTATTATCAAATCCCTATTGTATAGTTGGGATAATCTTAATAATTATTTTATTATGGTCTCTCTATTTTATAGGCAAAAAATATCCCCAAGAATAGAGGTGTTTAAAATTTGGCAAAAAGAAAAGGATATTCTTGAAAAAATTGATGTCATATCAAGTGACGAACAAGTTCTTATTGTTATATATCATAATAAGTATATATTGGGATATGATAATGATGAAAAAATAGTATCAAATCTTATAGGATTTCATGCGCAATTTTCAAATGAAAATGTTGTAAAGTCATTTTATACTGATACGAATCCGAACTTTGATATGGTTTTAACTAAACAAGAAATTAAAGATATTAAGGATAAGAGTTTCCGAGATAAATACAATTTTGTAATAAAAAAATATAGAAA